CCGGCACCAACGGTGCAGCCATCTCGGCTGAAATGCTCGACGAACTGCTCGATGCCGTCAAGCTCGGCGCCGACGTTCTGATGATGCGCCGTGGCACCTGGCGTGCAATCCGCGCGATCATGCGCTCCTTCGGTGGCAACACCGGCGACATGATCCAGATCCCGAACTTCGGCAAGCCGGTTCCCGCCTACGACGGCATCCCGATCATCATCAATGACTTCCTGACTGCCGACGAAGTCATGGGTTCGGCCAACGAAACCTGCTCGGTCTACGCTCTGCGTCTGAACGAAGCTGATGGTTTCCACGGCATCTTCGGTGGTCCTTCGGCTGGTATCCAGTTCGAAGAGATCGGCACGATCCAGAACAAGGATGCGAGCCGCTACCGTGTCAAGTGGTATGCGGGCACTGCCCTCAAGGCCACGCACTCGGTTGCTCGCCTCAAGGGCATCCTCAACATTTAATCTGGTTAGTCAATCAATATTGACTTACAATAGGGGCAGGATTTTCCTGCCCCTTTTGCTATTTGGAGATAAGAATGGCTCGCGTTCGACTGACTGCTCTGGGAATGGAGCACTTCACCGGCAATCTCGGCAAGGTTCGCTTTGTCGATGGTGTCTCCGCGGATCTCACCCCGGCCCAGGCCGAAGTGGTCGGCGCCGCATATAAATCCGTCCTGGTCCAGGCCAACGGCACGACCGTGATCGGTCCGGCCAGTCCGGCTGCCCGTGCTGCTACTCAGGCGCCCGATCGCGCCGCTCCTGCACCTGCCGGCGTCGCGCCGGTCGAGCAGGCCCGCACCGACCTCGAGCCCTTCTATATCAAGACGATCGACAAGGCGACCTATACGCTGAGCGACGATGACGCCGGCTATCTGCTCGATTTCGTCCAGGGCACCACCATTACCGTTCCGACCGGCCTTGCCGATGATTTTTACTGCTCGCTGCGCCAGGGCGGCGCCAGCCAGATCAGGGTCGTCGGCGCCGGCGTCACGGTCGAGGAGATCGACAATCAGTTCCGCAGCGAAAAGCGTCTGGCCGTTCTGCAGGTCGCCCGCTTCCCGGACGGCAAGTTTCAGCTCCTCGGAAGGACGGCATCGTAATGGGTCATCCTCTCCTCAATCGTCTGCTGTCGAGCGTTGCGACCAGCCGCCCGGTGCTGCCGGCCGTCGACCCGAACCGCTACATGTTCTTTGCAACGCGCAACCGCGTCATGACCGGCGTTCTGATGACGGCGCCGACGGGGCTGACCAGTTTCGAAAGCACGCTCTATTTCGGCTGCCCGGACTACAAGACCCGTGACTTCGTCTTCCACTTCTCCGGCATCATGTCGACCGAGGGCGGTGCAGCGCCGGCCGAAACCCTGGTGCCGGCAAACGACATGGTTCTGAACGAGGTCTATCTCGTCTACCAGGGCGTCGAATACCCGATCCTGTTTAGCGGCCAGCCGTCGGTCACGATCGTCAAGGGATCTGACGGCGTCTTCGGCAATGTCACGCTGCCGTTCGACCTGCCGCGGCTCGCCAAGTTCGGCATCCGCACCTACTACTCGGTGCCTGCCGACGGCAACTTCGTCTGCGGCTATCGCGTCCAGCGTCACCGCGGCGAGACCTTCCGGGGCGCCGGCTCGCTCGCTGCCCTCAAAGCCCTCGTCGCTGCCAACGGCAGCACGCCGGCGCTCGACATCAACTATAACCTCGTCGGCAGCCAGGCGAGCGGCCAGCAGCTTGCTTTCGGCCCCGACTTCATGGTTTCCAAGGGTGACTGGGATGGCCGCCCGGTGCTGCTCGTCATTCCGGACAGCATTGGCGAGTCGCGCCAGGAAATTGCCCATTCTGCCGACGATCGCGGCAATCTCGGCGTCCTGCGTCGCTTCCTCGACGATCCGGGCAGCATTCACGGCCGTATCCCGAACATGTTCATCGCCGGACCTGGCGCTGCGGCAAGCCGCGAACTGACGACCGGTGCCTTCCAGCGCTGGCGGGTGTTCGACCAGATCATCGCGATGAACGGTGGCAAGTGGCCCTGCACGGGCGCGCTCAACCAGATGGGCTTCAACGACTCGAATGCGGTTCCGGCAACCTGGATCGCTCGCCCGAAGACGCTCGTCGCCAGCGTCAAGACCCGCTATCCCGGCATGAAGGTCTTCCAGACGACGATCACCTCGCGTGCGACGAGCACCGACCTTTATCGCACGACGGCCGGCCAGACCGTGCCGAACCCGTGGAAATCGCCCGCCGTTGCCGGCGACGCCAATACCGGCCTCGGCCAGCTCAACGACGCGATCCGCGCCAATATCGGCAACTGGCATGACGGTGTGGTCGAGGTCTATGACGCCTGGTCCGATCCGGACAACCCGAACCGCTGGCGCAGCTCCAACCAGTTCGGCGAGCTCGGCCGCCTGGTCAGCAATTCCGGCAGCGGTGACGGTATCACGCCCTGGAATCAGGCTGTCTCGAGTGTGCCGCTGAAGCGGGGCTACCCGTATCTGATCGAGTATCAGCCGGGGCTCTGGTCGACGCGCACCGTCTACGACTGCTCGCCGTCGGCGCCCTATCAGATCACGTTCATCGAGAACTTCGCGACCATCTTCCAGCCGAACGCCAAGATCCAGCTCGCCATCTGCAATGACGGTGTCGGCGTGCATCCGACGCCTGGCTATGTCGAGTGGATGCTCGGCCGCATGCCGCAGTCGATGAAGGATCAGTTCCCGAGGGTCTTGGCCCCGGCCTGATCCGGCCGCGCTTGATGCGCAATCAATATTGATTTACCATTGCGGGCAGGGCTCAACCTGCCCGCAAGCATTCACCCCACAACAGATTGGTGGACAATGAACTATCTCAAGATCGTCTCGAAGGGCTGGCAGGGTTACACTGGTCAGCTCAATATCATCAGCTTCAAGAACGGCGTCTCGACCGAGCCCGTTCCTCCGCGCATTGCCGACCGTATCGCCGCTTCCGTCCAGGTCGTCGAATGTGACGCCAAGGGTAAGGCTGCCAAGGTTCCGGTTCGCGTTGGCGTCCAGCACCGGCTGATCACGGAAACGGCCGCTCGCGCTGCCATTGCGACCAGCCTGGAGACGCAGACCGACGCTGACAAGAGCATGGAAGCAAAGCTCGATGCCGCCCGCTCGCTGACGGCTCCGGTCGAAACGCTGTTCACCCGCCCCGAGCTCGAGAAGATCGCCGACGACAGCGGCATGAAGGGCCTGCGCGACATCGGCGACAAGTGGACCGTCAAAGGCCGCGGCATTCCCGAGCTGATCGAAAAGATCCTGGTCGCCCAGTCGAAGTTCCTGCAGCTGCGCAATCAGAAGATGGACCAGGCAGGCGGCTCGGTGCTGAAGGCAACGACGCTTGCGACCGCTGAGGAAGAAGCCACGGTTGCTGTCGACGAAACGCCGGCTGTTGCCGGCTACGAAGGCTTGCCGGCCGAATATCATGTCGGCGACGTTGTCGTGCCGGGCGTCACGCTTATCGAGTTCGCCCTGAAGAACTCCGGCAAGTCGCTGACCGGCTGGAATGCTCTGCGCGACAGCGAGCGCAAGACGCTGATCGACCAGGAGGTCGCCGCCCTCGAGGAGCACTACGGCGCCAAGCTCGAGCCCGTCGTTGTCGGTGACGCGCCGGCCGACGAGACCCTGCTCGGCTCGTCCGTTCTGGCCTCGTCCTACGAGATCGACGGCAAGACTGTCACCCTTGGTGAGCTGGTTGCGGCCGCACACACCCTCTCCGGCGCAACCGTTGCCGAGTGGAATGAGCTTGCCGAAGCCGATCGCGAGGATCTGATCCGTGCCGAACTCGATCGTCGGCTCCCGAAGGAATAAGCCATGATGAAGCTCTACCCCGAGAACTACGATGTCGCGATCGACGTCCTCTTCACCGATAACAGCGGCGCGCCCCTCAATGTGACAAGCGTTACTGCGCATCTTGTGGATAGCGACGACCTCGAGCTGGCCGACTTCGGTCAGATCCCGTTCGACCTGGTCGACGGTAAGGTGACGATCACGGTGCCGGCCGATCTCAACGTTCTCGGGGAGGGCGAACTGTCTGCGGCACGCACGCTGCTCGTCTATCTCGGCGATGGAACTGTCGTTCTTCCGCGGATCCATTCCTACATCATCGAGGCGGAAAGCCGCCTTGAGATCCTCAACAACACTTTCCTGACACTGCCGGCAGCCGAAGTGATTGCGCGCGACAATCCGCGCCTGAAGGGCTGGGTTGCCGCTGACGACGAGAAGAAGTCGGCCGCGCTGATCAATGCCTATACCCGGCTCTCGCGCATCCAGCTGCGCTATGCCAAGCCACGGGCTGAAGCTGACGTCGCGACCACGACGCGCCCCTACGATCCGACCCGTCTGCACCGCGAGGACTGCGATGTCGTGATCCGGCCTGGCGACTGGAGCAGCCGCTTCACCAAGGAAGACTTCCTGGCGATGCCGGCTGATTTTCGCAAGGCTCTTCGGCTCGCCCAGCTCATCGAAGCCAACGAGGTTCTGACCGACAATCCGTTCGAAGCGCGTCACCGCGCCGGCGTCATTTCCGAGACCGTCGGCGAAAGCTCGATCATGCTGCGCGGTGGCAAGCTCGAGCTCGGCGTCTCCACCGAGGCGTTGCGGGCGCTCACCGGCTTCGTCTACTACAATGTGAGGATCGCCCGCGCATGATCTGCAATCATCTGACGGATCTCGCCGGCCAGGCGAGCGTTCGCTACGCGCTGTTTACCGACGGTCTGCGGTCGATCTATCGCCGGGCGCTGAACAGCCAGGTGCTCGATGACACCGCGGCGACCAGGGAGGCCGGCGAACTCGCCATCGCCTTCCTGCGCAACGAGGCTCCGGCGATCGAGGCTGCAGTTCAGGAAATCGCTGAGATTGCGCACACAGCGACGTTAGATGAAATTGCGAGCAACGACACAGAAAGTCTGTCGGACGAAGCGCTCGAGCATCTGAGCGTGTCTAGCGCTTATCTTTCTGACGAACTGCTTGCGCAAGCGTCGCGCGATGTCGCGACGATGCGTAGATCTATTCAGCGGGTGCGTCTGGAAGTGTCGCTGGCGTCGCGCTCGTCCGGCCGGTCCCAGCGCGCGGCAATGATCGAATACATGATCGGCAACAAGGCCGATATCGACTTCTTCTTCCACGACAAGGCCTCGCGCAAATGGGAATCGAAGCTGTTCGTCCGCTCGATTTATCGCCAGACGCTGCTGTCGGTCTATAACGAGATCGTCCTCTATACGCTGGCCGATCACGGTATCGACCGCGCCGAGGTCGAGCATCACTCGCCCGACGCCCAGCATGACGGTATGGTGATCGCGCTTTCGTCCAGCACCGAGCTGCCGACCTATTCGGAGATCCGCGAGACGGTCTTTCATCCGAACGCAAACGCCTGGCTCAAGATGGAGGGTTCGCATGTTCACGCCTAATTTCCTGGGCACGTTCCAGCAGGTCACCGGCCGCAACCTCGACGGCGAAGAGACCTATTCCGACCCGCTGCCGCTGCAGCTCTCCGTCGTGCGCCTGGCTGCCAGGTCCGAAAAGACCTCGGTGCGATCCGACAGCTCGGCCTCGCGCGGCCAGGCCGACCAGCTGACAGCCGATGCGGTGATCCTCACCAAGAACGAAGCGCTCCGTGTCGATGACCTGGTGCAGGTCATGGACTTCAAGCTGCGTGTCGTCGGTCATCACCCGCGCCTGTCGGTGTTCGGCATTCTCGATCACTATGAGATCGCCCTGGAGCACGTCTACGAATGATCGACATGAAAGTCACCGGCATCAGGGAGAACGTCCTGCGGCTGCGCAACATCGGCGCGCGCGTTCACGAGAACGCCCGCAAGACCATGCACGCGGCTGCCGATCGTATCGTCGAGACGGCAAAGAAGATGGCGCCGGTCGATGAGCACAATCTCGAGGACGCGATCGTTAAGCGGGTCGACTATGAAGGCTCGCGCCGGCGCCTGGCGATCGACATCGAGATCCTGCCCGAGGTCAACGGCGTGCGCGTCGAGGAATACGCGACCTATATGCATGAGGGGCACTACAAGCTCGGCCCCAAATCGCAGGCGAAGAACGACAGCCAGAGCGAAAGGGTCGGGCCGGGCTTTCTCACGCGAGCGGCCGAGGGCGAAGAAGACAAGCTGGGCGCGCGCATGATCGGCGTCATCACAGAGGAGAGCGAATAGTGATCTGGGATATCATCGTCAAGAAGATCCAGGACGCCGGCCTGGGTGTCGCGGGCACGAACATCTTCCGTTCGACCATGCCGGCCGACGCCAAGGTCGCGATCGGTCTGTTCGAGCCGCTCGACGGGATCCACGTCGATGCCAACCTGCCGTATTTCTATAAGCCGAACCTGAAGGTCATCGTTCGTCACAACCAGATCAGCGTCGGGCGCAAGCTCGCCAACGACATCATGAATCTGCTGATGGTCACGTCCGAGGAGATCTACGAGGCGAACGCCGAGCGGGGTAGGGTGCATCTCAAGGTTTTCCATCCGAGAAGCCTGCCGATCCAGTTCCCGGCAGCCGTCGGCGACCTGACGGAATGGTCGATCAACTTCCAGACGGCCTTCACTTTGAAGCCTGTCTGAGATCAAACGAACAGCTCTACGTAAAGCCGCGGCATTAGTCAATCATTATTGATTGACCGATGGCCTTTACTGCCTGTATCATATGGTCAATCAATTTTGACTTTTATCGACGGCCACGTAGAGGAGAAATCACAATGCCTTCGAATACCGAGAACGTGAAGCTGGGCGTTTGCACCGCTACCTTCGACTCTGCCGACCTGGGCTTCACCAAGGGCGGCGTGGAAGTCGAGGTTCAGACCAACACCCACGAAGTCACGGTCGACCAGATGGGCGAAACCCCGATCGACGAAATTATCACCGGCCGCACGGTCCAGGTGACGATTCCGATGGCCGAGACCACGCTCGACAACCTCGCACGCGTCATGCCGGGCTCCACGCTCGTCACCGACGGCTCCTATGCGTCCGGCACCGTGACCTTCTCGAGCGCAGCTCCGGTCAACGGCGACAAGGTGACGATCGACGGTCTCGACTTCATCTTCAAGACGACCCCGACCGGCCCGCGCGACATGGCGATCCCGGCGACCATCGGTGCTGCCGCCCTGGCGCTCGCCGCTGCCGTCAACAACGCCGTTATCGGTGTTCTCGCAACCGCCAACGCCGGTGTCGTCACCCTGACGGCCAGCAACCGCGGCGTCTCGGGCAACCTGACCGTCACCAAGACGGCCGTCACGCCGGCAAACATCACCGCGGTCAACATGGCCGGTGGTGTCGACGCCACGAAGGCGAAGGTCGTTGTCGAAACCGGCACCAACATTTCGCTGCTGAAGCTCGCCAAGAAGCTCGTTCTGCGCCCGAAGGGTAATGTCGATGCCCGCGACGACTTCACCATCTTCAAGGCGATGACCTCCGGCGCCATCCAGTTCGCCTACCAGACGGACCAGGAGCGCATCTTCAACGTGGTCTTCAAGGGCTACGCTGACGTCTCCGGTCGACTTTTTGCCGTCGGCGACGAAACCGCAACCGCATAACCCTTGCTTTGCTCCGCAAAGTAAATCAAAATTGACTTACTGGGATTTCCTCCCAGTAAGTCTTTTTCGTTTCAGAAGGATGAAACCCCAGCATGTCGTCTGTCGATCCCGTTTATCTCGATCTCGATGCCGTTGAATCTCCCGTCGACTTCACCGTGAAGTTCAAGGGCGTCGAACACAAGGTTGTTGAAACCTCGGTCAGCGATTTCATCGCCACCGCACGCGCCATCGAGAGCCTTTCCGTTGATGCCTCCGTTGAAAAGGAGCTCGAGGTCTCGATCTCGATCATCCACCGCTGCCTGCCGACCATTGCGATCGAGGATCTGCAGACGCTCAAGCTGTCTCAGCTCCAGCGCATCAAGGACTTCGTCATGACGGCGAATGGCGAGAAGGCTGAGGAGACACAGCCGGCCGGCGAGGGCGCCTCGGGAAACGCACCCAAGGCGAACTGAGGAAGATCGATTTCTTCTTCATCTTCGCCAGGATCATCAAGGTCTTCGGCATTCGGCACGAGGAGCTTCTCAAGGTGCCGATGAAGCGGTTCTGGGCCTACCATCGGATGGCCGATCGTCTTCAGGCTGCCGACGACATGCGAATGCTGCACCTCCTGGCCGGCGTGACCAGCCAGGAAGGTGTCGCCAAGCTTCAGGAGCGTCTCTCCGAACAAGTCGGCGAGATCTACGTCTTCCAACCCGTCGCGCCGACGCTCGTCGTTGCCGACACAACCGCTCCGGACCCTTCTTTCGAGAAGGACAAGCTGGAGTCCCTGCGAGCGAGCATCTTGCGCAATGGTCGATAAATCAAAACTGATTTAGTGAGGAATGAATGACTGCGATTAAGGTTGAACTGGAACTGGTGGACGGCTCGTTCACGACGCGCATGCTGCACGCCGGCGAGACGATTGAACAGTTCAACCGCAATGTCGCTCGCTCCTCGCCGGCGCTGCGCCGGATGGCCCAGGACGGCACGCTCGTCATTCGCTCGATGGAAAAAGCGCAGGAGGCCGGCAAGGGCTTCCTGTCGACCCTGCGCGACGTCTCGATCGTCACCACGGCCGTCTCCGTCGGCTTCAACAAGATCATCAATATCCAGGATACCTGGATCGGCGCCGTCGTGCGCACCAATGCGGAATTCCAGCGTCTCACGACCATGCTGCGCGGCATGTCTGATGCGGCCGATCCGATCAAGGATGCAGCCGGCCAGCTCGACAACCTCGTCAACATGGCGAAGGAAGCGCCTTTCAGCCTCGACAAGATCGCCGACAGCTTCACCAAGCTAAAGGCCACCGGCACCGATCCGATGAAGGGTTCGCTGCAGGCGATCATGGATGGCGTCGCTCACTTCGGTAAGGACGGCGAGGCGCTCGAGCGCACCGTCCTCGGTATCTCCCAGGCGTCCGGTAAGGGCGTCATCCAGATGGAAGAGCTTCGCCAGCAGATCGGTGAGTCCCTTCCGCAGGCCATGGGTCTGATGGCCGCCTCGATGGGCGTCTCTATGGCGAGCCTCGTCAAGCATATCTCGACCGGCCGTATGGCTGCCGGCCCGGCGCTCGATGCCTTCTACCAGGAGCTCGATCGCTCCTTCGGTGGCGACGCCGCGCGCATGATGCAGACCTTCGGTGGTCAAATCGCCCGGACCAAGACCGAGTTGCAGGAATTTGCCCAGATCATCGGTGGTATCGACAAGGCGACCGGCGAGGCGAACAAGGGCGGCTTCTTCGACACCGTGACTGAACAGGTGCGCGCGCTCAATGAAGCGCTGGCGTCCTCGGGCGGCCAGGTGTTCGCCCAGCAGATCGGCCAGTCCCTCGCGTCGGTCGCCAAAGGTCTGCAATATATCATCGAGAAGGCCATCGAGTTCCGTTCCGCGATCGGCAACATGGTCGAGTTTGCAGCCTGGATTGCCGGCCTGAAGATCGCCGCATCCGTGATGTCCTCGGTCAGCGCCGGCTACACGACGCTCACCCGCGGCCTCGACATGATCAAGCTGAAGTTTGCAGACGCAAACACGATGCTGAGCGCCCACCAGAACGCGCTGCGCAACACTGCAGTGGGTTACGAGAGCGTCGACAGGATCGCGCGTATGCAGGCCGCTGTGGGCATGCGTGCGGTCGCTTCGGCTGCCATGAGCATCGTGCCGGTCGCCGGCGTGCTCGGTCTGGCAATCTACGAGATCGCCGATGCCTTTGACATCTTCGGCAACCGCGGCCGCGAGGCGATCGAAACCCTGCGCGAATTCGGCGATGTCGCCAAGGATCAGCTGCCGAACGCCCAGAAGGATATCGCCCGGCGCCAGGCCGATCTCGCTAAGGAAATGGCTCAGATCCGCTACGGCGCTGAGCATGCCGTTCGCTTCGGCAAGCAGAGCGATCGCAAGGCTGCGATCGAGGATGAAATCAAGGCCGAAATGGAGAAGGCGGACATTGCCGGACGCCAGGCTCAGATCGACCGCGATAACTTCCTGCTGAAGGAAGCCCAGAACAAAGCTCTCGAGCAGGACGCCAAGAAGGCATCCGAGCTCGCATTGCGTGACCTCGATCGCCAGGCGGCCGCTGACCAGCGCGCCTATCAGATCAAGCGCGAAAATATCCAGAAGGAAATGGATGATCGCGTCGCCAAGGCCAAGGTCACCGGCGAGAAGATCGAGGATCTCGACAAGGAACGCGCCGCAAAGCTGATGGCGAACGCGGCCGAGCTCTACACCAAGCAGCAGGAGCAGCTGCAGAGCGCCGTCAACGACCTCTGGGCCAAGAATGGCACCGGCCCGATGCAGCTGACCAATCAGTTGCAGCTGGACGAGCTGCTGAAGCGCATCGACGAGACCCGCGAGAAAATGAGCAGCCTGCGGGTCAACGGCACCATGCCGGACCTCGGCCAGACCTCGAATGCGGCAAAGCAGCTCGATAGCCTGCAGAAGGTCTTCGACCGCACCAATGACGACGTTGCCGGCCTCGAAGACAAGCTGAACGGCGCAAACGACGAGCTCGGCGAATTCCTCGCAAAGCTCGCCCGCGGCGCCTATGGCAACCCCGCCAATGAGCAGGTCCAGGCGCTGGCTGCCAGCATCACCGAGCTGATGAAGCGCAAGGCTGCGCTCGAGGAAATGAACAAGGGCGCCAACGATCTCCAGACGGATATCGAAAACGCCCGCATGAAGATCCTTGAAAAGCGCGTCGAGCTCGAGGAGAAGGCCCGCGGTCGCGAGCTGACCGAGGGTGAAAAGATCCAGATGAAGCTCGAGCAGGGCGGCTATAAGGGTCTCGGCCCGAACTCGCCGGCCATGACCGCGCTCTCCGACGCCATCAAGGGTCTGACGCTGCAGGGCCGCGTCACCGATGCGCTCGGCACCTCGATCGACAAGACCTTCGGCCAGACGGCTGCCGACAAGATCACCACGCTGAACGACGTCCTGTCGCGCACGCTCGGCATCATGACCGGGATCGGCAGCTCGGTGAACGGCGTCGACTTCAGCCGGATGAGCCAGAGCCTGTCGACGCTCGGCACCGGTGGCATGAACGGCCCGCTGCAGGGCATGATGGGCTTCTCCGGCGCTGCGACGTCCGGCGCCAACCTGATGTCGAAGAACATGGGCGTGTTCGGCGACCCGCGTTCGGCCGGCTGGAAGGACAATAACATCACCTCGGTGATGACCTCGAATGGCATGACCGTCCAGGTTCACAAGGCGGCTGCGGACGCCTTCAAGGGCTTCCTCGACGAGCTGATCGGCTCCGGCTACAAGATCAAGTCGCTCGGCGGCTACAACCTGCGTGACAAGGTCAGCGGCAAGGGCCTGTCTGAGCATGCCTTCGGCAATGCGATCGACATCAACCCCGAGCAGAACCCCTACGGCTCGAAGCTGATCACCGATATGCCGGCGAACATTCGCGAGATGGCAGCCAAGCACGGCCTCTCCTGGGGCGGCGACTGGAAGTCGGTCAAGGATGCGATGCATTTCGAGTGGAAGGGCAGCGGCAAGGGCGAGGCACAGCCGCCCTTCGACATCAACAATCCGTTCTACATCAACAATCCGTTCGCCGGCTCGTCGGTCACCGATACGAGCGCCGTCTACGCCGAAGGCAATGTCTACCTCGAGAAGCGCAATCAGCTGCTCGCGGCAGCCAAGGTCGCGACCGAAGGCCTGACCGAGGAAGAAAACAAGCTCAACGAGGACACCAAGGCCCAGGCCGGCGTCGACAAGAAGACCGAGCTGGTGCGGATGATCGACGAGGCCAAGGAAAGCCTTGACGGTCTCGACAAGAACTATCGCGCCGTTTCCAAGCTGATCGCTGCCGGTAAATTCGGCGACAAGAGCCCGGAGACCGCACAGAACAAGGAACTGCTGCGCCTGGCCCAGGAGCTCGACGCGGCCGAGAAGAAGCGCGCCGATCGCAAGGAAGCATCCGGCAACATCGAGAACAACGAGATCCAGCTCAAGCAGCAGGAGCTTGCCCTGCAGCGTCAGATCGAGGAGCTCAAGGCGAAAGCCAAGAACCCGAACGTGCGCCTGGAAAGCAACGGCCTGATCCAGCTGCGCGACGACATGGACAAATATCTCCGTGACGTCGAGACCGTCTATACCAAGGACAGCGAGCAGTATCGCGCGGCGATCGACAAGAAGCACCAGGCGCTCAGCATGTTCGGCCAGACCGAACTGCTCGAGGACGTCTCGCGCTCCAACCAGAAGACCCGCAACCTGCAGCAGAGCCTGATGACCGAAGCCCAGGCCCGGCGCTCGGCGATGCAGCAGGAGCTCGACCAGGTCGACCAGAGGGTCGCCTACTACAAGCAGGCGGGTCTGCTCGATGTCTCCTCGACCGAGCAATTCGAGGCTGAAAAGGCTGCCATCCGGCAGAAATATGCCGCACAGGATCCGATGAGCGCGCAGATGCGCGAATGGAGCGATCTGCAGGGCAATCTCGCCAAGGCTTCGACGCAGTGGACCGATTCGCTTGCCGACGGGCTGGCCGGCCTGGTTACGGGCACCGGCGACCTGAAGAGCATGATGCAGTCCCTGCAGCAGATCGCCCAGCAGATCGTCAGCATGTTCATCAAGAAGATGATGTCCGGCATGATGTCTGGAAAGACGGGCGCGGGCGGTATGGGCGGCAAAGCTTCGAAGGGCGCAAAGGGTGCGTCCGGCGCCGGTGGCAAGGCTGCGAAGGCGACCGTCGGCATGGCGCACACCGGCGCGATGCTCGGCCAGGGCGTGTCGATGAGCCGCGTCGTCAATCCGAACGTCTTCAAGAACGCCAGAAAGTTCCACTCGGGCGCCAACAAGATCGGCGGACGCCGGCTGCTGCCCGGCGAGGTGCCGATCATCGCCAAGAAGGACGAGGGCATCTTCACCAAGGAGCAGATGGCTGCGATGGGCAACCAGATGTCTTCGGGCGGTGGCAGTCAGACGATCTCGATCAACGCGCCGGTCACGGTCAACGCCAATGGTGGCACGCCTGAACAAAACGCTGATCTCGCCAAGCAGATCGGCGCCCAGATGGAAGGCACCATGCGCGGCGTCGTCATTGACGAGATTTCGCGCCAGATGCGTCCAGGCAACATGCTCTCTGCAGGAAAGGGTAGATAAATGGCACTTCCGACCTTCACACCGCCCATTCAGCCGTCGCCGGGTATCGGCCGCAAGACCAAATACAACCTCCTCGAAGCTGACTTCGGGGAGGGCTACAGCCAGCCGACGCGCAACGGCATCAATCACCGCAGGCGCGAGCTGACGCTTGCCTGGGAAGTCCTGACCGACGAGCAGGCCTGGGAGATCTCCGACTTCATCGATGAGCGGGGTGGCGATCTCTCCTTCTACTACACCCCGCCGCGCGAGACCCTGCCGGTCAAATGGACCTGCAAGGACTGGGATGACACCGTCAACAGCGACGGCACCAGGAAGATCACCGCGACCTTCGTGCAATCCAACACGCACGAGGTCTAAATGCCTGGTCCGATCAAAATCTAGGTTGGCAGTCAGTCAATATTGATTTACCATTGTGGCTCTTCATCCAGGAGCCACATGGTTACGATTTACCAGACCGCGCAGAGCCTAAACCCAGGCGAATACGTCTCGCTGTTCCGATTGGACGCCACGTCCGTCGGTGGCGGGATGTTTTATTTTGTCCAGGGCCGGGTCGAAGGCGGCGCGATCGTCCATGACGGCATCGAATACCAGCCGGCCGACGTCGAGTTCGAAGGCTTCGAGGTCTCCGGTCAAGGCGCGCTGCCGACGCCGGTGATCCGTATTGCCAATTCCGACGGCCTGATCCAGTCGGCCATCAATACCTATGGCGACCTGCTCGGCTGCGAAGTCCGGCGCATCCGCACCTTCCGGCAGCACCTCGACGATGGTGACGATCCCGATCCGTCGGCGATCTTCGGCCCCGACGTGTTCAAGGTCGAGCGCAAGGCATCCGAAAACGCCGTCTACGTCGAATGGGAACTGTCGGCCGCGATCGACCAGGAAGGCAAGATGCTGCCCGGTCGCCAGGTTATCCGTGACACCTGCCTCTGGCGCTACCGCGCCTTCAACCGGAACACCGGCATCTTCGACTATTCGAAGGCGCAATGCCGCTACACCGGCAACCAGTATTTCGACAAGCAGGATCTGCCGACCACGGCTGACAAGGACGAGCCGTCGCGCTCCGTCAACTGCTGCAAGCTTCGCTTCGGCGAGAAAAACCCGCTGCCGTTCGGTGGCTTCCCCGGTGTTGGAAGGATCAGACCATGATTTTTACGGACGCTGTCATCAGCGCCGCGCAGGCACATGCGCGCCAGGTTTTCCCGCAGGAGAGCTGCGGCATCGTTGTCGGCGGCCAGTATATGCGCTGCCGCAACATCGCTGAAGATCCGACGCAGGACTTCGCGATCCATCCGGCCGACTACAAGAACGCCATCCGCACCGGCAAGATGCAGGCGATCGTTCACTCGCACCCGAACGGCCCGCTGCATCCCTCCAAGCTCGACATGATCGGCCAGATCAAGTCCGACCTGCCGTGGGCGATCATTCCGCTCGACGAAGACCGTATGGGCCGGCCGATCGTCTGGGGCGACGACAGCAATATCCCGCCGCTGCTCGGCCGCGAGTTCGTGCCTGGCGTCACCGACTGCTTCGCGCTGATCCGCGACGTCTTTCGCCTGGGTAAGGAAGGCTGTGCGGCGCAAGGCATCGACTGGCCGCTCGCACCGCACCTGATCAGCGAACAGCCGCGCGACGAGGGTTGGTGGGAGTCCGGTGAGGATCTCTACCTCGACGGCATGGCCGGCGAAGGCTTCACCGCGGTTCCGACCTCCGATGTTCGGCCGGGCGACGTCTTTCTGCTGAAGTGGCATTCCGACAAGTTCAACCACGGTGGTGTGCTGCTGACACAGGACACGATCGCGCAGCATTTCCCCAAGCGTCTGTCGCGCCGCGAGCCGGCCGGCATCTGGGCGCGCCACGCCGAAATGTGGATCCGCTACACGGGGAAGCCCGATGCGTAAGGTCTATCTGCACGGCGAGCTCGGCGCACGCTTCGGTTACGAGTTCGACATGGAAGTCGAAACGGCTGCCGAAGCCGTGCGCGCGCTCTGCGTCAACTTCCGCGGCTTCGAGCAGGCGATGCGCGCCGGCGAGTTCCACGTCGTCCGTGGCAATGACATCGATACCGGCCGCGATCTCGACCTCGAGCTCTGCTCCTCCTACCGGCTCGGCAAGGCGCCGCTGCACATTGCGCCGCACATTGCCGGCTCCAAGCGGGGCGGGCTGCTGAAGGTCGTTCTCGGCGTCGCGCTGGTCGGCGCAGCCTTCCTGTTTTCGGGCGGTGCGCTTGCCGCACCGATCGCCGGTGGAGCGCTCGGCGGCGTCACCTACGGCAACATGGCAATTCTTGGCGTGGCGCTCGCTGTCGCCGGTGTCAGCCAGATGCTGTCGCCCGAGGAGAAGGAAGACAAGAGCGAGGACAGCTACATCTCGTCCGGCCCCGGCAGCACCTACGAGCAGGGCGGCGCGCTGCCGCTTGTCTACGGCGACGTGATCACGGGCGGCACCCTGGTGTCGGGCGGCGTCGATATCGAACAACTTGGGAACTGACGAATGAGCACTCAGGAAATGGAGCTCATTCGCGGCTCAAAGGGCGGTGGCAAGGGCAAGGGCGGTGGTGGCTCGAACGCAGAGAACACGCTGCGCTCGAAGGCGCGCGTGCGCATGGTCGAGATCGTGTCGGAAGGCCCCTGCGTCGGTCTGATCGACAGCCTTGGCAACGTGCTCGGCTCGAGCGTCTACGGCAAGGGCGTGCATTTCGAGCAGACGCCGGTCATCAACGAAAACAGCAGTCGGAACTTCCAGAACGTCATCATCGACCAACGCCTCGGTTATCCCGACCAGGCGCACCTGACGGGCTTTCCGCAGGTCGAGACGCCGTTTGCGGTCGACACCCAGGTCAAGGCCAACACCGGCCCGGTCGTGCGCACAATCAACGAAGAAAACGCCGACTCCGTGCGCGTCATCATCAAGCTGCCGGCGCTCGTCAAGCAGAACAAGAAGACCGGCAAGCTCGGCACTGCGTCGGTCTCCTATGCGATCGACGTGCGCGGCTATCAAGGCAGCTGGCAGCGTGCCCATACCGAGAACCTGGTCAACCAGAAATGCGTCTCGGCCGTCCAGCGCGCCCACCGCATCGAGCTGCCGCTCGGCGGTCATCCGTGGGATATCCGCGTTGTCCGCCTGACCGAAGACAGCGACAGCGACACGCTCTCCAACGACACCATCTTCGAGAGCTATACGGTCGTCGTCGAGGGCAAGTTCACCTATCCGCACACCGCGCTGGTCGCGTTGGAAGTTAACGCCGAGGACATGGGTCAGTCGGTGCCGGCGCGTAACTATCGCTACCGCGGCCTGATCATTTCCGTGCCGTCGAACTACAACCCGATCACCCGCACCTATTCCGGCTTCTGGGATGGCACGTTCAAGCAGGCCTGGACCAACAACCCGGCCTGGATCTTCTATGATCTGCTGACCAATGACCGCTACGGCCTTGGCGAGTTCGTCTCGCCGCAGATCGTCGACAAGTGGTCGCTCTACCATATCGCCCAGTATTGCGACGAGCAGGTCAAATCGGGCTTCAAGAACGCCGACACCGGCCTGCCGATCTATGAGCCCCGCTATACCTATAACGGCGTCCTGCGGTCGCGTGAGGACGCCTGGCGCGTGCTCCAGCAGATCTCGACGGCTTGGCGCGGCATGGCCTACTGGTCGCTCGGCCAGGTGTTTGCGACCGCTGACATGCCGGCCGACCCGGTCAAGCTGTTCTCGCCGGCCAACGTCGTCGGCGACTTCAACTATTCCGGCACCTCGCAGAAGGCGCGCCACACGGTCGCGCTCGTCAGCTACAACAACCCGAACGACTTCTATCGTCCGGACGTCGAGCCCGTTCCGCACGAGGAAGGCCTTCGCCGCTGGGGCTGGCGCGAGAAGCAGGTGACGCTCGCCGGCTGCACGTCGCGCGGCCTGGCGCACCGCTATGGCAAATGGATCCTCGATGTCGAGCAGAACGAGACCGAGACGGTCGATTTCTCCGCATCCTGGGATTCGACCGACGTCCGGCCGGGCGACATCATCACGATCGCCGATCCTGCCAAGGCACAGATCCGCCTGGGCGGCCGCCTGAAGGCTGCCGAGGAAACTCAGCTCTGGCTCGACGGCCCCTTCGTGCCGGCTGCCGGCGAGACCTACCAGGTCTATGTCACCCTGCCGAACGGCCAGGTGAAGCTCTGCGATATCTCGCACTTCGCCAACGAGCTGTTCAAGGACGGCGAAAGCATTGGTTATGATCGCATCGTGCTGGCCGAGCCGCTCGTCGAGCTGCCGCTGGTCAACTCGATGTGGGTGATGCGTGGCACCGATGTGCAGCCGCGCTTCTACCGCATCATCACCATCAAGGAAGACAAGAAGAACATCTTCAAGATCACGGCGCTGTTCCATGATCCGAACAAGTATGCCCGCGTCGAGGATATCGGCTCGCTGCAGCCGACCTCCTACACCCGCCCGTCGAGCGAGAGCCTGCCGGTCGAGAACCTGCAGGTTCACGAGGTCAGCTATCTCGAAAATGGGCTGCCCAAATCGACACTGACGCTCTCCTGGTCGAACCCGCGCGACTTCCTGACGAAGGAGTATGAAGTCGCGATGCTGTCGCCCACGAGCGGCTATAACATCGTCGGCACGACGCAGAACAACTCGATCGACATCACCGAGCTGCCGATCGGCGAATACACCTTCTATGTCTACGCCATCAGCTTCTCCTCGGTGCGCTCGCAGCCGGCGACGCTGGATTATGAAATCGCCGGCTGGGCAGTTGCCGCGGCGCCGACCGTCTCGAACCTTCAGCTCGAGGACAGCGAAGACGGCGTGCATTTCTCGGGCTCAACGGCCAACATCTCCTGGTTCAACAACTTCCCGGTCACGACCTCGGTTACGGCCGACGGCGCGGCCGTCGCCAATGTCCGCAGCCCGTTCTACGACTTCAACACTGTCAAGGTCTGGGATACGACCACGGGCACGCTGCTGCGCACGCAGAAGGTCGAGAGCTCGATCTACGGCTACACCATCGAGATGAATGCAGCCGACACCAAGCGCGCGGGACTGGCCGGTCCTACCCGCACGCTGCGCTTCGACGTTACCGTGACCGACACGCTGGCGCGCGAGAGCAACCCCGCGACGATCTCGGTCTCCAACCCGACGCCGGCCGCCTTCAATCCGACCGTCTTCGTTGCCGTCAACAACCTGCATGTGTCGTTGCCGTCGCCTGTTGACACCGACTTTGCCGGCATCCTGGTCTGGATCGAGACCAATGACACGTTCGATCCCTATGCGACCACGCCGCGTTATGACGGCGCGGGCGGCGCCTTCGTCTTCCCTGGCGAGGAGCTGCAGACCTACTATATCCGCGCGGCCGCATATGACACCTTCGGCAAGACCGGGCTGAACATCTCGCCGGCGATCATGGTCTCGACGACGGCGATGTTTGAGACCGATCCGCCTGCGATCCCGACAGGCCTGGCTGTCACCACGAGCTTCGTCGATGGCGTTGCCCGTGTCTCTGCGACCTGGGATGCCAACACCGAGACCGACGTCGTCGCCTATGACTTTGCGATCAAGCAGGGTTCGGGCAACTGGGTCGCTCTGCCGGTGGCGCAGAACTCCTGCGAGTTCGATGCCATTCCGGGCGTCGCCTATGAGATCAAGGTCCGGGCGCGCGATCGGCTGGGCAACGTCTCCGACTATTGCGCCGCACTCACGGTTACGGCGATCGTCGATACCGAGGCGCCGTCTGTGCCGCTCAGTGTCGGCGCCGTCGGCCTGTTCCGCTCGATCTGGGTGGACTGGGATCTGTCTCCGGAAGCCGACGTCGATTTCTACGAGGTCGAGGCGTCGAAGGGCGGTCTGGCGACAATCTATTTCTGCAAGGCGCCGGCCTTCATCCACTCCTCGCTGGTCGTCGGCGATGAATGGAGCTATCGCGTGCGCGCCGTCGACACCTCGCAGAACCGCAGCGACTGGGGTGCGGTCGTGACCGCGACCGTCGGCGCCATCAATCCTGGCGATCTGCCGCCTGACGCGCTGATTTCGACCTTCGCGCTGATCGACGAGGCGTTCATCGAGAGCGCCCATATCGTCGAGATCGACGCCGGCAAGATCAAGGCCGGCTCGATCCTGTCGGGCAGTGTCATCGTTGCGACCAGCGGCGGAAACATTCCGCTCGCCAATATCGGCGCGGGCGGCGACCCGGCCGACACGATCAACAACGGCACCACCCAGATCGAGCCTGGCATGATCAAGATTGCCAGCGGCATCTCGCTCGCCGACTGGCGTTATGGTGGCGACGAAACCATGATCAACGGTGGGGCACTGGCTACCAACTCGGTTGCAGCCAATGTGCTGAACATCGGCATGCGCGGCATCACGACCGACGGCCTGAATTTCGAGCACAACAGCCCGGCGATCAACAGCGTTGCCTGGACGAGCGGCACCATCCGCTACATGGGTGACGACGGTAATCCGGCCAACCGCGCCATCACGGCCGGCAATGCTGCCTGGATGACCGGCTTCCTCTATCTCGTCTGGATCAAGGGTGCCAACGCGATCACGGCAACGACCGACCCGGCTGTCGCCTACGGCGCCAATGCGGTGATCCTGGCGCTCTACCTGGGCGGCAAGGATCTGACGGCCAATTACGGTCGCACGACGATCGACGGCTCGAACATCAAGACCGGCACCATTACGGCAACGGCGATGTCGGTCTCGTCGCTGTCGGCGATCTCCTCCAACATCGGCACCATCACTTCGGGTTTGATGCAGTCGACAGACGGGAAGATGCAGATCGACCTGACCAACAAGCGTATTCTGATTGCGGATTGAGAAATGACAAACAGGGTTGTTCTGGGAGCTTTTGACGGCACGTTCGTTCTGCGGATTTCCAAGCCGGGGTTCAATGTGCTGGACACTGCGCTAAGCGACGCCAATCTGTCCTTCGACAGCCGGTGGAGCTCGGTCGGAAAGGTCTGGATGAAGGGAGTGCTGCCGCAGTTAGCATTCACTCAGTTCAGCTCGGGCGGCTCTCCCTCGGTCAAGGCGAGCTTCGGTCTAGGCTACACACCTGCGGCCAACGCTCCACCCGTGTTGATCGCCATGATGAAACTGGCCGGCAGCTCTCAATACAGACCGATCTTTGGCCTGGAGTCGTATGTCGTGGGAAGCACGATGAACATCGGTATCAGCTTCTTCTCAAAACCCCAGATCGACGCGGTCTACTATCTCGTTTGGAGGCCCCTCTTTGACTAATCGCGTCCTTTTCGGTCAGCGTGGATCGGCCTTCGGGCTGTGGGTTTCCAAGCCCGGCTTTGATGTGCTCACTGCCGCCGACGACAACATGACCATTCTCCCCAGTCGCCCGAACCTGCAGCTTGTGCAGAGTGGTTTCTTCGACACGTCCGGCCACGCCTTTCCTTATTCCTTCACGATCCCAAACCTTGGCTACCAGCCGCTGATCCGGTGGTTGCCCTCGGGATACAATGCCTACCTTCAACCCGCATCCAATACGCTGATGCAATTTTATTCGGATGGAGCCGGACCAGCGTCCGGCGTGCCGATGAACATCTATTATTGGGTTTTTACGGAGTCGATGGCATAATGGTAAATCGCGTTCTCCTTGACACAAATCGTCTGAAAGTTTCGCGGCCGGGCTTCGATGTGCTGACGGCGACCTTTGCTCAATTGTCGTTCAACTCGGACTTCAGTGCGGCGGCCATCTACGCGCGAGGCTCCACTTCGACCCAAGGCAACGTGGTGACTATCCCGTTCGGCAAGACCTTCGCGGCCAGGCCGAACATCGACGTTCTCGCTAAAAATCCTGACCTGTGGGATGGCTTTGCCGTGATCGGCGACATCTACTCGCCTCAACACTCGATCCCAAGATCTGGGGCCGCGATAGACCTGTCTTACTCGACGTCTGCCCTGCAGGTTTGGTCGCATTCCGCCCTTTCGGTTACGACCTGGGCCTATGTTATTTGGAGATTTTAATGCTTATCGCCTACGACAACACTGGCAGCATCTATCACGTCGTTTTTGATCCCGTTCCCAACGAGATCATGATCGCGATGATCGAAGAGGGGCAGAAGTTTCTCAGCTACTCGCAGCAGTTCGAACCTGACATTCAAATCCCCTGGACGGACGAGGATGGTAATCCGACCCTGAAATGGGTGCAGGGTGCGCCGATCCCGTTCAACCCGATGCCGGACACCCACTATGTCGATCTGACGGCCAATCCCGCCGCAGTGGTTGAGCGTCCGGTTATGACAATTTCGCAGGAGGTGACGCTGAATGTCGGAGACACGTTGGTCGTGAACGACCTGCCCGATCCGGTCGAGGTAGCCCTCGACGATGAGGTGACCGAGCTGACGGGCGGCACGCTCGAGCTTTCGGCTGACATGCCGGCCGAATACACGTTGGTCCTGAACAAGTGGCCTTATCAGCCCGCTACCCTGAAGGTGACCGTCAATGCTTAGACTGACCAAGAACCTCGAGCCGCTGCGCGTTGCGGCCGAAAAAGAAATTGACGCCGTCGCCGAGGGCGTGCGTGGCCTCTTCATCACGCCTGGCTCCGGCCAGTCGATGGTCTATACGCAGAAGGAGAAGGAGGCCGAAGCGCTCACCGCTAATCCGAATGTCGACCAGGCCGAAATCCCGCATATCGTCCTTGAGGCGGAAATGAACGGGATCTCGCTGCTCGACCAGGCCGCGATCGTTCTGACCATGGCCTATCAGTGGCGCGAGCTCTCCAGTCGCATCGAGGTCGCGCGGCAGGCCGGCAAGGGGCAGGTGAGGGCGGCCGCGACGCCGGCTGCAATCGCGCAAAGCTGCACCGCGGCAAAGGAAACACTGACAGGAGTTGCCACAGGATTCGGTCTTGCCTATAATGGTCAGTAAATATTGATTTACCGACTCCCAGACAGGATCAAAGCCATGACCGCCCTGCCTTCTTTCACCGTGAATAAGGAGACGATCGCTCTCGTGGCTGGTCTTATCGGCCTCGTCACCGTTGGTTGGAACGTCGCCTCCTACTTCAAGGGCCTCGAGCCGAAGAACAACCCGGTTGTTCAGGAGATCGTCACCAAGAACCGCGAGCAGGATCAGCGCCTCGATCGCACCGACGAGGATCGCCAGATCACCAAGGAGCTCAGCCAGAAGACCGGCGAGCTAAAGGAGGCCGTCGTCAAGCTGACCACCGTGATCGAGCAGGGCAGTGCGCTTTCGAAGAAGGCCTATTGGGAAATGCCCTCGACCACCGATCCGACGCGCCAGGCCATCAACCTCGAGGTGCGCTGACATGAAGCTTCATGCTGACTGGAAGAAGATCCTTCTGCATTCGTGGAACGTGCGCATCGTCGCGCTGGCGGCCCTGCTGTCCGGCGCCGAGGCGTTCGTTCCCTATCTGCCCGCGCTGGTGAGCATCGATCCGTTCTGGATGGCGATCCTGACGCCCGTGACACTGATGGCAGCGCTGGTCGCCCGCCTGGTCGCTCAGAAGGCTATCTCGGGAGGCGACGATGCCGATCGGTAAGATTCTTCCCAGCAAGCGCGCCATTGCCGCAATCGTTGCCGCAGTCGCCACGGCCTCGGCCGCTGGCTGGCACTCCCAGAGCGACACGAGCGAGGCTGTGCTGCCTCCGGCCGTCATTCTTGCGACCAACGAGCTGATCCTGCCCTGGGAGGGTATGGTGCTGCAGGCGCATTGGGATCGCTACGCCAAGATTTACGACATCTGCGCCGGCATTACCCGCATCAACGGCAAGCCCGTCACTGCGAACATGCGCTTCACCCGCCCTGAATGCATGCAGATGACCCGCGAGCAGATCTACCGCGACTATTATCTGCCGCTCGTCAAACAGGTGCCGGGCTTCACCAGCTTCCCGGTCGGCGTTCAGGCAGCCATGCTCTCCGGCGCCTATAACTTCGGCGTCGGTTCGGTCGCGTCCCGCAAGGGCATGGCCGGCTCGACGGCAACCCGCTTCCACATGACCGGCCAATACCGCAAGGGCTGCGAGGCCCAGACCGCCTTCAACAAGGCCGGTGGTGTCGTTGTCGACGGCCTGGTGAAGCGGCGCGAGATGGGTGACGCCCAGCGCATGGGTGAAGCCGAGATCTGCGTGTCAGGGCTGCCGAAATGATCAAGGCCCTGATCGCGCCATACCTCGGCTATCTCTATGCCGCTCTTGCCGTCGGCGTCGTTGCGGGCGGCATCTACGCCTATCACGTCATCTACGATCGCGGCTGGGATGCTCGCGCCGTGATCGCCGAGCGGGAGAAGGAAGACATGCGCAAGGCCAATGCCTTTGCCGTCGCCTCTGCCGAAAAGGGCCTGCGCGAAGACGTCGCCGCCCTGATCATCGAAAAGGAAAGGCTTGAAAATGAAGTTGCCCGTCTCGACGCGGAAGCTGATGCGGACCCTGGCGCTGGTGATGTTGGCATCAAGCGCAACGGCGTGCAGCGCCTTAACGCCATCCGCTAAGGCCAAGATTGAGCTGCCGGCGCTGCCGGCCGAGCTCTTGGTCTGCAAGCCCGACGGCACCTGCGAGCCCATCTGCATCCGACCGGTATTCATTCCTGACCGCGACATTACCCGTGCTGAAACGGAAAAGCTTTGGCGCCGGGACCGCATGAACCTCGTTGCGTGCCGGATGAAGGCTCAGACGATCGCGGATTTCTACGAGAACCTCCGGAAGAATTTCGACGCCACCGCGAAGTAATCCGGTCCGTCTCTCTTCTATGTATCTTATACTCTAAACGAGAATAGAATAACTATGAACGAAGCAGGACCGGAAAAGACGCTGACCCGCGAAGATGAAAACTTCATCCGGGTGTATAACGATCCCGAGACCTATCCTTTTCTTGCTGACGTCGCCTACGAGCTGAAGCTGTCGTATCAGACAGTCCGGAATAAAGCGGCAATCATGCGCGGGCGCAAACGTGCCGGCGAAGACATTCCGGCGCTGATCTCGCGCGTCGGCGTGCGCTCACCTGGCAAGGACAAGGCGCCGGTCGATCCGATGATCCACGCCAACGCACGAGCCCGCCTGCTGCGAGAGCAGCTCCATGGGCTGCTGACGTCGTCGCGCTACCCTGTCGTCAATCCTGAAGCTGTTGTGGTCGAAGGAACGCTGGTCAATCGCTACAGCCGGGCGTCGGGAACGCCCGAGTCGACCGAAGGCGTTCCGCGCACCTGGATGACCGACATTCTGCACGTCGAGGGCGTCGTCGATCCGCGCGGCCGCAGGTTCATCGTCACCGGCGCCCAGAACGATTGCCCGGTCGATGGCGACTTCTGGCAGAACCTGCAGGCCTACGCCCACTTCCTCGACGCCGATATCATCGTCGGGCCTGGCACCTATGAGACGCAGTGGTGGGCCGAGAACAATCCAGCTGTGCGATCCTATGCGCCGGAGATCCAGGAATATCTCTGCTTCGGCCGCATGACGATCGGCGACAACTTCGTCTTTGCCGGCGAAATGAACATGCTGCCGACGGCCAACCGGCCGATCGGTGATCTCGCCAGTTATTCGCATGGCAAATGGACCGTCTTTCCGCATGCCAAGATCCAGCTCAAGTCCGTTCCGTCGCTCGATCCCGCAAAGCAGGCGCACCAGGTCATGACCACGGGCATGATTACCCGGCCGAAGATCATTCCGCGCAAGGCCGGCATCAAGGCGCTGCAGGCACACACGCTCGGTGCGGTGCTGGTCGAGTTCAACCAGGCCGGCGACCTCTTCTGCCGGCATCTGCTGGCTGATCATGACGGCTCCTTCTGCGACTTCGAATTCTTCGTCAAGGATGGCGTCGTTGATATCGATTACGACAACATCGACCTCGCCGTGCTCGCCGACTTCCATAACGACAAGGCGCACAAGGCCAATTTCGACGCCACCTTCCGGGCGCCGACCTCGCTGGTCAAGGAGCTGCGGCTCAAGCGCGTCTTCGTCCATGACATCTTCGACAACTACCGGCGCAACCATCACAACGTCCACGACAACGCCATGAACTACGAGGTCGCCGTGCGCGGCCGGGAGAGCGTTGCCGAAGAGGTGAGGGGTGTCGCGCTCGTCCTTCAGGAGCTGCTGGAATCGACAGCCGTGACCGTCGTCGAGTCCAACCACGACATTGCCCTTGAGCGCTATGTCCGCGAGGGCCGCTATCGCAATGACGGCATCAACATTCGCTTCGGCCTGCAGCTCGAGGACGCCTATCTCGCCTGGCGCGAGGAAGTGGCGCACGATCTCGACGCCGGCCGGACGCCGCGCTCCTTCTCGCTGCTCGAATACGCGGTCAACCTGGCAGCCGAGAAGGAAGGCATCGACCTCTCCGGCGTCACCTGGGTGCATGACGGCGCCAGCCACGTCGTCAACGGCGTCCAATGCGGCCATCACGGCTTCCGCGGCGCCAACGGTGCCCGCGGCACGGTCGCCGGCTACGCAGCCCTCGGCATGCCGATGAATATCGGCGACAAACACTCGCCCGAGATCCTCGACGAGGTCTATGTCTCCGGCGTCAAAAACCTGCGCCAGGGCTACAACAAGGGGCCGAGCGGCTGGGCTGTCACCGACACGATCCAATACCGCAACGGCAAGCGCACGCTCGTCACCTATCAGAACGGAAATTGGCGCGCGTAATCGCATCAATCAATATTTACTTACTGCTCAATGTTCGCGTAAACTGGTGTCATTCATGCATCGGAGTTTACCCATGTCCCAGGCTCGCCGCTCTTCCAAGTCCTCTCAAAGACAGGAGCGCCGCGGCGCCCGTGTCAGGCCCGACCAGCACCAGAATCTTCTGGCCGCTGTCATTGAGGAACAAACCAATCGCCGCAAACCTTCCCGCACTCAGCGGCCCGAAGGTCCGGCCAAAGCACTCAACGACGGTCAGCGCCGCTATGATGCGGCAATCAAGTCCTCCGATATCGTCTTTGGCACTGGTCCCGCGGGCACCGGCAAGACCTGGTTTGCCGTCCAGCGCGCAGCCGAGGCGCTCAAGGCTGGCCTGATCGACAAGATCTATGTCAGCCGGCCGAACGTCGAGGTCGAGCGCAGCTTCGGCTTTCTGACCGGTGACCTCAAGGAGAAGTTCAAGCCCTACCTGGTGCCGCTCGAGGAGGCCTTCCACGACGCATTCGGCCAGGCGCACTACGAATATCTGGTCGAGGCCGAGATCATCGTGGCGGTGCCGCTCGCCTTCATGCGCGGTCGCACGCTGAAGAACGCCTGGGTGATCTTCGATGAAATGCAGAACGCCACCGACAGCGAGTTCAAGATGGCACTGACGCGTATCGGTGAGGGCGCCAAATTCATCATCAACGGCGACCTGCGCCAGATCGACCGCGGTATCGCCTCCGGCATGGCTCGGGCGATCAAACTGCTCGGCCGGCTGGCCGAGGTTAGCGTCGTCGAATTCACCCGCGAAGACATCGTTCGGCACGGTCTTATTCAGAAAATCGTCGAACTTTACGAAGACCAGCAAATTTCGATCTATTCAGAGAGCGACGACGAAGAAGCTCATGAAGGACTCGGAAGATTTTTGAATGCAAGTGCAACCCGCAATTGACGACACACCGCGACCAGATCCGATTGAAGACGATCTGGTCGCATTCCGCTTCATCGACAAGAGGCTTCTGGCGATCGACCCGGAGCTCTTTCGATCCAAATGGTTCGACTACCGGATGATGACGCCGCTGCAGGCGACCCGGCACTACATCGAGGCCTTTGGCGAGGTGTATCGCGACTACTTCGCGGCCGAATTTTCAAAGACAGCGTCCAAATTCATCAAGGTGCCCTCGATCGAGGAGATCTTCCAGGGCCTCGCCGATCTCAGCGAAAAGCACATGATGCAGTTCTCCGGCATGTGGCGCGGCCGGCAGGTGGCCGATGCGATCGGTATGCCCTACAAGGAATATATCCACACGGTCATGGGAATGCGGCTGCGCTTCTGGAGCCAAGGGCATCTGCCCCAGGCCCAGCACCTCTACAAGGCCGAGGACGTCGAGAAGACCGTCGAGAAGTGGGAGGAAATGCAGGCGGCGCGCCTCTATCTCTCCGATGACGCGGCCTACATGATCGAGAATTACAACGGTATCGCCCATCAGGACGACTATCACGAATGGCTGTTCAAGCAGGCAACGCTTAGGGGAAATCCCTGGTATGTGCTGGCTCAGTTCATCAACCAGAACCGGCTGCCGCTCGACAAGGTCGAGGCTCGGTTCGATCCAGATCTGGTTGAGCGCGTCCATCGCTATATCCAGTAGCAACCCGCTGACAAAGCGCTATTTTCTAATGAGCAAATGAAGCTCGTCAGAAGTCGATAGCGCTATTTTTCGCGCTATAGCGATCAGTAAATATTGATTGACTTCGAAAGGTAAGAACATGTCCCAGGCAGCACTCGCGACCGCAGAAGAAGATGAAGAGATCGCCGAACAGGAAGCGCCGAAGTGGGATTTCGACGAAGGCTTTCAGCGGAAGACCCTCGCGCTCTTCATGCGCGACACCCAGTTTGCCAACCGCACCAAGGATCTGATCGATCCGGCCTATTTCGCCAACGACGCCCACGCTCAGCTGGTCAGCCTGATCAAGGGCCACCTGAACGTTCACAAGTCGGTTCCCGATCTGCGCATCCTCACGCAGATCCTCAAAGACGAGAAGGCCAAGAAGCGTCTCCGCGACGACGTGCTGACCGAGATCAAGTCGGCCATCCGCGACGTCATGAAGACCGACCTGTCAAACTCCTCCTATGTCGCCGACAAGGTCTCCGACTTTGCCAAGTTCACCGCGATGGAGCAGGCGATCCTGAAGAGCGTCGAGCTTCTGCAGCGCGGCGACTTCGCCGGTATTGAGAAGCTCCAGAAGGCAGCGCTTGCCGTCGGCTTGCAGCAGGACGAAGGCGATTACCACTATTTCAAGGAGATCGATAACCGCACCCAGGTCCGCGAGGACTGGAAGGCCGGCAAGATCGTCAAGCGCGGCATCTCGACCGGCTATGCCGAGATCGACGCCTATCTCCACCACAACGGCTGGGGCCGGCGCGAAATGTCGCTGATGATGGGTGCTGCGAAGGCCGGCAAGTCCCTCTCGCTTGGGGAATTCTCGAAGAACGCATCGCTGCTGGGCTTTCATGCAGCCTATCTGTCGCTCGAAGTGTCGAAGGACATCATCGCCGACCGTCTCGACGCGAACATCTCCGACACGGCCATGCGGCTGCTCAAGGATGATCCGCAGACCGTCAAGGCTCGCATCAAGGCGGCCGAAGCCAAGGCCGGGCATTTCATTCTGAAGGACTACGCGTCCGGCACGCTCAAGCCGTCACAGATCAAACGGGTGCTCGAGCGTTGGCGTTCCGAAGGGATCATTCTTGACCTGCTGGCTGTCGACTATGCCGACATCATGGCCGCGGAGTATCGCTCGGACAACATGATCGACAATTTGCGCTCGATCTACATCGACCTGCGCGCCATCGCTTACGAGGAAGATCTGGCGCTGATCTCGGCCACCCAGACGAACCGCGCCGGCGCCGCAGCGCATACGGCCAAGATGACCGACGTCGCCGAGGACTTCAACAAGATCCGAACCGCCGACGTGGTCATCGCCATCAACGCGACCGACGCCGAGAAGAAGTCAGGCGAAGCCCGGCTTACCTGGGTCGCATCCCGAAACACCGAGGACGGCTTCTCCCTGCTCATCCGGCAGGATCGCGAGAAGCTCAAGTTCCTCACAAAGGTCATGGGGCGCGTGTGAGCGAGAACATCTTTCAGGAGATCACCGAGAACCTCGACCTTGAGTTTCTCTTCGACCGCGAGAGCCTGCCCTACAAAATGGGGCGAGGCTCATCCGGTATGCAGATCAACGCCAAGCACTGCCCGGACTGCGGCGACAGCCGATACCGCGTCTATCTCAACGCCGACACGGGGCAGGGGAACTGCTTCGTCTGCAACCAGACCTACAACAAGGCGAAATTCGTCAAGCTGCAGTTTGGCTACGACAACTGGCGCGAGACGATCGAGAAGGCAAAGGAGATCATGCGCGAGCAGGGCTGGCGTCCGAAGCGCATGGCAACCGTCGCCGTCGATCACGGCGAGGTCAAGCTGCCCTATTCGACGCCGCTGCCGACGGAAGACGGCGAGAACCTGGTCTATCTCGAGGATCGCGGCATCACGGCCGAATACGCCAAATATTTCGAGCTGCGCTATTGCCAGTATGGCTCATGGCCGTTCCGCGACGACAAGGGTGTGCTGCAGCAGCAATGGTTCTCCAACCGCGTCATCATCCCGGTCTATGACCTCGACGGCACGCTGAAGACGTTCCAGGGCCGCGATCTGACGATCGGCGAGGCGGCAAAGCTTGTCGAGCGCAAATACCTCTTTCCGAAGGGCCTGCCAGGCACCGGCAAGTTCCTGCTCAATGGTCAGAACGTCCAGCTCACCGACGAGGTGGTGATGGGCGAAGGTGCCTTCGACGTCGCGGCCATCAAGATCGCCTTCGACGAGGACGTCACTCTCCGGCGCGTCGTGCCGGTCGGATCGTTCGGCAAGCATCTGTCCTATGGCTCGGCGACCGGCGACGATCAGCTCGGCCGATTCCTGCAGCTGAAGCGCCAGGGCGTCAAGACCGTGACGATCATGTGGGATGGCGAGCCGAAGGCGCTGCTTGCCGCGCTCGATGCTGCCAAGCTGCTGACGTCGATCGGCCTCAAGGCGCGCATCGCGCTGCTGCCCTACCGGAAAGACCCGAACGAAGTCGTCGGCGAGGTGACGCGCAAGGCCTACTATGCGGCCACGCTCTGGACACCCTCGATCGACGTTAAATGGCGCCTGCGCAATCCCTATGCGGCTGATGAAGCCAAATGGAAGCTGGACGAGGCGAAAAAGAATGCGCAGGGATCTTGACGGGTCAGTCAATATTTACTTACAACCCGACAAACTTTCAGCTATCAAGATAGCAAGACAGCAACGCAGAGAGAAACGAATGAGCTACCCTATTGATTTTTCGCAGATTGCGCTGGTCTATTCGGACGGCAATCGGTCGAACAAATTCTACAACGTCAGCGTGGCGATCGCTGAAAGCGGCATGGCGATCATCGTGCGCCGCTGGGGCAAAGCGGGCACAGCTGGCGAAATGAAGATCGAGCGCTTCGCCATCGCTAAGAAGGCTATGGCTGAGTTCGAAAAGCTGGTTGAGCAGAAGATCAGCCGGAGCGGCTACCAGGTTAAGTCCAACGACAGCAAGCAGATCGCCGACCAGAACGAGCTGCGCATGGCGATTGGCCCGGCCGTCTGGCCGCGCATTCCGGGTCCGGATCTACTGCACATTCTGCCGACGATGGACGTGACCGGCCGGCCGACGGAGCTCAAGCCACCGCGCTTCAGTGAAGAAAACGGCCGCTATCTCGGCGAGACTAAGCCGAAGGTGTTTTCGGATGCCGAGATCCGCGCCGCGAAGGAAGCCGAAAAGCTCGAGGAGCAGCGCGAGGCCGAGAAGACCTACGCCGGCAACCCGCGCTTCGGAATGTTCTGATGGATGCGCCCGAGTTCGCCAGCAGGCTGCTTGAGCGCGTCAGCCGCATGTCCTTGAAGCGCTGGGAAGAGGCCAAGCCTGGCCTGGTCGATGAGATCGCCAAGCGCAACGACATGCCGGCGATCTTTCAGGAGTTCACCCTGAAGACGCAGGCCGAGTGCCGCTGTCGCGTCGCTATCCGTCGCGCCTACCGCAAACGTTTCGGCGGTCACGCCAATGTGGCGAGCGCTGAAACATCCATCCACGAAAACTTCGGGAGATTTTGATGGCCCATTACCTCACGCTGTCGCGCGAGAACGAGTTCCAGTTTACCTGCCCGGTCTTCAACGCGACGACCAAGATGGCTGCCTGCATGGTGCTGCGCGAAGCCGTCTGGATGGGCAAGCGCGTCGAGAAGCGCCAGGGCTGCCAGGCGGCCATGAACTGCTCGATGTGTCCGGCCGCGGCGATTGTCAACAAGATGAGCTACGCCCGCGGCCCGGTCTCCGACGATTACGGCTCGAAGGAGCCCAAGGTCGGCAAGATCCACGCCGATATCCTCGAGCGGATCAAGAACATCATCCCGATCCAGCGCGAGCTCGGCCGCTTCGCCCTGTCGGATCAGGAGCGCCAGATGCTTCTGACGACACGCGGGCGCATCGAGGATCAGCTGAAGACGGCGCCTGGTCGCGACGGCAAGGCAACCGCCTTCATCGAGCCGAAGCGCCGCGGATCGCTGATCAACGAACCGGTCGAAGCCAGCCCGCGTGCGGCTCGTCCCGCTAAGCCTGCCCAAGACAATACCATCAACCGCGCAGCGATGACCGGCGACATGACCGCGGCCATCAACGCAGCAGCATAAGGAGAAGACCTTGAACGCAACCGCAGCCCTTTCGCTTATTCGCGAAATCGCTAATTCGCCCGGCCGCCTGGATAAACAGGCCGGCCTCGATAAGCTGCTCGCCAGCGATCTCGGCAAGTTCATCCTCAAGTGGACCTACGATCCGTTCATCACCTTTGGAATCACGGTGAAGAAGATGCCGGCTCACAATCCTCTGCCTGATGTGACGATCAATAATCCCTCGGTCGACGCCCATCTGATCGATCTGTCCACACGCGCGCTGTCGGGCAACGCCGCAAAGGAAGCCACTGATTATCTCCTTTCGGTTCTTGACGAGCCTTCGCGCGAAATCCTCTTCCTGATCCTCAACAAGGATCTGAAGGCCGGCATTGCCAACACGACGATCGAATCCGTGCTGCCGGGCTTCCTGCCGTCGTTCGGCGTCATGCGCGCTCACCCATACGAAGACAGCCGCGTCACGAAATTCCCGGTTCCGATCGAGCCGAAGCTCGACGGTTACCGCTGCACCTTCATCGCGAAGGAAGGGAAGGGCGCCTTTTTCACCAGGTCGGGCAAAGCCATTCCGGCGTTCCAGGAGCTGGCCGAGCCGCTGCTTGAGGCAGCGAAGCACATTCGGCAAGAGGCGCGCAACGGCGACGTCGATGATCACTACCGCGACCTGGCGCTGATGCTGTTCGATGGCAACAACGTCGAGCCGACCTTTGTTCTCGACGGTGAAGCGCTCTACGGGCTCTTTGCGAACATGGGCGCGATCAAGCGAAAGAACGGCCAGCTCTACGATGGTGAGCTGCACGCCTTCGATCTGCTGCCGCTCTCCGGCTTCCTCGGCAACACGCCCTATAAGGTTCCCTACGAGAAGCGTCGCGAGCTGTTGTCGACCTTCGTCTCGGAGCTGCGCAGCGTGACCAATGCGCCGGTCTACCAGACGCCGACCTACGAGGCGAACAGTCACGAGGAAATCCAGGAGATCTACGAGCGCCTGGTCAATCAGACGATCGCCAATTACCTCGCTCGCGGCGACAAGGCTCGCGAAGCCGAGCTGGCGAAGAACACGATCGACAAGGCAACCGGCAAGCTGAAGTGCCTCGAAGGCGCGATGGTGAAGAGCTACGAGGGGCCATACGAAAAGAAAAAGTCCTACACCTGGTTGAAAATCAAGCCCGAGGACACGATCGACCTCTTCGTCGTCGGCTTCTACAACGGCAAGGAAAACGACGAGAACGAGAACCGCCTGGGCGGCGTCATTGTCGACCATAAGGGCGTCGAGGTGCGCATCGGCGGTGGCTGGTCGAGCGATGACCGCGATCAGCTCTGGGAAGATTGGCAGCACGACGCCGCTCTGCTCGGAATCGACCCGAAGGTCGGCTACAAGAAAGGTCACTCGCTCGCGCCGGCCGACGTCCACGAGAAAGGCTACAAGCTCCTCGGTCGCATGCTCGAAATTGAGTTCAACGAGGTGACGCCCGACGGTTCGCTGCGCCACCCGCGCGCTGTGCGCTTCCGCGACGACAAGGCCGGCGAAGCGCTTGCCGAACTGAAGGCGGCCGCGTGAGCAAGTCACACAAGCTGCGCGCCGAATTGCGCGAGGCCTACAACTTGGTTGCACCGTCTGGCGCGACCAAAACCATCATCGGCAAGGCACTCTGGCTGCATCTGCGCAGACTGGGCGACGACATGCGCTGGTATGCAATCCGTCGCCCGTTGCCGGTCCCGAAAGATTTCACGATTTTTCGAAAAGCCGAGCAAAAACTGACTATTCTATAATCACAGCGACGTTCCGTTCATTTCGTCATTGTGATCTCCTTTCCAACTGGGCAGCTCTCGCGGGCTGCCCTTTTTTTTATTGCCGTCGCCTGAGCTTCTGGATCTCCTCATCAAGGTTGACCTGGCCGGCACGGATCAACCGGCACATCGCCCGGAAGTAACCGCCGAAATTCTTGATCTGCTCGGCGCCGGCAGCCGGCCGCGCCTGCATCTGGATAACCCACACAAGGGTCGCAGCAGCCGGCACCGGGCCGATCTCGCGCCTGGCCTCCTCCCAGGCCGACGCAGACACGCCGAACGCGCCCCGCATTCGCCCGGCAGCCGCGACAAGCTCGAGGTCGTGCCGGATCTCACCCATGAACTCCATCGCATCAGGGCAAGCCATCTTCAGGTCACGCAGATCCGTCTGCCGCGCCGGCGCCTCCTCCACATTTTCATGGCTGTTGTTACAAGACTGGTCAGGGGCATATTTGTTGCTGTCTTTGTGACGGCAGTTATTGCCGGCAGAGGCGGTATAATATCTGGATTCTGCCTCCTGCCGGAGTGCTTGCCACTGCCCGCGGAAAGGGTCGGCCGATCCCGCGCTCGACCTACGCGGCGTGACGCGCACGAGCTCCAGGGCGCGCGCCGTCAGATCTTCGATGTCGACGCTCGGGTAAACCTCTGCAAGCGTTCTGAGAGCTTCCTGGGCCGAACGCCGGTGAATGGTCAGCTCGTCGAAGGCAACGCTGCGCTCGCGCTCCATTTCCTTCAGCGCCTCGAGCCTGGCGGCAAACTCCGGCCGGCGCGCAAGGAGAGGGGAGAGGTCGAAGCCGAAGGCCCGGATGATCTGCCCGGCCGGCGAGCGCTGCGCAAACCGTTTGCCGTTCGGCGAATCCTTGGAGACGATGACGCCCTCTTCAATCAGCCGGGCGATCGCAAACCGAATGGACCGCTCCGGAATGCCGGTGCGCTCGCCGATGAACTCGTTCGACGGCCAGACAAGGATTCGACCCTCGACCGGCTCGCCATTATAGACGCCGCAAAGCTGGTCGAGCACGAAGCGCGCCGACGCCGGCAGCCGAAGGACTCGAGCTGCCATCCTGGCTGTGTCGAAGAGGTCTTGCTTTTCAAGGCTATATGGGTCTTGGAGGGCCGGTGCTGGCCGCAGACTGCGCCACCCCGATGACTGCGCTGACATTGATTTCCCTTGCTTTTCAAGGGCAAAGCTTCGCCAGACACTTCGAAAAGAAATGTTGACAAATCAGCGGTGATTCGGGATAACCAAGGTGTGAAGCGAGGCGATCCAAAGTCGCTGAGTTAATTTCAAAGGCTCTGGGATTGCCGTCCTGGAGCCTTTTGCTTTGCCGAGTTTAGTTTCCTTTGCTCAATTCGAATTCCTTGATCGCTCGCGCAATCAGATCCGACCGGTTTTTGAACTGGCCCGCCGACATCATGTCGCCGAGTTTCGTCTGTAATTCCTGATCAAGCCAGACGGTGATCTGGCTTTCGCCGGCAGCCTCGCGTCGTTCCCGATACCTGGCCGCGGCACGCGCGTTAGCATTTCCTTCAGCGTTCATGGCTTAGAGACTCAGTTGACCGTGTCGATTACCAGTGATGCCACGATTCGACAGATGGTAAAACCCCAGTGATTTTCTCGCGCTTTGGTTACACAAAATTAACCTGCGCTCGCAAAAGTCGCATAAGGTGGCTTATGGAACTTGCTGTCAACTCCCCAGATTTCACCTATTGAAAATTTTCTTTTCGCACCGTTTGCCCTCGAATCCTTGGTTTCGGGTGCGGCAAAATGGAATTGACTGCATTTTCTGAATCAATCGGTATTGACTTACAGGTTGAAACTTTGCCAAAAGAAATCACTGCAGCCCAACACCGATGTGCTATTTACTACAGCAGAAAACAAGAAAACGCTGTTAGTGACAAGTAAAACAGAGGTCTAGGAAGAAGGGTTATAAATTAAAATGTCCACTACTTATGTTCGTCCCTACGCTAACACGAAGGTTGCGCGTTTTCTCGACAAGCACATTGACCAGGTGGTCAACCGATCCCACCGCGAAATCGCTCAGGCGGCCGGCTGGACCCAGTCGAACATGGTCACGATGATCAAGAAGGGCGACGCCAAGTTGCCGCTCGATCGTGTTGCCGCGCTCGCCCGTGCGATTGACGTGGATCCGCTCTTTCTCTTCCGGATGGCCCTCGAGCAGTTCATGCCAGAGGATGCCGAAACCGCGCGGATGCTCGATTTCATCTGCACCGAAAACGAAGTCGAAATCCTCGGCGTGATCCGCGAGGCTTCCGGCAACAGCGATCCGAAGATCAACGATCGGCAGCGTGCTGCCGTTACCGAGGCCTTCGCGAAATAACCGAGGGTTACCTCGGCTATACCACCGGCGATCCGGCATAGGCACCGGATCGCTTTTTCTTTCGCTAGCTCCATCAGTAAATATTGACTGATCGGTGTTGACATGACAAAGGACGCATCATGCAGAAACAGCAGCAGGCAATCACCAACTCCCACCTCGACGCCATCAAGGAGATTCCCTTCGATGTTGCCTGGGCTGAAGGTGCGAGATTGGTGAACGGCGTGCGAACAGACAAGGAAGGCGTGACGGTTCTCACCGGCACCCACCCGGAACACGGCAATATCCACATCATCATCCCTGCGGTCGGACAAGGGCTCCTGCTCTTCCCGTTTGTAGTCCAAGATTTTTGATGCGATAAATAATCAATCAAAATTGATTTAACGGAGTGCGACATGAACAATGACATTGTGATCCTGCGCGAAGCGATCAAGAAGATCGTGCCGATGCTTGCTGGCAAAGGCCTGACCGTGACGCAAATGGGCACACAAGCCTATGTTCAGCCGCACCCCGTCACCGGTCTGCCCTGGCGCGTGAATATCCCTCTCCTGCCCGACAACGCCGAGCCGGAGTTTGTGTTCGCGATCCAGGGCTTCATCGACCATGAGGTCGCCCACGTCCTCTTCACCGACTTCCTGTTCAAGGCGCGCGACAAGTCGAAGCGCCTGCACAATTTGCATAACATCGTGGAAGACACGATGATCGAGCGGCTGATGAGCAACGAGTTCCCCGGCTCGAAGCGCAACATCTCCAAGCTCCGCGAATACTTCCTGCGCAACGTCACCGCGGCCGCGATCGCAAAGGCGCGCTCGAAGGAAGAAGAGTTCGGCTACCTGGTCGTCGTCTTGATGCGGGCGCTCGCCGGCCACGTCGAGTTCCAGGAATTCATGGACGACAACAATTACTGGGAGCATGAGCTGGTCAAGCCGTTCATGCAGCGCTTCCCGAAGGCGTCGCAAGACAAGATGCCGCTGCTTCAGACGACCGAGCAGACCTATGACATCGCGGTCGAGATCGAAGCCATTCTCTACCCGCCACCGCCGCCCGCCCCGCCGCAGCCGCCCGAGCCTGAAGAGCAGGACGATCAGGATCAGGGTGAAGGTTCTGATGACCAGGAGCCGTCGGAAGGCGAAGACGACAAGGATCATTCCGACGAACAGCAGACCGGCGACGGCGAAGGTGACGGTGAGCGCGAGCACACCGAAGACAACGACGATGCGTCGGGCGGTGAAGGCGAAAGCGAAGAGGAGAAGGATGACGATGCCGGCGACGGTGAAGACGAAGGTTCCGGCGCAGGCGAAGAAAAAGCCGACGATGAGGAAGGCGATGACGTCGCTCCCGGAACGAGCGCAGATGATGGCGACGACGATTCGGCTGACAAAGAAGATGCCAGCGACGAAGACAGCGATGGCTCGGCCGGTGAGCAGGACGACGCTGACGACGAGCCCCAGACCGGTAAGAGCTCCAGCTCGCCCAAAGAAGACGGCGATGATGATGCCGATGATCAGGGTGGTTCCGGCAACGGCGACGACGATGAGCATGACCAGGGCGAGGAAGGTTCTGATGAGCATGCTGACGCTGGGCAGGAAGCAGCGGATTCTGATGCAGAGGGTGAAGACCAGCCCGCTGAGATGGAAGATGGCGCCGATGAAAGCGGCGAGGCAGATCAGTCAGATGATGGCGAAAGCGGAAGCGACGCTGGAGGCTCTGGTTCCGATGATCAGTCCGAAGAAGATGGCGAAGACGACGAGGCGGGCGGCAACCCTCTGAACAACGTTGCCATCGAGGACGCCGGCAGCGATGAAGACGGTGAAGATGGCGAACCTGCCGAGGATGACGACACGCCGAGCGTCGAACTCGCCGGCATCGGCTACGATCCGAACCAGAACCCCTTCTCCGCAATGAGCGACGATGAGCTTGACGAGAAGGATATCTCGTCGGCGCTGGTCAAGATCATCGTCAAGGAAGCGATCTCGGCCTGCCGGGCTGCCGACTATTCGGTCTTCACCCGCGACTACGACATTATCAAGCCGCTCGAGGTGCCGGAAAACTTCAGCAGCAAATATATCGTGGAGCTCGAGGAGCAGACCCGCGCGCTGACCGGCGTGATGCAGAAGGATATCGAGCGCATGATGGCCGCCCAGGCGCGCGTCTTCAATGTCGCCGGTCAACGCTCCGGTCGCCTCAACAGCGCCGGCCTGCATCGCCTGACGGCCGGCGACGCGCGCGTGTTCTCGCGCCGTGAGGAGATCCGCGCGAAAGATACGGCTGTGGCGCTTCTGTCCGACTGCTCCGGCTCGATGAAGGGTCGCCCAATGGCAACGGCGCTGTCGGCCGCATACGCGCTTGCCTCGGTGCTTGAGCGCTGCAATATCCCCTCCGAGTGCATGGGCTTCACGACCGCGCAATCATACGGCAGCGGCAGCGTCATGTCGGAAGACCGGGTCCGGCAGTTCAGCGCCGACCTTATGAATGAGACGCAGAAGTCCGGCGTGCGCTTCTCGCGCACCGTGCCGATCTACATGCCGATCTTCAAGGACTTCAACGAGCGCATCAACGCCGACGTCAAGAAGCGCTTCGCCTATCAGCGCAAGAACCAGCCCTTCATGGGCGCAAACGTCGACGGCGAGTCCCTCGAATACGCTGCGATGCGCCTGGCGCGCCGCAAGGAGAAGCGCAAGGTGATCATCGTTCTGTCCGACGGCTTTCCTGCCGGCGCCAGGAACGACGACGAGCACCTGAAATACATGGTCGAGCGCCTGACCGGCATGGGTTACGACCTCGTCGGTATCGGCATCGAGTCCGACGCCGTCGAGCGCTTCTACGACAACCATATCGTCCTGCAGTCGGTCGACGAGCTGCCGCGCGCCGTTATGGGCGAGCTGAAGAAAATCCTCATGAAATGATCGGGTAATGCAGTCGGTCAGTAAAAACTGATTGCATCCCATCGCTACGCTTGTTAGTAAGTAAATATTGATTGAGAGCGACGATAGATCGCAAAATCGAACGGAGATAAAATGAGCGACGACATGATCACCTGCCAGATCGACGGCGGGAAAACACATTCCATCCGCATCTATCTCAGAGAGAACCATCCCGACTGGACGGTCGAGCGCTACAAGGAAGCCTATCCCGGCCAGCCGACGCTGTCTGAGCGTGGCAAGCGAGCCGCGCTGAAGGCCAAAGAGGCTGCTGATCGCAAGTCCGCTGCCGCATCCTTCCAGCCGGGCCAGGCTTTTGCCTTCGCAGAGCGCTCCCTCTCCGAAATCTTCGGCCTCGATGCGTCGACGGCGCTGTCATCGACCGGCAATCCGATCATGCTGCGCTGCCTGACCGAGCATCATCCCGAGGCTGACGCCTACGTCAACGACGTCGATGCCGACTACGTCTTCAATATCGACCTCGTCAAGAAAGTCTGCCTCGGCTTCGAGCTCGGCATGAACGTCTATCTCTGGGGCTATCACGGCACTGGCAAGACGACCGTGCTCGAGCAGTGCGCCGCCCGCACCGGCCGGCCGTTCTTGCGCGTCCAGCACACCGGCAACACCGAAGAGGCGCACATTCTCGGCCAGTATGTCGTCAAGTCCGTGCTCGTCGACGCTCAGGAGCTCGGCCCCGACGGCAAGCTCCACATCGTCAAGAAGCCGCAGACCGTCACCGAGTTTCAGTATGGTCCGCTGGCGATGGCGATGAAATACGGCATGGTCTACTGCGCTGACGAATACGACTTCGCCATGCCGTCGGTGATCGCGCTCTATCAGCCGGTGCTCGAGGGCAAGCCGCTCGTCATCAAGGATGCGCCGATCGATCAGCGCGTCATTCATCCGCATCCCGACTTCCGCTTCGTTGCGACCGGCAACACCAACGGCGTCGGCGACGAGACGGGCCTCTACCAAGGCACGATGATCCAGAACGCAGCCTCCTACTCGCGCTTCCACATCACCGAAGAGGTGAAATACATGGACGCCAAGCAGGAAAGCCTGGTGCTGCGCTCGAAGGCCGGGCTCGGCAAGGCCGACGCCGACAAGTTCGTCAAGGTCGCGAATTCGATCCGCGAGAGCTTCACCAAGGGCGAAATGTCGATGACGATCTCGCCGCGCGAGCTGATCACGGCAGCGTCGCTGACGATCGTCTTCGGTAACAATCCGACGCTCGGCTTCAAGCTCGCATTCGCCAACCGCTGCTCCCGCGTCGACCAGGTGACGGTCGAGCAAGTGCTGCAGAGGCACTTCGCATGACGATCGACCACAAGGAGAGCGTCGATCTGATCCGGCGTCTGTCCTGGTCGATCGCAAGAAAGCTTCATGGCAACGGCGCAACGTCGCTCAGCCATGAAGACGTCGAGCAGGAGCTTTGGCTCGTCTGGTGCCGCGCACGCGACACGTTCGATCCGACGCTCGGCGTGCCCTTCAAGGCCTATCTGATCGAGGGCATTCGCCGGTCGAAGCTTGCGATCAATCGCCAGATGTTCAAGCGCATCGGCGAGGAGCGCGCCCAGCGGCTCGACGCCCCGGTTGGCAACGACGGCGAAGGTGACAACCTGATCGACCTGATGCCCTCGAGCGCACCCTTGCCGGATGCGCAGGTGGATGAAGCCACCCACATCGCATGGGCGCTGAAGAAGCTGTCAGAGCGCACCGCGCTGTTCCTGAAGCTCCTCTACGAGCAGCCGCCCGAGCTCCTGGAGCAGATGCGTCTGCTGAAGGCGCGCGCTGAATACGCCAAGTCGATCGGCGCGCAGAACATTCTGATCAGCCACATAACGACGTCCTTCGTGTTTCGCCTGATGGACGCCGATCGCCCGGAACGCACGAAGATCCTCGCCGAGCTGCGCACGCTCTCCGAGAAGGTTCAAAGGACTGCCGCATGAACGCATTTATTCCGTCATTCGCGCCTGGCTGCTTCGGCTCCGCACTCGCATTCGAGGAGACGGCGCCGGTGTGCGCGGTCTGCGTCTTTGCTGAGACCTGCCGGCCGCTGCACTTTACCAATCTCGAGATCCTGCGAGAGCGCGTCGGCGTGAAGGGCAAGGGCTCGAAGAAGGCCAAGAACCCGCTCGCTGAAAAGCCAGCGGCGCATCCCGCCGAGCTGACGGTGCCGAAGAAGGTCATGGCGCTGATCGAGAAGCTCGACAGCTCCAACCTGCGCGTGACCGAGAATTTCGCCAAAGGCGTCAACCCGTTCGCCGGCTCGTCGGGCTTCCTGAAGATCGCCGGGCATCTGCTGCTCAAGATGCGCCAGCCGCTCGATCGCCACACGCTCGCCTATGCCTTCACGACGAAGCTCGGCTGGACCGAGGGCACGGCTGACAGTCACGCGCGCATGACGATCCAGGCGCTCACCCACATTGGCGCCGTCGACAATATCGACGGCCTGGTCACACTGAGGAGAGGCTGATGGCCGGCATTAGGGTGTTCTTCACCTGCGACTTCACCGAGCAAGGCCTGGTCGGCGCCGGCTACTTCGACATGGTGCTGGAGCATGAGCGCCGGCCCAGCCCCGATTTGCTGCAATATCTCGAGCGCACCATTCAATCCGCCTGCCAGCACCCGGTGCTGGTTCACCGTTGGGAAATGACGCCCGCGGTCACCAAAAGCGACATTTATCTGACCCATTCCCAGGAGTTGCCTATCAATGCACGCCATTCTCGCAGCCCGAACTGACTTCTCACTCGGCGAAAGCATTCTCAACGCCGGGAAGCTGGTCGATATCGCCAAAGAGCAGGGCGCCAAAGCCGTCGCGATCACCGACACCATGAGCGTGACCGGCATGATCGACTTCTCCAACCGCGCCAAGAAGGCTGACGTCAAGCCGATCATCGGCGTGCGTCTGCGCCTGTCGGAAGATCCGGCCTGGCGTCCGGCCAAGGGTCAGAAGAAGAAGCACATGCCGCCCGAGCACTTCATCACCGCCTACGTGCTGACGGAGACCGGTCTGAAGGCGATCTACCGGCTGCTCAGCAAGGCCAATGCCGGCGACACCGAGGACGCGGCCGGCAACAAGGTGCCTGGGCGTTTCTACTATACGGCCAAGCTCGGCTATGACGATCTCTGGGAAGAGTTCGAAAAGCTAGGCGCCGGCCACCTGGCTGTTCATCTCGGCGACACGCACGGCGTCATCATGCGCCCCGACGCCGAAGCGATCTGCGCCAAGCTCGTCGATTATCTGCATCCCGATTACGTGTTTGCGCCGCTGATCCCTGTCGATACGCCATATTTCGGCGCGCTCAACAAGCGCTCGCTGGATCTCGTCGCGCGTTTCAAGGCTCGCCCGCTCGTCGTGCGCCCCGCCTATTACGAGGCCGAGCAGGCTGACGCTCACGAAATCATGTCGGCGATCTCCAACGGCAACAAGATTTCCGACGGCTGGCACAAGTCGAATTGGAATAGAGATTTCCACGTTCTGAAGGCAGCCGACCTCGGCGCTGAAGTCGTCAAGGCTGCAAAGCACGTTGCGCTGCGCGGTGTCGTCGGCGCCGGCGCTCACTTCAAGCAGGGTCTGGCAAACACCGACTGGCTGGTCGATACGGTCGAATACACCTGGTCGAAAGCGCCCGTCTCGCTGCCGGTCATGGCGCCGGACGAATTCGGCAAGCTGGTCGAGGAGTGCAAGCTCGGCTGGAAGGAGCGTTTCAGCCAGGAGAGCTTCGGGCACAAGCCGGCGCCGCAAGAGCTGGTCGATCTCTACAAGCCGCGCCTGGTCTATGAGCTCGAGGTGCTGAAGAAGCTGTCCTTTGCGGGCTACTTCCTTTTGGCGCAGGACGTCGTGCGCTTCGCCAAGTCGAACGGCATTCTCGTCGGCCCTGGTCGCGGTTCTGTCGGCGGCTCGCTCGTTGCGTATCTGATGGGCATTACCGATTGCGACCCGATCCGCTTCGGGCTGCTCTTTGAGCGCTTCATCAACCCTGAGCGTCTCGACCTTCCCGACGCCGACCTCGACTTCATGTCGACACGCCGGCACGAGGTCGTCGATTACCTCATCCAGAAGTTCGGCGAGAAGCGCGTCGCCGGCGTTTCGAACTTCGGCACGCTCGCTGCTGCATCCTCGATCCGCGACGTCGGCCGCGCCTTCGAGATCCCGGAGAAGGAATATTCGATCTCCAAGCTGGTGCCGAAGAAGCACGGCGCCAACGTCAAGCTGCCGGTGTGCCGCGAGGAAGTCGCCGAGATTGACGAGTTCGCCGGCAAGTATCCCGGCCACTGGGATATCATGGAGCGCATCGAAGGCACGATCCGCAATATGAGCCAGCACGCGTCCGGCATCGTCGTCGGTGGCGTCGATCTCGAGGAGCGCGCCGTCATCGAGCGCCGCAAAGGCGACAGCGCCGTCGTCTGCTGGGATAAGCGCATCGTCGAGGATCAAGGCCTGGTCAAGCTCGATATCCTCGGCCTATCCACGCTCGATCTGATCGCGCTGGTGCTGCGCTACATCTTCGAGCGCCACGCCAAGAAGATCAATTTGATGAAGGTGCCGCTCGACGACCAGGCGGTGCTGAAGAATTTCGCCGCAGGGCTCACCACCGGCGTCTTCCAGTTCGAAAGCGCTGGCATGCGCAAGCTGCTGCGCGAGCTTGGCGCCGACGGCACCATCACCTTCGACGATATCACCGCGGCGACCGCCCTCTACCGCCCTGGCCCGATGGAGTCAGGCATGATGGACAGCTACTATCGGCGCAAGCAGGGCAACGAGACGGTCGATTACGACCACCCGCTGATGGAAGCGGTGCTGAAGGACACTTTCGGCGTCATCGTCTACCAGGAGCAGGTCATGAAGATCTCGCAGGTGATCTGCGGATATTCCGGCGCCGACGCTGACAAGCTCCGCAAGATCATGGGTAAGAAATTGCCCGAGGAGATGAAAAAGGAGCGCGGCAAGTTCTGCGACGGCGCGGTCAAGACGATCGGCTGCACCGAGGATTGGGCAGGCGCGCTGTTCGACAAGATCGAAGGCTTCGCCGGCTACGGCTTCAACAAGAGCCACTCGGTCGAATATTCGCTGATCTCCTGGCAGTCGATGTGGTTGAAGACGCACTATCCGGTCGAGTTCTTCGCCGCAGCGCTGACGCAGATGGACGAGGACAAACTGCCGGCGCTGCTGCGCGATGCAGGGCGCTTTGGCATCGACGTCAACATGCCCGACATCAATATCTCCACCGATCGCTTCGAAATCGTCACCGACGTCCGGCTGGTCATGCCATTCCAGCGCATCAAGGGAATCTCGGGCACGACCACCACCGCGATCCTGGCCGCGCGCACAGCCGTCGACGAGAAGACAGGCAAGCCGGTCGGTCCCTTCCAGAATAAGGCCGACTTCCTGGCGCGGGTCAACAAGACCAGGTGCAACAAGCGGCACCAGGAGAACCTCGATCTCGTCGGCGCATTCTCGCGCATCGAGCCTGGGCAGCTCGGCCCGAACGACCCAAGCCGCATCCGCGACCAGCTCGAGCTCCTGCCCGGCCTGGTGACGGCGACCGTGCCGGTGCCTCGATCGATGGAGAACGACAAGGCGACAAAGGAAGCGATCGCCGAGGTGATCGACGATTACAAGGCGGATCTGTCGGAAGACGGCATTATGGTGCAGCCGCATTTCGGCAAGCAAGCGCAGTTCATGATCATCACGGATGCGCCGAACAATCCGGAAGAGCAGGAAGGCATGATGTCGATCGGCAAGGCCTCGGCGCCGGTCATCGATGCGCTGATGAACCATCAGCTCGACCGCAAATCCTTCTATTGGACGGCGCTGCTCAAGCGACCGAAGGCGGGCAAACAGATTTCGCCGGAAGAGATCCGCATGTATCTGCCCTACCTCGAGCGCGAGATCAACGTCCTGCGGCCGCCCATCATCGTGCTGCTCGGCACGAGCGTCGTTCGCCACTTCCTGCCCGACTTCAAGGGCAAGACCTCCGAGGCGGCCGGCAAGATCGTCTATCACAAGGAGCTCGATGCGAACCTGGTGATCGGCTTCAATCCTGGCGAAATCTACTATTCGCCCGAGAAGCAGGAGCTGATGGAGGACGTGTTTGCGTCCGTCATCGATCTCCTCGACTGACCACCCGCAAACCGCGCTGACAAGCGCTATTCTAGTGCAGCAGATCAAAGGAAACGATCATGAGCGAAGAAACGGAAGAGAAGAAGGCGCACAACAAGATCACGGTGCGCAACTATGTCGAAACGGCCAAGCTCAAGGAGGATCTCGGCTATTCGCTGGTCGACCTCTCCGGCGCCCAGGCCCAGCAGGCGCAGCTCTTTGCCCATTACGGCGTCCAGGCAGCCAAAGCCGCGCGCCAGGTGGACAACATCAAGCTGCTGCTCGAAAACACCGAGGCGGCCGTCTACCGCGTCATTCGCGACCAGGCGGTGAAGGCCGGCGAGAAGGTCACGGAAGCCCTGCTTGACAAGCTGGTGACGCGCCATGAGCGTGTGACGGCCGTCAAGAAGGCGCTGAACGAGGCCAAACAGATCGAGGCGATCGCCAAGACTGCGGTTGAAGCCTTCCGACATCGCAGAGACATGCTTGTCCAGCACGGCGCCACCGAGCGCGAGGAAATGAAGGGCGAGCTCGTCACCAAGCTGCGCTCCGGCCGCGAGGAAGACCTGTCCAATCTCAAGGCCGGCTATCTCGAGCGGATCAAGCAGAACGCCGCATAAATTTTTCGTCATCCGACGATTTTTCGTCTATCTAACAGTCAGTCAATATTGACTGACTTCAACCGCGGAGCCCTCGCATGAAATTCTCTCTTGAAGACTTCCTCGCCTCCCTGCGCAAGCTGTTTGGTCGCGAGCAGTCCGTCGACAATATCCTGAAGCCGATCACGAAGATCACCAACAAGCTCGCCAAGCACGAGCGCGTCCAGAACCGCGAGCGCACTCGCCGCCTGGAAGCTGCCGAGCGTGCCCGCAACGCCGCGATCGCCGCTGAAGCAGCCGCTCGCCGTGCTGCTGAAAAGCGCTCGAAGATCCTCGACACCTTCGCCTGAAAAATCTTCGATTTTTCTAACGCAACCCGACCGAAAACTGTCTATTCTTACTTAGCGATTTAGCGATTTCGCTAATAGCAAGCACGAACCGACAAAGCACCAAGCTCACAGCCTCGAAAAAGGAAAACTCGAAATGGCTCTCTCTCCCGCACTGCAGAAGCTCGTCGCCAATGGCGCCAACAAGTATCAGCGCTCCACTGGCGAGCGCATCAAGCCGAAGGAAGGTATCAACCGCTACCGCATCCTCGTGCCCGACGTGAACGCGCAGTTCTGGGCCGACCTCGGCGTTCACTGGATCAAGCCGGAAGTTGATGGCAAGGGCAAGCCCATCGCCGTCGTTGGCTGCTCCGACGTCTGCTTCGGCCAGCCCTGCGAAATCGACACGGCGATCAACGCGGCGCTCTCCGGCGCGATCGACGAAGACTCCAAGAAGCTCTACGAAAGCTGGCGCGCTCGCAAGACCGTCCTGCTCAACGTTCTCGACCGTTCGAAGGGCTCGACCGATCCCGACAAGGTGCAGATCCTCGAGATCACGACCGGCACCTTCGGCGCCATCCTGAACATCGTCCAGCAGTATGCCGAAGAAGGCGAAGACATTCTCGACGCGACCGTCGGCATGGATATCTCGATCAGCCGCAGCGGCAAGGGTCTGCAGACCGAATACACGGTCAACGTCGCGCCCGGCAAGTCCCAGCCGGTCACGAAGGCTCACCTGAAGGACGTTCACAACCTGACCGACCACATCAACAAGGAATTCTTCCGCGGTGATGAGCAGAAGGCGCTGAACTTCATCGGTCAGGTCGCCCAGGTCAACCTCCCGCGCCTCGGCAACAAGACGCCGACCGCAGCACTCACCTCGAAGGCCGCCCAGGTCGATCCGGACGTTGATGCCGATGCACTGGCTGACGCTGCCGATCTCGACGACGCCCCGCCGTTCGACACCGAAGAAACGGCACCGGTCACCAAGGCCGCTGCCCGCACTGCTCCGTCCAAGCCGGCTGTTGTCGAAGAAGATGCCGTCGTCCTCGACGACAATGACATCGACGACGTCCTCGCTGACCTGGACTCCATCTAAGTCGTCACTGCGCCGCGCGTTCACGCGCAGTGATCTCTGGCCCGGCACGTCGCGCTGCCGGGCCTGTTCGTCAGGAGGTTGCACCCCTGTCTCCCGTTGTTCGCTCGCAACCTCCTGACGCCCCTTCCCCGAGATAAAGGCTTAGAAATGTCCCGCTATTTGCTGATCGACGGCATGAATATTGCTCATGCGGCCAACAACGCCAAACCGCTGAAGGTGGGCGAGGTTCAGGTTCAAGCCATCTTTCACTTCGTCAAGATCGTCCGCAAGCTCGTTGCAGCCTACCCGACCGCGAAGCCCGCGGTGCTCTGGGATGGCGCCAGCTGGCGTTACATGGATTTCCCGGACTATAAGTCCGCCCGCAAGAAAGAAGATACCGCGACCGCAATCAAGGCGGCCGAAATGAAGAAGATCGCTGAGAGCCAGATCCCGGCGATCAAGAAGGCGATGCAGCTGATCGGCATGCCCCAGGTGCGCGCGTCGAACATGGAGGCTGACGATCTCGCAGCAATCATGGGCGATCGCTACGCGGCCAAGGGCGGGCGCATCGTGCTCGTCTCCGGTGACAAGGACTGGGTGCAGCTCGTCAACGACCGCATCATCTGGCTCGATCCGATCAAAGATCGCAAGATCATGAAGCCGGCCGACATGGAGACGGCGATCGACGTCAAGCTCGACAGCTTCGAGCAGTTCGTGGAAATGAAGTGCCTGGCCGGCGACCAGGGCGACAGCGTGCCCGGCGTCGGCGGCATCGGTGAGAAAGGCGCGATCGAGTTTCTCAACACCTATGGCTCGACGTCGAATTTTTCCAACATGCTGATCGACAAGACGCTCGATCCGAAGAAGGTCTTGAAGAAGTTCCGCGACTTCGCCGAGAGCGAGGAAAAGCAGATGATCTTCCAGCGCAATCGCAAGCTGATGGATCTGCGCACGCCGCTGCGCCCCGAGCCGATCAATCTGCGCGTCGACGCCGGCGAGCCTGATCTCGAGCGCTTCCGGACCTTCTGCAACCGGCTGATGTTCCGCTCGATCGCCAGCGATCTGAAGAGCTGGATCTCGGTCTTCCCCGCATTTCACTATCTGCAAGAGGAGCTCGCAGCTTGATCCCGACCTTTCTCATCTACTTCATCGCCGCCTGGCTCTACCTGGTCGGCGCCGTCGTGACGCTGTTCATCGGCGCCGGCATCAAGAGCCTCTACCGCTGGCGCCTGGCGCTCGCCGCGCTCTTCTGGCCGCTCACCTGGGCCTATATCCTGATCGCCGCTGCGATCGACATGCTCAAGGATCGTCGGCATGCAAACTGAAGCAAACCCCAAGGGCGAGCCGAAGCGGGCGCTCGAGCAGGCCATCAGCAAGATCGGCAAGGCTTACGGCGATCTGCTGCGCGTGGCTGAAAAGCACGGCCACGAAATCGGCCAGACGGACTACGACAAAGCCCGGTTCTTCCTCGACAGCACGATCGGCAAGATCTGGGAGAAGATCGACGTGGTGCGCGACGTTGCCAAGGCGACGAACGGCGATTTCTCGCTCGACAGCATCGAGCTGCCGGAGACCGAAACCCTGCAGATCAGGACGGCGACCGGTGTGAAGGAATGGCAGGTGCCGAAAGGAGCGCCCTTCGCGACGCCGGCTGTTATGCCCGTTGTGCCGGCCGGCCCGATCGACGCCTCGAGAATGGACGGCCGATCCCTGGCGCAGGCCATTGGCGGGCGCCTCACAAAGCAGGCTAAGGCCGCGATTCCGCGTCCGACGCAGTCAGTCAATACTGACTTAGACGACGACCTTGGCCCAACAGATACGTCATTTGAGGATGACGGTGCAGACTTCATCGACGAATAGGAGAAAAACGATGGCATCAGCAGCAGATATCGCAGCGTCACTCGCAGGGGCGATCGGCGCAAACGACGAAGAGGTGACGGTCACGCAATTCCTGCCGTCCGGCTTCCCGCCGCTCGACCACGCATCCAATGCGAGCTGGGATCAGGGCGCTTTCCCCGTCGGCCGCATGATCGAGATCGCCGGCCCGCCCTCCTCCGGCAAGACCGCGCTCGCAACGGCAGCTATGGCCGGCGCCCAGGCAATGGGCGGTATTGCCGGCTTCATGGATCACGAGCGCTCGTTCTCGCTGAAGCTGGCGCCGAAGCTCGGCCTCGACGTTACGCCGGGACGCTTCATTTTCAAGACACCGAAGACCTTCGAGGAAAGCCTGCAGATTTGCGTGGTTGCGGCCAACCATATCCGCAAGAACAAGCTGATCAAGAAGGACGCGCCGATCTGCTGGGTGTTTGACTGCCTGGCCGCAATGGTGCCGCAGTCGGCCTATTACGAAATGAAGAACGGCAAGGTCGTCGGCGTCAAGTCGCTCGAGGATCGCAACATGAACGACAACACGGCGCTTGCCCGTGCCACGTCGAACGCCTTCCCTGCGTTCTCGCAGCATTGTGAAGAGCTCGGCATCTGCGCCATCTTCCTCAACCAGATGCGCACCGATTTGAACGTCAAGTTCGGCGATCCGCGCAAGACGACGGGCGGCAACGCTCCGGCATTCTACTTCTCGCAGCGCCTTTGGCTGTCGGCCGCCCAGATCAAGAAGGGCACCGAGATCATCGGCATGGAAGTCACCGGCTCCTACAAGAAGAACAAGATCGCACGTCCGTTCCAGACGGCCGCCTGGCGCTTCATGTTCCAGGAAGACGGCACCGGCAAGTTCGACCGGCAGCGCTCGCTGGTGGAGTTCCTCGAGACGAACGGCTTCCTGCCGAAGGCCAAGCCCGGCTTCGTGACGTTCGACGGCAAGACGATCGCGAAGGAAACGCTCGCTCGGCAGATCGAAAGTGAAGGCGAAACTGGCTTCAAGCGGCTGATGGCGCTACTGCCGGCCAACTTCGAGCCGCCTGTCGTCGCCGAAATCGACGCCGACTTTGACGAGGACGCCGATCCTATCGCGGCGTAATCGCTAATTAGCGAAAATTGCCGTTCAACTCCGATGAATTCCAGTCTATTAAAGAAGCAAATCAGCGGAGACGAACATGAAGGTAATTTCGATCTGGCAGCCGTGGGCGACACTTATCGTCCACGGCTACAAAAGGTTTGAGACACGAACCTGGGCGCCGCCCAAATCAGTGATTGGTCAGCGCATCGGTATTGCCGCGACAAAGAACGTTCTGCCAAAGCAGCTCGAAGCCTTCAACGATCCGGAATTCCAGTTCTTTTGGGATTTGCTCGACGAAGATTGGCAGTTTGAGGATCTCAAGCGCGGCTATCTGCTCGGCACGGTTCTGCTCGACAGCTTCGAGGAGATCACCGAGGAGTTCATCGCCGATATCACGCGCGAAGAGAAGGCATACGGCTGGTATCAGGGTGGTTTTGCCTGGCGCCTGAAAGAGCCGCAGCTCCTCGAGCACCCGATCCCGATCAAAGGCGCGCAAGGTCTTTATGAATGGAAGGGCTTTGAAAATGGCGCGCAAGCCGAAAGTGCCGACAACAATCGTCCGCCGCGGCCGACGAATCTACGGCCACATCTATCACTTTGCCAATAGAGACGTTTACCTCGCCGCCCGGAAGCTCGATCAGATCTTCCGGTTCGGCGAGAAGTGCAACTCGGATGCGCTGCGCAAGGACGTCGCGGCCTGGGCGCTGGATGAGGAAACTATCACCGAGCTGCGCCTGATGAAGATCGTCTGGGTTGGCGTTCGCGTAAAGCAGAACAACGACATCTACATCACCCGGATCGAAAACTTCTTTGACAGCAAGAAGACCAAGTTCCTGAACTTCGAACGCCGCGGCGGGGCCGCGCAGCGCTACCTTCCCCTGAAGCATTTCAAGCACATTCCCGGCGCCGTTAAAATCCGCTGAAGAGTCAGTAAAAACTGATTGCGTCCCTATCTGCGACGCGCTATTCAAGCATTAGTCAGTCAATAATGACTTACAGGAGATTTAATGTTTTACCGCATCATTTCGGCGGGCGGCGCGCTCGGTGTCGCCATTGCGATCGTCAATGTGGCGCCTGTCGCCTGGGCTGCAAATCAATGGGATACCTGCGTGGTTATCCTCGCCGCAAACCTCACCGTCTTGCGTTGGGTGCTCGATGCAATCGAGGGAGAGAAGAGCAAATGAGCTACGTCGTCATTTCGGACCTTCACGCGCACAAGTGGTCGACCTTCTCGACCTTCACGACCAATGGCGTAAACAGCCGTCTGCAGATTATCCTCGACGAGCTGTTGCGCGCCGCGCAGGCCGCTAAAACGATTGGCGCCGAGTTCATCATCTGCGCCGGCGACATTCTGCACGTCCGCGGCTCGATCGACCCTGAAGTGCTCAATCCGCTCCAGGCTGTCATCAAAGAGATCCTCGACATGGGCCTCGATATCTACGCGATACCAGGCAATCACGACCTGGCCGGCAAGGACACGACGGCGCTCGGCAACGCGATCAACACGCTCGCCGAGACGAAGAGCGATCACGGTGACTTCCATGTCTACAATGAGCCGAGGGGTGTCACGCGGAACAATCATCATGTGGCGATGGTCCCGTATCGCATGAAGACGGAGCTTCTGCTCGCTGATCTTGCCGAGCTCGCGAAGCACCCTCATAAAGCCGAAATGGACGTCTTCATTCACGCCGGCATTGATGGCGTCCTGCCTAACATGCCCGATCACGGGCTCACCGGCGAAATGCTGGCTGACTTCGGCTTCCGCAACGTCCTTGCCGGCGACTATCACAATCACAAGCAGGTTGTGCCGGGCGTCTGGTCGATCGGCGCAACCACGCATCAGACCTGGGGCGACGTCGGCAGCAAAGCCGGCTTCCTATCGGTCGATGACAATGGCGCCGTTGCCTTCCATGCGACCCACGCGCCGCGCTTCGTCGATGTCAGCGGTATGGATGAGGCTGACATGGCGCTTGCGGCCGACGGCAACTATGTCCGCTTCTCCGGCCCAGAAATGACCTCGAGCGATATCGCCGAGCTGCGCAAGTTCCTCGAGGACGCCGGCGCCGAAGGTGTCGTTATTATGGCGCCGAAGAAGGTTACGGCGACCGCACGTAGCGGCACGCCCAAGACCGGCACCGTCACCGTCGATGAGTCCGTCGCCAACTTCATCGACGAGGCCAAGGATATCTCGACGCTTGTCGACCGCGCCCGGCTGAAGGTCGAGTGCGCCGAGGTGCTCAACGCTGCCAGAGCGGTCACTGAAGACGCCTGAAGATACCCTAGCGCAGACGCGCTAGTGTGTATCATGTCGTTGAAATAGCAGAGGAAATACATCATGCAGCTTTACAGTATCACCTACGACCAGGTCACGCAGATTTCGACCTTCGACGGCAAGGGCAACAAGATCGGTGATCGTGAGGAGCGCATTCGCGTTTCCATGCACGATCTGCCGCTCCAGACGGCGCAGATGTATCGCGGCAAGATGACCGGCTTGAACTTCGTCATGACCGCGCAGACGGCGATCTCGAATGAGCAGCCGCGCAGCCACAAGCGCGATCGGCGCGATTACAGCGCGTCCACGCAGAGCGCAGCGGCTCGTCCCGCCCAGCCTTCGAAACAGCAGCAGATCAACCAGGCCGCCGCAACCGGCGACCTGACGGCTGCGCTCAACAACAGGAGCAAGTGATGGAGCTCAAGGAGCATCTTATCGCTGCCAGAGCACTGATCGCCGATGAGGGTGATTGGGGCCAGGGTGAGGATCGTTGCCGCGCTTGCGCGCTCGACGCCCTTCGCATCGAAGAGGACATGACCGACGACGATCCGCGTGCGATCAAGGCGACCGAGGCACTTAGGCTCGCATTGCCGGCGTCCTTCACGGATGACCCGAATAACTGGAACCATCCGGTTGCCCAATTCAACGATCGTTCGGAGACGCGCCATGCGGACGTGCTGGCTCTTTACGACCGAGCGATCGAGATGGCCGGGGTTTAAGTGATGGCTGACTGGATCGTTCAGACGCGCGGCAAGTATCGCGGGCGCATTGGCGTTGTCGACCTCGATCTTGCCGATGAGGGTGGTTTCGTCACTGCTCGTTTTGGTTCTGACGGCCCGGTCGCGACGCTCGCACCTACCTCCATCCGCAAGGCAACCCAATCCGAGATCGCCGAGAAGCTTGGCTGTAAGCCGGCCGATCTGCCCGACTATTTGAAGAGGTCACACCCAGAATGAAATTCACCTCCATAACCATCGAGAACTTCATGGCGATCAGCAACGCCACGTTTGCTCTCAACGACCGCGGCCTGACGCTCATCCAGGGCGTCAATCTCGACGATACCTCGGCGATGTCGAACGGCGCCGGCAAGTCCTCGATCTTCGATGCGCTCTGCTGGGCGCTGTTCGGCGTGACGGCGCGCGATGAGACTGGCGACGCTATCGTCAATGAGAAGGCCGGCAAGGGCACGCGGGTCGTGATCGAGATCAACGACAACGGCCACATGTTCCTGATCGCGCGCCATCGTAAGCACAAGCAGCACAAGAACGCCCTGATCGTCAGCCACCTGCCGCCGACGCTCGGCGCCGCCTGGGGCGATCTAACCAAAGGCACCGACAAGCTGACGCAGGAGGTGGTCGACAAGATCCTCGGCTGCTCGCTCGACGTCTTCATCGGCTCGATCTACGCCGGCCAGGAGCGCATGCCCGATCTGCCCGGCATGACCGACAAGCAGCTCAAGATCCTCATCGAGGAGGCGTCCGGAGTCACCGTGCTCGAGCAGGCCTACGCCGAGGCGCGTGAGCGTGCGCAGAAGAAGAAGCTCGCCGCGCAGGGCGTCATCCAGAGCCACGAGACGACGACGGCCAGCAAGGCTGCGACCGAAGACAATCTGCGCAACGCCGAGGCGCAGCATAAGACCTGGGAGGATGAGCGCCAGGTGCGGATCACCCAGGAGACCGGCTATGCGCGCGACTATGTGCAGAAGGTTCGGGCGACCGAGGCGCTGATCCAGGCCGAGCCGACCAAAGCCGAGCTCGAGATGCGGATCAAGGATCTCGACGACAAGGTCGCAGCCGTCGGCCATGAGCAGCAGAAGCTCGCCGATCTCTCCAAGTTGGTCAATGACGCCGATCACGTCGCCTACCGGCTGGATGACCAAATGAAGACGGCGCACGCGAGCGCGCTGAAGCACAAGGCTGATCTGGAAGGGATCAACCACAAGGTCGGCTGCCCGTGTGACGGCTGCGGGCGCGAAATTACTGCTACGGAGATCTCCGCGGCCGCCGATGGGGTGAAGCGCGAGCTGACCGCGAAAGCGAACGAATACAAGACGCTCAAGTCTGCGCTGGAAGCTGCTCTCAAAGACACAGAGAAGCGCGCTGAAGAGCGGGACGCGTTCAAAGCGTCAATGACTGATCTCAGCGAAGCCACGACGCTCAGAAGCGAGCTGCAAGCGAAACTGAACGAGGTTAACCGCCTGCTGCAGCTGAAGGAGAACGACACGATCCGGGCGCGGCAGCACGCCGAGCGCGCGAAGGGTATCAAGACCGAGGTCAATCCGCACGATCGCACCATCGAGCGCTTCAAGGGACAGATCGAGGAGCTCGAGCAGCGGCTCACAGACCTCGCCGGCGAGAAGGAAAAGGCCGATACCGACGTTGCGCACGCCGAAGCGGTTGTGAAGGTCTTCTCGCCGGCAGGGGTCCGCGCCCACATCATGGACGAAGTGACGCCGTTCCTCAACCAGCGCACGGCGCATTATCTCGGCATCCTGTCCGACGGCAATATCAGCGCCACCTGGACGACGCTCGTGCCGAACGCCAAAGGCGAGCTGAAGGAGAAGTTCTCGATCGAGGTCGAGAATAACCTGGGCGGCAAGCGGTTCGGCCTGCAGTCGGGAGGCGAGAAGCGCAAGGTCCGGATTGCATGTGCTCTTGCGCTGCAGGATCTCGTGGCGACCCGCGCGCAAAAGCCGATCGATCTCTTCCTCGGCGACGAGATTGACGACGCGCTCGACGAAGCCGGGCTCGAGCGGCTGATGCAGGTGCTTGAGGAGAAGGCCAAGGAGCGCGGCTCGGTCTTCGTGATCTCGCACCGGTCGCTGCGCGACTGGATTCCCCAGGTGATCGAAATCGAAAAGAAGGACGGCGAGACGACCGTCAGAGAGGTAGCGGCATGAAGAAGGCTTGGCGCAGATTGTTGTCACTCTTGCGGATCGAACGAACCTGCAAGAGCGGACACGGCCACTCCTGGGAGTTCAACTGGGATATGCATCCGTCATTTTGCATTCGTTGTGGCCTTCGCCACGATGATCGCTTCAATCGTGAGGATGCAGCATGATCAGGCTGATGAACAATTGCGGCAAACACGCCGTCGAAGCCTTGCGTTACCTGTCAAAGCACGAGCGTCCGATCGGCGGCGAGCAGACGTTTAACGCCATCGACCTGCTCTATACCGCCGACTTTCTGGAGCGTGAGTTGACGCGCCTGGAAATCACCGACCAAATGGTCGAGCGCGCGGCAAAGGCGCTCGAGAAGAAGATCAAGCAATCCAAATACGAATGGACTGACGAGCAATTCGAGATCTGGTGGAACAAAGATCCGTATTTTGTCAGCGCCGAAACGAGCTGGGGCGACGCGTTTGGGCGCGGCACCAGAAAGAATCGTGCGCTCTGGGAAGCCCGGATTATCCTTGAGACGGCGCTGGTGAAGGCATGACGGATATCATTGATGCCCTCGCCTATCGCTTCTGGTCGGTGCATCCCAAGGACATCGACGAGTGGGAGAAGACAGCACCCAAGATGCCCGAGGGCTACAAGGGCGGCATGCGCGCCTGGTTCTATGCTTGCGAGATCCGCAAGCTGGTCGAATTCGACAGCGACGTGGCGCCGGCCGGATCTGGCGACCTGGCCGAGCTGCTCAAGTTCGCTTTCGCGGCCGGCCTGGGTAAGCACCCGGTCGACATGAACACCAAAGAGCGGCTGCGGTTCAAGGATTTCACGCCCTGCCCGCGCAGCACGTTCCAGCGCGTCGAGGCTGCCGTCGAAGGTAATGTTCTTTGGCGCTTTTGGAGGAAGCGGGCGGGCGAGCTGGCCGCAAAGAAGGGAGAGGCAGCATGATCCCTCGTGAAATCACAACCCTCAAGCGGCGACTGATCCGCGAAATCAAGGCAATCGTTCTCCCTCATCTTTGGGAGAGTGGTTACAGAACGCGCATTGATCCGAAAGGCGATCGTCTTTCCAAGGAGAACTCACGTCCTTGGAAGATTTGGTGTCCTCGTGACAAGAATGGAAAACCAAAAGAACAGGTTTTTCATTTGGGCGGCAGCATTCTGGACGAATTCGAGGGTCTTTCTGAGGACGGTCCCGTGAGCGAATTCTATGTCGGCGCGGTGTGGATTGGCTGGGGCGCATTGCCTGTGGAAGATCTCATCAAGCTCAAAGCTTGGTGCTTGAAAAGGTTCGCGGCCCAAAAGGTGGCAGCATGAGCGGCAATCTCTACCAGCTCCAAACGACCGCTCGCCCAGGTCAGATCATGACCATCGCCGGCCCGTATGACACCTATGGTCGGGTGATCAAACTGCAGGACAGCGGCTTCCACCTGATCCGCGGCCTCGGGCACCAGAAGCCATCGGGATTGACGATCTCCAAGTAACTTTTTCGAAATACCGAGGCCAAACTGACTATTCAGCAGTCAGTAAACATTGACTAACGAGGAATGAATGCCGCCCAAACCCACCAAGACGCCGATCAGCGCCGAGGAAAAGGCTCTGACCGAGCGCGCCGGCAAGCGATTGCTGGAAGCGCTCAAGAACATCGACGAGCCTTTTGCCGTTGAAGGCATGCACACGCGCCCCGTCATGAAGCAGGACGCGACCGACCGTCCCGGCTATCGCCAAAAGCCGCTGCTGCCGAAGTCCGAGCACTTCCTGGCCGACTTCTATCTCGGCGCCAAGGGCCAGCTGATCTTCAAGGCGGTGCCGACCGAGACCAAGGAATATGATTGGGCTGATGTCGACGAAGCGTCGATGGACGCGGTCTTCCCCCTGGTCGGCTCGTCCCTGGCCGAGGCGCTCGATATCACCGAATGCGAGGACTTCCGCGCGATCGTCACGACGATGAAGGCGCGCATCCTCAAGGAAGATGCGGACGCAGCAGCCGCTGCGCTCGAGGAGAAGAAGGAGGCTTCGAAAGCCTATGAAACTAACCCCAATTTTGGAAGGTTCTGACACATGAAGATCAAGATCGCCGGGCTCGACGGCTCGCTTCGCAATTTCGGCATCGCCAAGATGCTCTACGATGTCGACACCGCGGAGCTCTCGGTGCTCGATCTCAAGCTGATCGAGACGGAGAAGGAGCAGACCAAGAAGATGCGCGCATCTTCTGACACCTTCGAGCGCGCCAAGAAGCTCGCGGCTGAGGCCAACGAGTTCACCAAGGACTGCATCATCACCTTCGCCGAAGTGCCGTTCGGCGGGAAGAGCTACGACGCCGTGCTCGGCTTCGGGATCGTGATCGGCGTCTATGCCGGCCTCGACGTCGTGCCGGAAGAAGTGGCGCCGGCGCAGACGAAGATTGCAGCTGTCGGCACCCGCACCGCCTCGAAGGAAGAAATGATCGATTGGGCGTTCCGGCTCTATCCGGACGCGCCGTGGCTGACGACGAAGCGCGGTGGCGTCATGGTGCCCACCCAGAAGAACGAACACCTGGCCGACGGCGTCGGTGTCGTGCATGCCGGTATCAAGCTGCCGAGCTTCCGGCAGGCTGTGCAGATCCTCGCGGCGAGCCAAAAGGCAGCGGCATAATCTGCGTAAAATTCAAGCCTATGCAGTCAGTCAATATTGATTTAGCATAGGCACCCTTTCAAATCCAAGATCACGAGACACGCCATGCTGTTTGAACGCCAGGTCGAGCGTTTGCCCGACCATTACCCGTGGACCCAGGACTACATCGAAGCGATGCAGGACGGCTTCTGGACCGCGAAGAAATTCACCTTCGACACCGACAAGACCGACTACGAGCTGAACCTCTCCGAGGCTGAGCGCCAGATGGTCACGCGCTGCCTCGCGGCAATCGCCCAGATCGAGGTCTCAGTGAAGGAGTTCTGGAAGCGCCTCGGCGATCATCTGCCGCATCCCTCGATCAAGGATCTGGGGATCACGATGGCCTATATCGAGGTCATCCACAACAACGCCTACGAGAAGCTCCTGAAGAAGCTCGGCCTGATCGACGTCTTTAAGGAGAACATGAACGTTCCGGCCGTCGCCGGCCGCGTCGGCTATCTCAACAAGCACGGCGAGCGCGTCTATACCGACAATCGCAAGCAATACATCTACAGCCTGATCCTTTTCACGATGTTCGTGGAAAATGTCAGCCTTTTCAGCCAGTTCTACGTGATCCTCTGGCTCAACCGCTTCCAAAACGTTCTGAAGGATGCCGCGCAGCAGGTGAAATACACCCGCAACGAGGAGCTCCTGCACGCCCAGGCCGGCGCCAAGATCATCAACACGCTCCGCAAGGAATACCCGGAGCTGTTCGACGAGGAGATGGAACGCAAGATCAAGCACGAATGCCACGTCGCGTTCGGCGCTGAATGCGAACTGATCAACTGGATGGTCGGCGACTACCAGGGCGACAAGCTCAATGCCGAGCTGATCAAGGGCTATGTCGCACAGCGCTTCAACGAGAGCCTCGAAATGGTCGGCTACGAGCCGGTTTTCCATGTCGATAGCGCCGTTCAGGAGGCGACCTTCTGGATGACCGAGGGGCTCTACGCTCCGTCGAAGGTCGATTTCTTCCACTCCGAGCCCACCGAATATGCGCAGGCCGACACTGCCGACGACGAATTTTAACGAGGACTGAAAACATGCGAAACGATTATGCCTGGCTGAACCAGGTTGCCCTAACGACGCTCTCGCGCGGCTATCTGCGCGAGGGCATTGCGCCTGAAAACCTCAAGGACGAGGCGATCGCCCGGATCAACGCCATCGTCGATCGCGCCGAAGAGATCCTCGGCTTCGAGTTGCCGACACTGCGCTACGGCATAAAGCGCGGCTGGGTCTCGCCCGCCTCTCCCATCTGGTCGAATTTCGGCGCCGGCCGCGGTCTGCCGATCAGCTGCAACGGCAGCTATATGGCCGACAACATGGATTCCATCCTGTTCAAGAATGCCGAGATCGGCATGATGACCAAGGAAGGCGCCGGCACGTCTGTCTACATGGGCGCTCTGCGCGCGTTCGGGAAGCCGATCTCGGGCGGTGGCCGCTCGGAAGGCCCGACGCACTTCGCCCGTCTGCCGCAGGAGCAGGTCACTGTCGTCTCGCAGGGCAACACCCGGCGCGGCAATGCGGCCGTCTATATCGATATCGAGCATGAGGACGCCGATCGCTGGCTGGACATGCGGTCGATCTCCGGTGGCGTGCATCACCCGATCCAGCACCTGTCGTTCGGCTTGGTTATCGGCGATGATTGGATGAACGCCATGCTCGCTGAAGAGAAGGGTGGCCCGAAGCGCAAGCTGATGGCGAAGATCCGCAACAAGCGGCGCGAGACCGGCTTCCCCTACCTGATCTTCCGCGACAACGCCAACAACGCCCGGCCGGATGTGCTTAAGCGGCTTGGTCTGCTGATCTACGCGTCGAACCTCTGCACCGAGATCATGTTGCCGTCGGGACCGGATGAAAGCTTCGTCTGCGATCTGTCCTCGGTCAACCTGCTCTATTACGACGAATGGAAGGGCACGCCGTTCGTCCGCGAAATGATCTATCTGCTCGATGCGGTGATGTCCGAATACATCGAGAAGATCAAAGGCGTGCGGCTGCTGGCTGATGCGCTGCGGTTTGCGGAGCGCTGGCGCGCGCTCGGCCTTGGCGTTCTTGGCTGGCACTCGCTGCTTCAATCGCAGATGATCGCCATCGAAAGCGACGAGGCGCGGGCGCTGAATATCGAGATCAGCGAATACATCGCCACCGAGTCGCACGCCGCATCCCGCGACCTGGCTGAACGGCTGGGCGAACCGTCGGGCCTGAAGGGCACCGGCTACCGGAACCTGACGGTCAATGCGATCGCGCCGACCACGTCCTCCTCGATCATCTGCGGCCAGGTTTCGCAGCAGCGCGAGCCGTGGACGGCAAACATCTTCGAGAACGACAATGCCAAGGGCGTCTTCACGCAGCGCAACGTCTTCCTCGAGGAGCTGCTCGAAAGCAAGGGCCGCAACGACCAGCAGACCTGGCTCTCGATCCTGCAGAACGCCGGCTCGGTGCAGCATCTGGACTTCCTGACGCAGCACGAGCGGAACGTCTTCAAGACCTTCGCCGAGATCGACCAGGCCGAGCTGATCCGCCAGACGGCAGACTGCCAGAAGTTCATCGACCAGGGTATCAGCCACAACATCATCCTGCCGCCTGACGCGACGATGAAGGAAGACATCGATCTGATCGTGCTGGCGTGGAAGAGCGGGCTGAAATCGCTCTACTATCGCAAGGGGCTCAACAAGGCGCAGGAGCTGGCTCGCCAGAACGCGTCCTGCGTGGCGTGCGAGGCATAAGGATGGGTATTCACGTTCTCGTCCGGACTACGCCGCCCTGCGGCTACTGCGTCAAGACCAAGGCTCTGCTCGACATGAAGGGTCTTGCCTACACGACCGAGGATCACGAGACGCCGGAGAGGGTCGAGGCCTTCAAGAACGCCGGGCACCGCTCCTTTCCGCGCGTCTTCATCGATGACGAGCTGATCGGTGGTTTCGACGAGCTGCAGGCGCACCTTCAGGACAAGTCGTCGGGAGATGATGATTTCTGAAAATAACTGTTGAGTCCCATCGCTGCGCTTGCTAGTAAGTAAATGTTGATTGAACACAAGCGCAGCGAAATCAAACAGCGAGGTGAACATGAAGCGCCTTTAGGTGACCGTCGGAACAAGTCCAAAATTGATTAGCCCAAGACGAGCCGGGATCGTCAGAAAATAAGCCCGGCCCTTATGCGAAGTGCGTGACGGCCCACGCGATATGGGTCGGTCACAGTAGGAAGTGGCGAGAGGGGTGTTCCTACCATTCTTCGATCCGCACTTCGCATAAGGGATGGATGACAGTTAGAGCGTAATCGCTGCTGAAAGTCGGCTCACACCGATCATCCCTTTTCAGACTGAGCTGGTGCCGGAATTGGTCACGGGACGGATTGCAAATCCGTTCATGCGGGTTCGAGTCCCGTCTAGCTCTCCATAAGTAAACTTTGATTGAGGAGACAGCATGTCAGCCGCAATTCTTCAATTCCCGGTGCGCCAGAAGGCAGCGCCGACACCGGCCAAAATCGACATCACCGAGCAGGAATGCCGGCTGCTCGATAGCACCAAGACCATCCTCGATCGCGTCCTTGACGTCGTGAACACCGACCAGAAGCTCATTCGCAGCTTCCTCGCCGGCGACAAGATGATCCAAGCCGCCTTCAAACACCTCGGCGTCGAATACAACGTCCGTGTCTCCCTCGAGGAAGCACACGACAACGGCCCGAGGTTCGCATGAGCCAGGTGATCGTTCCTAATCTAAGGCCCCTCCTCCCGGCCGACTTGAAGGAAACGATCACCTGGCTGCGCGAGGACGCAACCAGACAATTCATCAACGGCAATGTCCGCGGCTCGAGCTATCGGCACGCGCTCGCGGGCGAACTTGAAAGGAGCATCCGTGAGCGAACGTCGGATCACGACTAACGAAGATCGGCACACGCCGAAACTGAAGACCATCGCCGGCCTTATCCAGGGTCTCACCTACCGCGAAATGAACGAGCTCACCGAGCTCCTCGCGCAGGAAATGCCCGGCGCACGTCCGGATGCGCTCGTCGAGGCGATGCTTAACGTCACGGATAAGCTTCTCGCCCCGCCCGCTGCCCCGCAGCCCAAATTCCGTTAACCCAAGGATTTTCGCTTTGAATATCGCACAAAAAGACCGCGTGACCAAGATCACCGGCGATTACAGCTTCGACGGCACCATCGTCGCTGCTTTCGACAAGATGGACGGCAAGCAGCGCTTTGTGGTCGAGGACGATCGCGGTGCTCTGCATATCTACAGTGAGCAGAACCTGCGTCCGATCGGCAACATGGCTGATCACCAGTATCTGCGCATTCTCAACAAGCTTGTGCGGCACGGCGTCTATCGCGAGGGCCGCAACGGTGGCACCTACGGCCTGTTTGGCGAGCAGATGCGCTTCGACCTGGCCGAAGGCTTCCCGCTGCTGACGACCAAGAAGGTCCATTTTCACTCGATCATGGTCGAGCTGCTCTGGTTCCTGCGCGGCGACACCAATATCAAGTTCCTGAAGGATCACAACGTCTCGATCTGGGACGAATGGGCTGACAAGGACGGCGAGCTCGGCCCGGTCTACGGCAAGCAGTGGCGTAACTTTGTCGGCGCCAAGAAGGTCGTCTACGATCGGACGTCCGGCGCCTCGGAATATCAGCCGGTCTTCGTCGACCAGATCAAGAACGTGATCGCCGGACTGAAGAGAGATCCGCACGGTCGCCGACACATTGTCTCGGCCTGGAATCCGGCCGAAGTCGACCAAATGGCGCTTCCGCCCTGCCACACGATGTTCCAGTTCCACGTCGCGAACGGCAAGCTTTCGTGTCATCTTTATCAGCGTTCTGCAGATTGGTTCTTGGGCACGCCATTCAACGTCGCCTCGTATGCGCTGCTGACGCACCTCGTCGCCCGTGAAGTCGGCCTTGCCGTCGGTGATTTCGTTCACACGTTCGGCGATCTGCACCTCTACGCCAATCACGTCGACCAGGCGAAGCTGCAGTTGAGCCGCGAGCCGCGGTCACTCCCGAAATTGCTGATCAACCCGCTCGCCAAGCTCGTCGGCATTTTTGACCTGCTGCCGCGCGACATCGAGGTCGTGGATTACGATCCGCACCCGACGATCAAGGCTGACGTGTCCAAGTGACCGATCGCGAACGTGATCTGAGGCTGCATCGCCGCCTCGAGCTTCTCGGATACGCGCTGGCGATTGCCGGCGTGATCTGCCTCTTCCTCTAACCGCAAGGAGCATTTCGTGTTTCTCAGAAAGACCATTCTCGCCGGCGCCGCGGTTGTTAGCGTCGCCCTCCTGTCCTCCTGCCGCGTCGATCCCCAGGATGCACAGCGCATCCTCGCCGACAGCGGCATGAAGGATATCGAGCTCAAGGGCGGCTCGTGGTTCGGCTGCTCGAAGGGTGATACCTACAACACCGAATTCGTCGCAACCGGCCCGACCGGCCGGCGCGTCGAGGGCGTTATCTGCGGTGGCCTCCTGAAGGCCTACACCGTTCGCCTCTACTAAAGGAGGCGCTCATGGTGCTGACCGTCCTCGGCGGCCTCTGCGCCGCAATCATCGTTTCGCTGGGCGTCATCAAGGCGCTCGAACTCATCCGCAATCGTGTGGATAACTCAAAAGGAGAAAAGAAATAATGGGTAAGCTTGGTCTTATCATCGGCGGGATTGTCGCCGTTCTCGTGCTGTCGGTTCTCGGCGGCTCATTCTACACTGTCGATGAAGGCGAACGCGCCGTTGTCGTCAGCCAGGGCAAGATCGCCAACGTCGCCGGCCCCGGCTTCCACTGGAAGAAGCCTTTCCTCGACGATGCGCACGTCATCAGCGTCCGCACCCAGGCGCTCGAGTTCCCGGAAGAGCCCGTCTATACGGCCGATCGGCAGACTGCCACCGTGACCTTCTCCGTCAACTATGCGGCTGTGCCGGCCGACAAGGAGGTCGAGGCGCTCTATCGCGACTTCCAGACCCTCGAAGGGCTCGAGACCCGAGCGTTGAAGCGGCAGATCCGCGAGCAGATCAAGAATGTCTTCGGCACGTTCACCGCTGACACGGCAATCCGGGAGCGCGGGCGTCTCAACACGGAAGTGGCTCGAGCGGTCGCTGACCTCGGCGTCGGCCTGGTCAAGGTCGAAGGCGTGAATATCGAGAACATCAATTTCTCCGACGCAGTTGAGGCTGCGGCCGAACAGCGCGCCCAGGCTGAAATGAGGGTCCAGACGGAAAAACAAAACCTCGAGCGCGAAAAGGTTCTCGCCCAAACGAAGGTCACGCAGGCCCAGGCGGATGCCGATAGTCAGCTTGCCGTCGCAAAAGCCGGCGCCGAAGCCACCCGTCTTGCCGGTGAAGCTGAAGCAGCGGCGATTAAGGCCAAGTCGGAAGCTTTGCAGCAGTCGCCGAACCTGGTCGAACTGACGAAGGCCGAGCGCTGGGATGGTAAACTGCCCACGAGCTTCATTCCGGGCAGCGCAACTCCCTTTCTCAGCATCAAATAAGCGCTAGCTTCCCGATTATTTTTAATTAGAGTGCTCAGTAAATATTGATTGAGCACTCTTTTTGTTTTATGGAGCATGTCATGGACAGCGTCGAGAACCTCATACTCAAGATCCACATCGATCACTATGTCGCGCAGGAAGCAGGCGTTGGCTACTACTACGCCATCCACCCGTCGACCGAGCTCTACGGCCCGTTCGGAACTTCTGACGCGGCAAAGGATGCAGCGATCGAGGTGATCACGCAGTCCGTTGCCGAGGCTGCAATCCACGCCCTCTTTGGAGAATAAAATGCGCATCAACTTCAAGAAACTCCACCCCGACGCCGTCATGCCGAGCTACGGCACACCCCACGCTGCCGGCGCCGACCTGGTCGCAAACCTCAAGGCGACCTTCGAGAATGAACCCATCGGCGATGACTACGGGTATGTCCTCTCGCCGGGCGAGAGCAAGTTGTTCAAGACCGGCATCGCCGTCGAAATGCTAACCGGCATGTGGGCCGAGGTCCGCGGCCGCTCCGGGCTCGCCTACAAGAACGGCATTGCGATCCTCGGCGGTGTGATCGACAGCGATTACCGCGGTGACATCGGCGTGATCCTGCACAACACGTCGGATAAGCCCTTCATCGTCAAGCACGGCGAGCGCATCGCCCAGCTCATCTTCGCGACCTATATTCCGGTGAATTTCATCGAGAAGAAGGAGCTGAGCAACACGGGCCGCGGCGAAAAAGGCTTCGGCTCGACTGGCATGGCCGCCTGATGCTGTATTGTTGCACCGGCACCCATCGCTCCGGCAAGACGACGACTGCGAAACTCCTTGCTGAACAGCTCGGCATCGAGTTTCTCGACTCCTCGTTCGACGTCGCCAAGAAGTTCGGCTTTAACCCGGTCGGCGAAATGAGCCTCACCGATCGCATGGCAATGCAGATCCTCGTTCTCGAGGATCACATCGAAAAACTAAAGGCAGCGCCGCGCCCGCTGATCACTGATCGCTGCCCGCTCGACTACTTCGCCTACACGCTGGCGCAGTTCGGCATGACCTCGCACAAGCAGACCGACGAGAAGACGATCCTGGCAGCGCATGCGTTCGCTGAGAAGTGCCTCGAGGAGACGAAGACCTATTACGACATGGTCTTCATCATGGATCCGCTCAAGGTCTACGAGGTCGATCTGACCAAAGCCACGCCGACGGCCAATCCCGCCTTCCAGCTGCACATACACGCCCTCATCCACGGCGCCGTGTCGCAGATCCACCAGGAGGTCAACTACGCGATGGTGCCGTTTATGCCGGTCCAGGATCGCGTGGATTTCATCGCGCAAAACATCGTGGAGCGCATGAACGATATCGACGACCTTCGGAAGTCGGAAGGCATGCACTGACTTCCTGATATAGCCACGCGCATCCCGTGTGCGCGTGTGCTATTCAGTAAATATTGATTGATCGCAAACGATCGACACGAAAGGAAGACAGAAATGGAAGTTTCGCAGGTAGCGGCGCTCGACACCCACGTAATCATCGGTGGTGGTGCGCCCGAGGCGTTCGGCATGGCCGATACCGCTGAATTTTACGACGTCCTCTCCGACAACATCTACCGCGACAAGAAGCGCGCGGCGATGCGCGAGACCATTTGCAACGCCTGGGATGCGCATATCATGGTCGGTAAGACCGATGTGCCGGTCGAGATCACCGTCACCGACACCGAGATCGTCATTAAGGATTTCGGCCCAGGTATTCCGGATCATCTGATGCGGCCGATCTACTGCGTCTATGGCGCCTCGACGAAGGTGAAAGACGGCAAGCAGACAGGCGGTTTCGGTCTTGGCTCCAAATCGCCCTTCGCTGTCGGCGACCACTTCAACGTCGTCAACGAGCACGCCGGCTTCAAGACCGTATATGCCCTGTCGCGCGGTGGCGCCGCAACGCAAGGCAAGCCCGACATGCGCCCGATGGTGCGCGTGCCGTCCGTCAACACCGGCATTACCGTCACGATCCCGCTGAAGAACGTCAAAGATCGCCCCGAGTTCGAGGCCCATATCCGCGCAGTCGTGCGCCAGGGCGGCATGCTTGCCAATCTCAACGGTCAGCCGCTTTTCCGCAACGATTACACCGAGGCGCGCAAGACGGAATATTGCCTCATTCCGCAGACCGGTCTCTGGGAAGGCAAGGTCTATGTGCTTTACGGCACGGTGATCTATCCGCTGACAACCACCGACGAAGACTTGCTGGCGCTCGCCCACAAGGCCGGAAGCTATACCTGCCGCGAATCCATTCTGCTGCTCTGCGCACCGCCGAACTCGATCGGTGTCACGCCCAGCCGCGAGTCCCTCTCCTATTCCGACACAACGACCGAGACGCTGACGCGCCTTTTGCAGAAGGCCTGTCGGCAGATCAACGCGGCGATCCCAGCCGCTATCAAGCGCGTTGCCCACGCCAGGCTCGAGAGATGGGGTGTAAAGGCGTTCGATCGCAGCTTTGACGCCGAACGTCGAACCTGCGGCATTCTCTCGACGCCGGCGATGATCGCTGACCACGCGGTCGCCACCAACTCCGCTCACATGTCGGCCAAGCAGGCTAGACGCACGATGCTCAAGGTCGCCGCACCGATGTTCCGCGACGACCGGCGCTGGTATCGGCGTGCTGTTCACGAGCATTACTCCAACGACGAGCTTAATTTCAGGCGCACTTCGATGCCGGCCATTCGCATTGCCTCGCAGATGGGCTTGCTGAAGGATCTGATGCTGTTCGATCTGCATCGCAACCGCCTGGCCCTGCCTGGCCCGAAGACCCAGCCGATCGCCAAATATCACCGGATCGGCCACGTTCACGCCGTTCTTTGTGTGGCGCGCAATCTGCGCGATCTGCGCCCGACGCTGAATGCCACCTCCGGAAGGTTCCGCAACGAGGAGCATAGCTACGTTCCCGGCGTCGTGATGCGTCAATGGACGGAAAAGAACCTCAAGGCCCTGCGCGAACTCTGCTCGCGGTTCAAGATTGAGCTGGTCGAGTTCGATTACGAGGAAGAGAAGGAGCGTCGCGCGAGCCAGGCGAAGCGGGTGAAGACCGAGGAGAAATACCTGACCCTCGAGGACTACATCAAAAGCGGCTATCGCGCCGACCCCACCTGCAATGAGCCGGCCTTCTACATGATGACCTGGCAGCGCGACGAGATCCCGCGCACGCCGTTCGACACTCATCTTGTGAAGGCGATCGTCGAGAAGTTCCCCAACACGGCGCTGATCACGACGAAAGCCCAGGAGGAGAAATTCAAGAAGCTCGGTATCCGCAACCTGGCCGAAGTCGCGGCCGCACGCCTGGTCGAGCTGACGAAGCTGCGCGAGGTCGTCTACGGCGAGCTCATCCGGCACGACCGCATCGCCGCAGACAAAGACCGCTTCTATCACGGCTCCCTTGCCGACGCCGTGCTGAAGCTCGCCAAACTCGACGTGCGTATCGCCAAGATGCTCTTCCCGGACAGGTCGACGCCGGGCGAGGCCCACAGGGAGGCCGCACTGCTTTGGGACTTCCTCGTCAACGCCCAGTCGCTCTCCGAGGAGACTACAGCGATCGTCAAAGCGGCGAAGAAGGGATTGCGCCGAGCCTGCGCCGAATTGTTCAAGCCGCTCACTGCGGATGAAGTGGACCGGCGCTTTGCATACCTCGAAGTTCTGCGTGGCGCCAACATCATCGGCTCCATGAACTACAGATCAACCTCGAAGGAGGCTGAGAACTTGATCGAGGTGATCAAGATTCTCCAGCGCCGCAGCAGTAAATCAAAATTGATTGCACACAACACCCAGGCCGCGAAGGTCACAACCGCCCACAAGGAGGCAGCATGAGCAAGGTCCGCATTATCAGCGCGATTGCGTCGGATTCCGGCGTCACGCTTTATCTCGAAACAGGCAATGAGCTGAACTTGAAGAAGGATTCGGCGCGCACAAAGGAGATCCTCGAGAAGACGATCGAGGCTTTGAAGCGCGGCGAGCACATGGAGATCGACACCGCCGACTTCTCGATCCACCAGACGATCGAGGAAAAGACCAACGGCGTCGTGAAGTTTGTCCGCGGGCGGTTCTCGCAACTCAAGGCGCTGTTCGGTGGCGAGGTTGAGCAGCCGAAAATGGTCACGGTCGAACTTGGTTCCGTGAAGCCAGTTCGCGCGATGCCGCGGCAGCCAGAACCGACACCGGCCGCAAAAGCTCCGGTGGCTGCTCCCGCAGTCTACGAGCCGGAAGAGCTGCACGCCGTCGTCAACAACACCGTCATTCCCGATATCGATGCTCTGACGCCCTACATGGACGCGATCCATGCCGGCGAAGACGCCCTTGGTTTCCAGAAATTCATGGAGCGCATCGCGACCGTCGCCAACAAGCGATCGCATACGGTCAAGGAGCTTTTGAACTTCATGAGCAAGGGCGATCTGCCGATCGCCGAAGACGGTTGCATCATCGGCTACAAGGTGTTGACGACGGCGCCTGGCAACAACGGCTTCGTCGATCGCCACTCGCGCAAGGTGCTGCAGAAGCTCGGCTCGTATGTCCAGATGGATGAAAAGCTCATCGACCCGGATCGTCGCAATGAGTGCTCGACCGGTCTGCACATCGCACGCCGAGGCTATCTGAAGGGCTTCGAAGGCAGCATCATCACCCTGGTCAAGGTCGCGCCCGAAGATGTCATTGCGGTTCCGCCTGGCGAGCCCGACAAGATGCGCGCGAAGGCATATCACATTGTCGCTGTGCTGCCCGCAGACGTCCATGCAATCCTTCGCAGCAATATGCCGATGACTGGCAACGAAAAGGCCGCGAAGCTTCTGGCTGACGTCGTGAAGGGCAATCACACGCCTGTCCTCGAGATCGTCAATATCGGCGCAGCGAAGGGCGGCAACGTCACCATCACGCCGGTCGATGGCGCCAAGAAGATCCGCCGCGCGGTTGTCGGCACGTCCGGCGAAGCCAAAGCGCTTGATGATCGCCCCGTGGCGCCTGGAGAAGAGACGGTTCCGGTCTCGCTCAAGGAGCTTCGCGCTAAGGCCGCTGATCTTGATATCAGCAAGGCTGCAGCTGCCGGCGACATGAGCGCTGCGATCAACGCGACGCCGCAGAAAATGAGCCGCATCAAGAAGACCGAGCCGAAGCCCACGCCGGTCGTTGTTGATCACGCAGCCTCGGCGGCTCCCGCCGACAAGAAGGCGCAGGCGCTCATCTTGCACGGCGAAGGCAAGTCGAACCGCGCGATCGAGGCCGAGCTGCACATCTGCCGCAAGACCCTCAAGAAGCTCTTCGACAAGCATGGCCTGAAGCCCAACGGCTGATCCCAGGCGCAACGAGGGGCGACAATTGTGCCGCTCCTCAAACCCAAGAGGAAAGCATGAGTAACTATCGCCGCATCGCCAGCCGTCGCCGTCGTTCGGGCACCGTTGGTATTGTCTTTCTGGCCGCTGCCGCAATTCTGCTGCTGCTCCAACACGTTCTCTAAGGAGGCTCCATTGATCGAGCTTGACAGCCAAGGTCGCCGCGCCAATCGCGGCCAATACATGCACTCGGCAAACGGCAAGAAGATCTATCTCTTCGATCCGCGGCCGGAGGAAATCAACATCGAGGTCGTGGCGCATCATCTGGCGACCAACAATCGCTGGAACGGCGCAACGCAGCACAAGCTGTTCCGCAGCCGCATCTCCTTCTCCGTGGCCGAGCATTCGGTCTATTGCGCCTGGTATGTGCGCGACGTGCTCCAAAAGCCGGAATACGAGCTCGAGGCGCTGCTGCATGACGGCCCGGAATATGTCACCGGCGACATGATCCGCCCATTGAAGCACGAGCCGACGGTTCACCGCGTCTATGCGCCGATCGAGCTGAACTGGGAGCAGGCTTTTGCGAAGCGCTTCAACCTCGCCTTCCCGCTGCCCAAGGAAGTGAAGATGGCTGATGAAGCTGTCTGCGCGGCCGAGAGCCGGCAGATCGTGCCGAAAGACCCGAACGAGGAGTGGCGTTCCGGCATCATGCACGACGATTCCGCGGTGGCTCCCTACGAGATCGAAATGATGGGTGCGTTTCAGGCCAAGGAATTCTTTCTGCAGGCCTATGAAGATGCCATCCGGCGCCGCGCGAAATACGCTTCACTTCCAATCGCAGCGTGATTATAGTCAGTAAACATTGATTTACAGGAGAACGACATGCAGCAGCCGCACATTGCCGAAGCGCCATCCTATCCGGTGACGATCCACATCGCCGGCGATCCGTTTAAGGCTCGCGTTGCCTGCGCAAGCTTTTGCGACAAGGTGGGGCTCTGCGTGACCGTTACCGATACCGACTATATTTACAGCTTCGGCTCTGAGGTCGGCGTTCGCGTCGGCCTCATCAATTACCCGCGCTTCCCGAAAACCGGCCCTGAAATTGAGGAGCTCGCCTACAAACTCGCGGTGCTTCTCCGCGAACAGCTCGACCAGCAGAGCTTCACCATCGAGTCTCCGGGCACAACGATGTGGTTCTCCTGGCGCGAGCAGGACGTCGCCAAGTGAGCGGCGTCACCCCAGAAGCCGCTGAATGGCCGACGCACGTCGAGGAGCTGAGCCGCAAGCTCAATGAGCAGCTCAAGCGCCGCGTCGATGCTCACACCCGAGGCGTCATCAACGACAAGGAGCTCTATCTCCTTGTCAGCTTCGCCTGGGATCTCACGGCCGGCCTCGTCTTCGAAAGCGACAGCCGCACGCTCGAGACCCTGCACACTGCGCTGCGCGCCACGCTGAAGGGGCAGAAGAAGTGACCGACAAATTTCCCAAAGATTTGTGGATCCTCGAGGCGATCAAGGTTCGCTACATCATCCCGAGGGAAGATGGCACGATCTGGCGCCGGAAGTGGATCGGCGCCGACCTCAAGAGCATGAGCAAAGAGGTCCACCCGATCAAATACCGGACGCACAAGGCGACCGGCCGGGTCTATTTCAACCTGACCTTCAAGGGCGTCACGAAGTCCGTCCTCGTCAATCGCGTCATCGCACTGGCGTTCCTGCCCAACCCGCTCAAGCTGCCGCAGGTCAATCACATCGACGGCGACAAGAGCCATAATTACCTGCGGCAGCCGACACCGGAGCTGATCGCCAAATGGGGCGAATATCAGCTTGAATGGTCGACCGGCCGCGACAACGAGAAGCACGCCCATGCCAACGGCCTGAAGACCGGGCGCGGCTCGCAGAATTCGAACGCCAAGCTGACAGCACCCGAGGTCGCCGAGATCCGCGCATCGACGGAGAGTCCCTCGGTGCTGGCGAAGAAGCACGGCGTCGCCCGATCCACCATTGTTAACGTCCTGGAGAAGAAAACATGGTTACACGTCTGAGAACACCGCGGCACACGAAAGAGTGCCGGCTGATCCTGTGGGGCTCGATCTTCGTGGCCTTTGTCATCTATTCCGGCATCATGTTCGGTCTGTCGGTGATGGCGCCATGAAGATGGAATTGTCCCGGCATATCGATTTCGCTGAGCTCGAGTGGAGAACGGCCTGGCTCGGCGGCTCGCCGACCGACAAACGCATCGAGGCTTCTTTCGAGGAGATTGGCGAGGACGGTGGGATACCGTTCTATGTCAACAACGGTGGTTGGAATGGCACGCTCTACCAGGAGCCGATCGAGGGCGCGCTGCACATTATCGATGCGCGCGGTGTTCGGCACGACGCGGTCTATATCGTGGAGTTGGTCGAGAATGCACTTGAGCAGGCCGAAACCGATGAAGATAGGATTCCCTACTGATGGCCTGGGGAGCACGCCAAGAGGAAGACGGCAGCTGGAGACTCTGTGAGCGTCGTGGGCGCACGATCACCCAATTGTCGCGTCAGCTATCGCCCGAGGTCGAAATACGTTTCCCTGGGCGCGCTATGGCCGAGCAATGCGCCCACGCGATGAACGACCACTGGGCCGAATACGATCGCACCAACCGGCGCCACCCGAACGCCTGGGCAATCGTCGATATCATAGTTGCACACAAGGGCATCAGCCCCGCCGATCTGCAACGAGTAAAGGAATGGAAAAATGCAACATCTTGAGCCTCTCGAGGCGGGCGTCGATATCGAGACAACTGGCCTCGAGCGTGGCGATCACCGCATCATCGAGGTCTATATCGGCCTCTATCGCGGCGACAAGCTGCTGAAGGAGTTCAATCAGCGGATCGATCCGCAGCGCTCGATCGCCAAGGAGGCGCAGGACGTCCACAAGATCAGTTCCGCCGATCTCGTTGGCATGCCGGTCTGGTCGGCGGTCGCTCCCACTGTCCACGCCTTTCTGAACAAGGCCGACAGCTGGGTGGCGCACAACGGCAATGACTTCGACTTCCCCTTCATCGCTTACGAGCTGAAGCGAGCCGGCCTGGTCATGCCGGAGAAGCCGACCGTGGACACGATGCATTTCAGCTGGGCGACGCCGGACGGCAAGAAGCCGAACCTGCGCGAGCTGTGCCTGGCCTGCGACGTGCCCTATGACCCGAGCCTGGCGCACGCCGCGGACTACGACGTTCACAGAATGATGGAAAGCCTCTTTGCTGCGCGCCGGTTCGGCTATGTCGAGTGGCCGCAAGTCGCCGTCCAAATCCCTGCGGCTGCCTGAATTATCCTACCGAGTTCCAATAAATGACGCGCTATAAAGACAATGCAAGCGAAAACAACGACTTGAACGAACTCGAAAAGGAGACAGAAATGGCGAAATTGCTCGCATCGACCTCTACCACCGCTCTCGCCGGCTCGACCGTAGCCGATCTCGAAAACCTCCTCGATGATCTGGAGCTCGATGGCCTTGCCGGCGACGAGATTTCCGACGAAATCGAAGAGGTCGTCGAAACCTCGGCAGCCGACGGCGACAGCGCGACCGTGACGGAAGAGGATCTCGAAAACGTCAGCGTCGACGACCTCGAAATGTCCCTCGACCGTGAAGACGGCTACGCCGAACAGACGAGCGACACCGACGTCGCCGAAAAGCCGGCCGAAGCAGCCGCTGCCGCACGCAGCCAGCCGGCGACGACGCCCCGCGCGCCGCGTGCAGCTTCCACCCCGCGCACGCCGCGCGACATGGCCTCACTCGACGCGAAGGTCTTCGTGCTCGAAGGCGACGCGGCAAGCATGAGCGACGACGATCTCGCCGTGAACAAGACGGCCGTCATGGGCACGGTGCCGAGCCAGAAGAAGATCGCCGAGAAGTTCGAAAATCTCTTCGCCGCTCTCAACGCCGGCAAGCAGCCGTCGGTCTACGTCGTTCAGGCGTTCAAGCTCTTGGACGAGAAGAAGACGCTCAGCGGCACGGACATCACGACGATGTTCAAGGCGAGCTACAAGCAGGGCACGGCGCAATCGCAGTCGGGCCAGGTCATGACGCTCTTCGAAGCGACGAAGATCGCCACGCGCACCAAGAACACCTTGGTGCTTAATGAGAACTCGACCGTCGCCCAGCGGCTGCGCGAGATCCTCAAGGCGGCCAGCGCGCCGGCGACGGCCTGATTGCTCGCTGACCGACGGGAATAATTCTGTTCTCGTCGGTCAATCATTATTGACTTACTCCGCGGCGCATCCCATAAGCGCCTTCGAAGTCTCAGCAGAAGGAAATCCAACATGAAGAACCTCGTCATCCTGACGGGCGTGGCTTTGCTCGCCGCTTCCTGCTCGAGCGTCTCGGAGCATGCCGCCTCGCCGGCATACAAGACGCTGAAGCGCAACGAATACCAGATCGCCGGCCATCCCTATAAGTCGGCCAATGACTGCGAGCGCACCGCACCCGTCGGCAAGTTCGACCGGCGCTGCGATATCCCGGTTGTCGGCTTCCGCAATTTCAACGACCCGGCGATCGGCGTGCAGGCCGGCACACCGGGCGGCTTCGGCCTCGGCGGAATGTGAGGAGGCACGATCATGTGGATCCACCTCACCGACGCCGAGACCTCCCTGCTTCAGGAAGCGCTCCGCGGGAACTGCACGGATATTCCCGGTCACGAGAATGACCACGATCGTCTGTTCGACAAGGTCGAGGCTGCTGCGGCCCGGCAGCGCGAGCCGGAAGCTATTCTTGTAAGCGGCACCATCGTCTACGGCGACGATTGCTCCGGAGTTCAGAGCGTCGCCTTTGAGCGTTACGACGCCCTGACCGACGGCAATATCAACTATGACGCCAACACGATCATGTGCCGCGTAGACGACGGCGCATACGTCATGGGTTGGATCTACGTCTCGAACATGGAGATCGAAGATGTGGATCAATCTTGACGACAAGCAGATGACCGGCGTGGAGTCGGCCCTTGCTTCGAGCATCAGCCGTTACCGCGAGGCGCTCGACACGCTGATGAACGGCAACCAGGCGCTGAATGCCAGCGCGATCAGCGATATCACCAAGGCCAAGGATGAGCTGCAGGCGATCCTCGATCGCTTCGGCAAGGCCCGCGCTGAATTCGATCCGGCCGATCCCTACCGCGCCTACCTGCAGACCCAGGCCGACGATGAAATGGAAGTCGACGATGACGCCGTCGTTTCGCCTGGCAGTGATCCTGGCGCCTTTGTCCAGGCTTGGATCTGGGTGCGCAACGACGAGGCCGGCGTTCAGGACGAGGACGATGAAGATGCCTGTCGCGACTGCGGCGCGCACTACGAGGACGGTGGCGACGGTTACAACGGGCGCTGCCCGGACTGCGCCGACAAAGCAGAAGAGGAAGGACGCGCCGATGACTGAGGCTGTCTTTCGCTACCGCTATTTACCGAGCGGCAACGCAGATGCCTTCCCGGAGATCGATGCTTTCCTGAAGGAGCGTCAAGTTAAGGCGCAGATTTCAGAGATCAACGGCGGGCGCATGTATCGCGTGCCTGTCGAGGATCTTTCCAAGATGCCCAGCGACGAGCACGGCCCCTACTTCGGGACCGAGGAGTCTGGCTGGAGCTTCCATCAGGACGATTGGGATTTCATGCGCGTCGCTTGGGGCGGCTCCGAATGGAAGGAGCTCGCATGACGGCAGTCGGCCAATACGACCCAAAGCTCGGGCGCGACCGCACCCATAGCGACGATTTTTACGATCACCGCAAACTGGTCCAGGAGCGCATCACTGACGCCCTGCGCCGTGAAAAGGAAGGAAAGAAGTGAGCAATATCTCTGGGAAGACCCTCGTCGCGTGGGGCCTCGAGCCTGGCGCCTGGTTCAAGGACGCTCTGCCAGTCGCCAATGCGATGCGCGCCGAGGGCAAGACCGATCGCCAGATCATCGACCACCTCTTCACGCTGCGCGTCATGCCCAACGTGACTGAAGGCGTGCCGCTGCGCACGAACTCCATCCCGTTCGGTCGCTTCATCGAGCCGGAGAGCGAGGACGAGATCCTAAACACTGCGTCGGTCATTGCGCACATGGATGCGCTGCTGCGCACCCCGACGATCGTCAAGGGCGCGGTTATGCCTGACGCCTGCCCTTCCGGCAGCCAGATGGGCACGATTCCCGTCGGTGGCGTCGTGGCGACCAAAGACGCGATCCATCCGGGCTTCCACTCGGCCGATATCTGCTGCTCCGTCGCCATGAGCGTCTTCAAGCGCAACAACGACACCGGCAACGTCATGACCGCGGCGATGAAAGCGACCCACTTTGGTCCCGGCGCCCGGCCGGACAGCAAGGATATCCCGTCGGCCTTCACGCCGATCCTCGGCCAGATCATCGCCAAGTTCGACAGCAACCCGTTCCTGCGCGGCCTCGAGGATATCGCGGTCGAGCACTTCATGACCCAGGGTGACGGCAATCACTTCCTGTTCGTCGGCGAGCTGGAGAGCACGAAGCAGATGGCGATCGTCACGCATCACGGCTCGCGCGGCCTCGGCGCCCAGCTCTACAAGCGCGGCAAGCGGGTCGCAGAGAAGCACACGCGCATCGTCGCGCCGCGCGTCCCGCTGCACAACGCCTGGATCGACGCCAACAGCGAAGACGGCCAGGCCTACTGGGACGCCTTGCAGATCATCCGGCTGTGGACGAAATACAATCACTTCGGCATCCACCAGCTGATCTCGCACTATCTCGGCAACGCGATTGTCGACCAGGTCTGGAACGAGCACAATTTCGTCTTCCGGCGCGCCGACGGGCTCTACTACCACGGCAAGGGCGCGACGCCCTCCTATGACGGCTTTGCCGCTGATGACCAGGGTCTGACGCTGATCCCGCTCAACATGGCGCAGCCGATCCTCGTCACCAAGCACGCCAACAACGAGGACGCGCTCGGCTTTGCCCCGCACGGCGCCGGCCGCAATCTGTCACGCACGGCGCACCTGAAGCGCCTGGCAGCTGCATACGGCTCTGACGACCGCGGCTTGAGCCCGCGCGACGTGTCGACCCAGATGGTCAAGGAGACGGCCGGCCTCGACGTGCGCTTCTACACCGGCTTTGCCGACCCGTCGGAGTTCCCGTCTGCCTATAAGAGCGCCGACCAGGTGCAGGCGCAGATCAAGCAGCACGGCCTGGCCGAGGTTGTCGATCGCGTTCTGCCCAAGGGCTCGATCATGGCCGGCGAGATGAAGTGGCAGCGCGCCAAGAAAAAGAAGCCCGAGGTCGTCGCCTCGTAAGGCGAGATATAACGTTTAAGCAACAGACCAAGGCGGCGCATCCCAGGCGCCGCCTTTCTCATGTTCAGATAGCATTCATGCAATATGTTGCATATACCGCCGACGTGCTCCAGTAGAGCGCCTAGTAATAATGCGCGATAATTCTTCTGTTATTCAACGGAGAGCTTTGCGCATGGCATTTATATACGATGAAAGCGTTCGCGGCAGCGCCAGCAATATTTCCATCGACAAAATGGACGGCACAAAAGCGTATCTGCGCCACTATGAAAATAAGCTGACGCTGACGTTCTTTGCCGAGCGCGGATCGCGGCTCGAGCGTTGGCAGGCGGAAAAAGAGCTGGTGATATGTGAGCGCAAACTGAAGTTCTGGGAAAAACATCCTAACTTCGTGGGTGCTTTGGCGCGCGCAGGCATGGAGAAGCTCAACCATGACTGGAAAGGAAGGGGCGCTATGCCGCGCCCCTAGCCTGCAGGGGTTTTAGGCGGCGATTGTGAGGTTGTCGGCGAGGCCTGATTGCTGATAAGCGGGGGAAAGGTTCGCGCCGAAAATGACCAGCTCTCTCGTTGCATCCTCAAGGCCGAAGGACGATTGCGCCTCGTAGCCGGGTAAATCGAATTCTATGCCGCGCTCTTCGAAGAACCGAGCCGCGTGCTCGAGGAGGGAGGCTTTTAGGTCATGCGCGATTTCGTCAAAGGCTCGCCGGGTCATTCCTGTATTTCCTTTTCATCATGTAACGCTCTTAGGACTTCATTCCTAAGCTACCATGGGGTGATCACGCAACCCAACATTTTCTCTTGTGTGGAGAGAGGCACAGAACTTGTGCAACCGTCAGATAGCCCAGGGCGAATCGGCACACAAGCAGAACCGCTAAAATTCTCATGCATCCCGATGTCTAACTAACTATTCTAACTTAGTCACTAAACAACTTTTAGGTAACACCATCCCTAAAAGTAATGAGTAGGAAAGGAATAAAATGATCACCAACGCCCTGGAGAAAATGACGGCTGAAATCGGGCGGGAGCCCGCTGCACGGGCATTTCACCTCAACAATGGCGACTGTGGGTTGGTCATCCGTAAGGATGGAACGACCGAAATGTTCCAGCAAGGTTTTTGCATAGCTGGTTTGCAGCAAACGCATAGCACAATGTCGGCAGAAGACAAACAGGCGCTGCTCAATGGACAGACGCTGATGGTGCTTAGCATTGTTGCTGCGTCGCCGGAACTGCAAAGTTCGATTCTCGCCGTCGCAATCAACCAGGGGGCGGTCGATATTCCCACCGCAAACGCCAATGCCGCATAGGAAGCGCCTGCGGGACCACCTCAACACGATACCGATCGAAGACCGCACCGGCGAGGCGATCATCGAGGCTATTCGGACCTGTCTCACCAAGTTCCCGGACCTGATCGAGGAGATCCTGCCGGGCAAGCGCCTGGTCCGCGTCCGCATGACGCCGGCCGAGCGCACCAAGGTCGCCGCAAAGGCAGCAGCGGTCGCGTCCAAGATCGAGGCCGATAAGCGGCACGCCCTGGTCCTGCCGATCATCGACAAGATCCTGAAGGACGATCCGGATGCCTCGCTTGCGGATATCAAGAAGGTGCTGGACAATAGTGACATCACGCCTGTCCGGTCGGCCAAATGGAGCCGGGCGACGATCAACTACATCATGACGAAAGCCAACCTTCGTGCAAAAGATCAATCGTAAGCGCCTCGAGTTCGCCTGTAATGCGTTCCTCACCTCGATGACGCGGCAGTTCTTCGCGCTCAATCCTGACGCTACCGAGTGTCCGGTGAAGCCGCTGACCGAATACCCCGAGGATCAACGCAGCGCGCTGATGCGCTCGGTCGGCGCGGCGCTGAAAAGCACCGATACCGACGGCGATGCGGCTTTCGAAGCCTGGGTGGCGCAACAGCAGTCTGCCCAGGCCGCTTAGTTTAGGCTGCATGGTCAGTAAAAATTGATTGACCGCGATCACGCGCCGCGCTATCAGCAGATCAACAACGGAGATTCCACATGGCTAACACCAGCCTGCCGGCGAAGCTTACCGACCTCCAGCAACACATGCTCTCGATGGTCGACCACATGCTGAAGCAATACGGCCAACCCGGCTCCACCTCGATCTTCTCGCCGGCGCGGCGCCACGGCAAGTCCCTGGCAATGAAGGCGATCACGACGAATGCAGTCGCGGGTCTCAACCCGACAATGATAACTGTCGATGAGTGGACGAGCGTTTTCAACGAGCCTGTCAGCGCCAGCGAATTGACCTCGGTTTTGATACCTGAGTTCAAGGCCGTCGGCCCCGAGGTTACGCTCGACGATCCGAAGTGGCCGGGCAGCCGGATCGAGATCTGGCGCAAGGAGACCGAGAAGCGCGATCCGCGCCACCCTAATCCGAAGGCCGGCCGGATCGTCCGCTACGAGATCCGCGGCGAGCACGCCGAGGGCGAAAGGGAACTCCATAGTCTCGATGTCGCCCGGCGCCGCGCCCAGATGCTGCACGAGCGCGCCATCAAGCGTATCCAGCGCCAGATGCAGGCAGCAAACCCGATGTTCGGCCGCTTCTAGCCACAACGATCCTACCGCGTTCCTGCGTGCGTTGTGCGATAAATAAACATTGATTGATTATCAGGAGATCAGGATGGTTTACTCGATCTATGGCGCGCAGATGATTGCGCGCGCCCAGGCCTTTGCGACTGCCGCGCATCATGCGATCGACCAGCGCCGCAAATTCACCAACGAGCCCTATATCGTCCATCCTGGCGCCGTTGCCGCGATCATTCAGGCGCTGCCGGATCACACCTGGCAGCAGGTCGTTTGGGCTTGGCTGCACGACACGGTCGAGGACACGGCGATCACGCTCGATGTCGTCGAGAAGGCCTTCAACCACGAGATCCGCTATGGCCTCGAATACCTGACCAATGTCGAGCGCGAGGCCGGCAACCGTAAGCATCGGCACCGGTTGAACGTCGACCGGCTGGCGCGCGCGCCTGCCCGCGTCCAGACCGTCAAGATCGCCGACATCAAGGACAACACCAAGAACATCGCCGCGCTCGGCGGTTCGTTCGGCCCGGTCTTCCTCGAGGAGAAGCTCGACGCGATGATCGCTCTCACCTTCGGCGACCAGGTGCTTTGGTCGCTGACGATGGATCAAATTCTCAAACAGAAAGAGGAGATCGCCCATGCCAAAGAAGCGTGAAGCGCCGACGTTCCGCAGCTATCTGCAATGCACCGACTGCGGCCACGTCACCACGGTCAACACCGTGCCGTTCTCCATCGTCAAGCCGAGCCGGCGTCTGGAGTGCAGCTGCGAGGACTATAGCGTGCGCTCGATCTCGGAAGAGGAAGGCTTTGACGCGATTGTGCGCCAGCAGGTCGAGGGCGTTGCGGCATGAGTGTCTCGATCGTCACCCTCTCCTGCGGCTGCTTCATCGCCGGCCGGGATTTCCACTCATGCGCCGGCCACGAGAATAGCGAGCCGAACGGCATCGAGACCAAACAGGTCGAGATCCGCCTCGAAAATACCTGCGGCGCCTGCCCCGAGCAGTATGACGCCTTCTTCGGCGACGAGATGGTCGGCTATCTGCGTCTGCGGCATGGCTATTTTCGCGTCGAATATCCGGACATCGGTGGTGACGTAATCCTCGACGGTCATCCCGTGGGCGACGGCTGCTTCGATCCGGACGAGCGCGACGAATGGCTGAACAGGGCGAAGACAGCGATCGCCGCCCGCCTGGTCAAGGAGGGAAAGGTCTGATGAAGAAGCAGCACAACCGGCAACGCCCGAACCAGAAGAAACAGCGTCAGAAATCGACACAGCGAGTCACCAGCGCGATCCGTCGCAATGCGTGGCCGACAGCTTATCAATTCGGGAGCTCGCTTCAAATGGCTTCTCTCGCATTGGCTATGGGCTGGGTCGGTATCGACAGACTCCAGGAGCGGACGCGATGAACTGGACCTCATCCAATGAGCACGAGCGTTTCAAGCACAAGGACTGGCAGTATCTGGTCCAGACCGAGCAACTGAAGCTCTCCTATCACGACTGGGTCGTCGCTCAGGTCGACGAATGGACGTCCGACGTCCGGGCGCTGAACGACAAGCTCCGGCGCGGGCAGACTAGCGGGACGATTGCGATCGCCGGCGCTCTGGCAAATGCGGAGCAAGAGGAGATCCTCGCCGCTGCGCGTCAGGTGATGGACTACGCCGCCTTCGACCCGAAGGACGATCCCCATAACGAGCACGACTTCGGCTCCTTTGAGATCGAGGGCCAGCGCTACATGTGGAAGATCGACTATTACGATCTGGCGATGGAGAACCTGTCGGAGAATCCGGCCGATCCCAAAGTGACGAACCGCGTGCTGACGATCTTCTACGCCGAGGATTACTGATGATCCAGGAGGCGGTTCTCGATTCGCTCGAAGGCGATCGTTACATCGGCTTCCTGGTCGAACAGGAAGAGTGGCGCGATGTCATCAACAGCTATGGATTTGCCGAAACGAAGCTTGTCGGTAAGAATTGGATCTGGCGCATCACCGATCGCCTGACCGGCAACACCACGGAGGGACCGATTCCTTCAGGCACGGAAGCCGAGGTTCAAGCCTTCTTCGAAGAGACCTGGGCGCAGTTCAATAATAGCCCCTATCGGCCACCCGTGCCGGAAGTGCCGATCGTCCCCGTGGACCCTTACGCGAGCCACCCCAACTACGGGCGGTTCTAGCTACCGAACGCTCCCGAGTGCAGCCCTGACGCTCGCATGCAATAACAGAATGTAAACAGCAGCTTAGAGGTTACATGAAGCTTTTCAATTGCCTTTCGAAGAAGACGCAGGCCGCCCTTGAGAGCATAGGTGATTGCTGGCGCCTTGAGTTAGGCCGCAAGCATATTCGGATCTTCGTCCACGACACCCTAGCGGCGTCGGCACCGAGAAAGCTCCGCGGCGACGGCGACGGTGGTTACCGCGCGGAGCTCAACGTGGTTTCCCAGATTCGCCGCGCCGCTCGAGGAGAGGCAACGTCGCGGCGCACGGACTTGACGTCTGCCACATAAATCCTGCCGCAATCCTTGTCGCATCGTGCGACATTTGATAAGTCAACATTGATTGAGGAAACGCACATGCCGAAGAACGCAGCGCAGAAGATCCAGCCGGTGGTCATAGACCTGAACGGCACCAACGAGAAGGGCGAGCCGACCTTCGCCGGCTACACCGTTTTCCAGGCGACGCAGATCGCCTGCGAGAGCAGCAGCCCCAACGCCCTCGAGTGGCTCAAGGCCTGGTGGAATGCCGACCTGACCGCGATGAACACGACACCGGAGAGCTACTGATGCAGGTCACGACCCGCTACCTCAACTTCCCCGCCCTCCTCTACCGCGTCGGCCACGCCGACAGCTCGCAAGGGCTCTGGTATGACGGCGACGGCCAGGAGACCGGCATCATCCACTCGCTGAAGGACGGCGCTGCTGGTGCGCTGCCGATGGGGCCGCACGAGGTCTTTAAGGCTGACGGCCGGGCATGGATCAGCGCCACCGACAACCTGCCGGATCTCGGTCGCTGGTTCAGCCATGCCGACATGATCGAGCTGCTCGACCGTGGCTATCAGCTCGAGGAGATCGGCGTTCACCGCTATCGCTATCTGCAGTTTGCCACCTACGGGCACCAGGTCTTCTGCGTGGAAGATGTGATCTTCCGGCGCGCCATCGACCCGATGCTGCCATATCAGCCGGTTCGGAGGGCAGCGTGAGCGAAACCTTCATGAAGATCGTGATCGAGACCGCGCGGCCGCCCTCACCCGACGACCTCAAGCGCATCGAGTGGCAAGTCGCCGACGCCCTGAAGGCGCTCGAATACACCGGCGAGCCAGAGGGTAATCAAATCACCGGTGCTTTCGTCGTAAAGGAGAAGTCTTGATGGGCGCGCTCGGCAATCTAACCCGCAAGGTCAAGCGACGCGCTGATCCAGCCAAGTTTGCTCGGCAGGTGCTGCGCAAGGATAGAATCATCATGGATCACCTGGCACGCAGCGAGCGCCGGCCGGCGACCGGCTTCTATGCCGGCCTGACCGACGAGCAGAAGCGCCTGGTCATGGTGGCGAAGGATGGCTCCGTTCAACTCGACGTGGAAATGAGCCGCGCCGAGCTCGAGGAGCGCTCGACCGTCGGCGAGATCCAGCCATCGCACCCGCAGCGATACGAGAGCCACGGCCACGAGACCAAGGGTCGCATCTTCAATGGCGAGTGCAATCGATCGGCGTGCGACAACTGGCGCGCCACCTACTACAACGTCATGACCTATTCGTATTATTGCCGGCCGTGCGGCTGGGCGATCAACGAAGCGCCGCAAGGCCGCGGCAAGCCGATCTGTATCGAGGTGACGGAGAATCTGACGCACGAGCGCATGGATTATCTCTATCAGGAGCAGTATCGATGAGGGTCGTCCAGCGCATGCTCAACGACCTGCACAGCGACCTCGGGTGCGGCGGCTCCCGTGGCGACTTCACAAACGACATATGGACCGTGACCTGGCGCTTTGGCGTCAAGCGCATCGAAGATAAGGCGCGCGACAACGTCTTCTCGATCCACAATGTCACCTTGGCCGAGAGGCACCGCGGCCGCGGGTATTTCACCGACCTGCTGCGGCGTCTGGATGAGCACCCGGAACTGGGCGGCCAGCGCTTCGATTGGATCTACCTCGAGCAGGTGAACTACCGGCTCGCCGGCCACCTCGAGCGCGAGCTCCACTACAAATCCGAGTTTGGCATGGTGATCGACTGCTGGCGCCGGGTAACCGGGCAATTGGAGATGAAGCTGTGATCGAGCCTGATTACAATGAGAGCATCTGGACGCTGGATTCCCACACCGGCGACTATGCGCTCCTGACCCTCAATAAGGACGCTGGGCACGCCTGTGTCATCCGCTGCGTTGACGGTGACTGGGAGACCAACGATAGCGGCACGCTCGAGGCGATGCGCCGGAAGTTCATGCGCGTGACCGGCAAGACCTTCCCACAAGGTCTCGGCCGCGACTCTTTTGACGCAGCCTATCCGCCTGGCGAATGGGTTCAGGTGGACGCGCTCTTTCTCGATGGCTTCGACTATTATCTTTGGCAAGGCGGCCCCAACCCCAAAAGACCCCTTGGGGTCTGCGTGCGAGTTACCCAGCATAGCTTCCGCTGGGAGGTTCTTGATCAAGGTGAGTATCCAACGGTTCACCACACGATGACGGGTTTCAAAGCAACGGTAGGCGCGCAGCCGATTGAATGGACTCATGCCGGGCATCCGCCGCAGCACCGCTGCACTTGTAGCGCCTGCGCCGACGGCAGGGCGGAAGAGGCAACGCGAACCTATGCCGGCAACCCAAATTTCGGGCGGTTCTGATGCTCCAGAAAGGTATCGGCTACGACTCCTTCGACAAGGCCTTCCCGCATGCCGAATGGGAGCAGCTCGACGCCTTCACGACCAAGAACGACATCGGCTACACGCTATGGAGAATGCGCGGCGTCCGCGGACCAAATCCACCCGCCTTTAGCTCGAGCTCGCACCTCGACATCGATGGCGATCTCGCCTGGCAGCAGGTCCACAAAGGGAATCTTTGGCGGGTGCAGGAGAGCTGGGATCGAGCCAAGGCGAACCTCGCATATGTGCCACCGCCGAAGGTCGACGAGTATGCCGCGCACCCCAACTTCGGGCGGTTCTGACAATCTATTTGGCATGTGAAAACAGCCACTTACTACCAGATACTATGCCTAGATTTGTCGTTCTATGATTGATCATAGTCAACGCGAGGAAACATAATGAAAACGCTCGACCAGCTTCTCAAGCACTGCGCGGACACCGGCATGATGATGGTCTGCTACTACGACGATCCGAGCGAGCCGGACTACAGAGGCACCGACCAGGCGCAAGCCAAGGAAGCGCTCGAGGCGTGCGACGAAATGCGCCTCATCATACTCGACGCCGACGGCAAACGCTGGGGCTGGGCGCACATCGTCAACGATCACGACCAGGATCCAGAAGAGCAGATTGCCGACCACACGACCGGCGACCAGCTCGACGCCTGGATGCAAGAGGGAGAACAGGCATGAGAACCGACGAACAGATCGTCATGGAAACGAACGACCTTGCCCGGCTGATGCTGGGCGAGCTGGTGGGCACGGGTTACGTGGCGCCGGACGGGCACAAGTTCTGGGAGGCGGCCGATCCGCGCTCGCAGAAGGCCTGGGCGGCTGCCGTCAAGGCGATGGAGCTGATCACCAAGACCGAGGTCGAGGATGCGCTCAACAACTATCTCGCTGACCTCGAGGCGAAGCCAAAGGTCTATCGATCACCCACCGGCAATGTCATCGTCGGCACCGCGGAGACCGTGCTGGCGCTGGCGCAAATCATCGGCATCAACCAGGACGGCACGCCTGAATATGAAGGTGGAACCACAATCCATTGGGATACTCAGCGGACGCTCACACGCGATGGTAAGATTCTCTTCACCGACGAGGCCGGCGAGGACTGGACTTTCGACCAGCTCACTGAAAACGAGGAGGATACCGATGGAGACCAGTGATATCTGGAAGAAGGTCAAGATCGATCCGGAGCTGGCGAAGCACGTCGTCCTCTCGCCCGCTGATGTTCTGCACCTTGCCGAGCTGGCCGCTTGTGCTGAAAATCCGGCCGAGTGGCTGTCTACCGAGCTGACCAACCGCGGTCAACAGCGCAAGAACCAGGTCGAGGCGCGGAAGATCCAGCGCATGAAGGAGGACGCAGCCCGGCTGCGCAACTTCGGCGCTTGGCCCGCTATTCCGGTGCTGGCGCTCAAAACGCAGCCCTGGGTCACTGAGGCGGCCGGCACGATGCGCTTTGCGACCATCACGCGGATGACCATCGAGCGCGGCGCGCCTATTCTTGTCGTGGTCGATGATGGGCCAAACGAGACCTTCGACAGCGTTGAGGATCTCGTCAAGGTGTGGAGCGTCGACTGATGCAGCTCGCCTTCACCATCGCTGCTGCCGAAGAGACCGAGGAAGAGCCCGAGCGGATCGACCTCTCCTCACCTGAAGACGTGCTGATCGAGGTGATCATGCACGACCCGGCCGGCTCCAAGACCGACTGGGAAAATTTCGGCATCGAATCCACGACCGTCATCAACGGTAAGGAAGGCATCACCGGCGCCGCTGAATACGAGCGCTGCTATGGCACCTCCCTCGACTACACGATCAAGGATCTCATCGATCCGCCAGGCGAAGGCTGGTTCGTGGTTCAGGGCGTGACCGCAAAATTCCACCGCGGCGACGGCTGGACGACCGATGACGACATGAGCTTCTGGCACGAGGCCGTGCGGCCGGCCACACCCGAGGAGATCGCAGAGGCATGACCAATCCCAAATATTTCGTCCTCAACGAGCACACGCTCGGCTACACGATCGAGGAGACGCCTGGCTGGTTTGGTATCCTGCACGCCAGCATCCTCAAGGGCAGCACCTACGATCGTCTGAGCGGACCAGTGGTGATCTCGCCGAGCGACACGCTCCGGCCGGCCACCAAGGCTGACTTCGACGAATACCGCGTCTCCTGGAAAGGACACCTCGATGAAAATAGTTGATCGCAAATGCCCGGAGTGCGGCGTTCCCTTCGACGAGCTGCCCTGGCAGGAATGCGAGACCCATCGCAGACACCAGGCGGACGAGCCGGAGCTCACCGAGGACGAACACGAGGTTTATAGAGAAGACGTTCTCGCCGAAGTCACCCAGGAGCAGTCATGACCAAGCAAGTAAAGAACGAAATTGCGGTGCTCCGGCTCGCCCAGGCGCTCAAGGATTTCGACGACTGCAATCCTGACGTCGGTATGGGGCCGTCCAACGACTATTTCATTGAGCAGGCTGCCCGACAGCTCAGCCTCGAAACCGCGGACTATGACGCCAAGCACGTCGAGGATCTGATGAGGGCGGCGCGGTAATGGGCGTCTGGCGCTATTGCGAGTGTGGTCAAGGCACCTCCTTCCCTGACGCAGACGAGCACATACAGGGCTACCAGCGCTGCGCGGCATGTAACGCCGAGGTGCCGGTTAACGAAGACGAGCGCCGGCGTTTCTTCCTCGAAATGCACGAGCGCCTGCAGAAGGTCGAGCACCAGGTCGCCATGCTGATCAAAGCGACCAAGCTGCTCGCGCAGCCGCACAGGAGGGCAAACCAATCATGACGACCTACACCAACATGGGGCGGTTCGAGAACGACAGCGAGGCCACAGTTAAATTCATGTGCGACGGCTGCTCGCACGAGTATGTCGCCATCTGCCGCGAATGCTACGTTGAAAACCACCCCTACAGCTATTACGCGACGAAATGCGCCAAATGCGGCACCTACAATCAAGAGGTTTCCTGACCACCGATAATCAATAGTTATCGGAAGCGAGCCACGCCGCCCGCGAATCCCATGGCTGACGGAAGAGACGAGTCCAGCCGCTTCCGTTAACGTTTCATTAATCCTAAATATCAAGGTCTTATTAACCCTTCGGTTTTCGCCGATGGACTCCTTTTCGCCATGGGTATATCCATGGGAACGAAAGGAGAACGCGCAATGAGAGATAGACCCAATTTTCAGGGCGACTGGTTTGTGCATGCGATCGATATCCAAGGACCGCACGACGAGAAGCCTCAGAAGGTAGGCGGGATAGATAACGCCGGCGCTGCCCAGGCCGCCTTCAAATACCTGGTGAGCTCCGAGCCGCCCGACCGGATCATCACACTGCGCGACGGCGCCCGCGTCATGGACCGACAGAATGGACGTGCCGTCTGGGAGCCAACGATATCGCGCTGGGTCGAGGCGTCGGCCGAGCGAAATGATCCGTAATCTTCCACCCGCTTTCCAAAGCGCAACGTGCGATAACAAATCATCGACAGAGAGAAAGCAGAAAGCGAGCAAACAGTGAGATCGCCATGTGAACGATGAGGGTAGCTACCTCGACCGCAAATAGCTCGGCTCCGATTAAGGCCGTCACGCTCATACGGTAGGCAGACCGCTAAATAGGAGATGGGCAAGAGGCTCTACCTCCCGGCTGCTGAGCCCGATAGTCGCCCACTCGTCAGAGATCCGGGGTGAAACCAACCTTCTGTATGCCGCAAACCAACGGCCCCGGCGCGCGCATTGTCACAGTGAAGCAACCGCTTGATTGCTCACGATCCACTCCTAGACCCGTATCCCGCGGCCTTCCCTGCCTGACACCCGGCATATGTGCAGTGATGACGGTGCGGAGTGTGATCAATGAACAATCGATGGAGACGTGAGATGGCAATTCTCGAGACCGAGGCCTCGCTGACCGAGGAGCTGAAAGCCTGGTGCGCCGACCAGAACCTCGAATGGCTGGAAGCCGAGGAGCTTCTGCTTAATCCGGATCTCTCCGCTACGCAGCGGCGATATCTCTCCAGCTTCCTTCTTCGCTGGGAAGCGGTCATGGCAGACGAGGACGCCGAGGCCTGATATAAATCGGCGATTCGAGTGGTGGAAGCAGTAAGTGCCGGAGCCAGCCCGGCGCGCCGATGAAGATGGGCAACATCGGCATTGGCGAGTGCCTCGCCCTCGAAACGGAGGATGTCTATGTGGTGGATACCATTTAGCGTCACGTTCACGATAAGGAAAACCCGCACGAGCTGGCAAGCTACCGTGCGGGTCCAATTCCTGGCGTAAGCGTAAACGTTGGCAGGAGGTTCGCGCTTCCTGCCAACACTCCTGCAATATAGCCCGGCCGGCCATGGGCTTCAAGTGCCTCTCGCTGCCTGCCGCAATCCGCGTTGCGACATGCGAAAACAGATCATCGAAACGCAAGCGAGAGAGCGAAACGATGATACAGCAGCCGCAAATCCACATCGAGCGCAACGCGGAATATTACGACGCGGGCTACAACGATCCAAGTCATTTCAGGGTCATAATCACGGTTCCGGGCGAGATCGGTCAGGTCATCGGCATGGCGTGCGTCGACTCGGCGAACAACGGCTACGGCGTTTTCAGCACGATCGGCGGTGAAATCGTCGACATCTACGGCAGCGAGTTCGAAAACGAGGAGCTGCAGTGGGCGCATTTCAGCTTCGGCAACGCCAATGCACGCATCAGCCGCAACGATGACGGCTCTTACGAGCTGAGCTTGGATTGTCAAAAACACGGCGAATACGAGGATGACTATCTCGACTATCTGGATTTCGGCTGGCGCATGGATAACGCGCTGCCGGATCTCTTCTGGATCGAGCCGGCGAACCTCATCCGCAAGTTGATCGCAGCAACAAAGCACTAAGGCAAGTAGAGTGGCGCTTCTGGCGCCTTGTTTGCCGGCCGCTCCCATGGCGCTCTGGTAAATCAATATTTACTTAGTTATCCATGCGGCTTACAATACTGCCTCAATCAATTGAGGATCAGCGCCATGGCTAACCGTTTTACTTCCACGCTTGTCGAAGCTGCGAGCGCCGTCTGGTCGCCGGCTGGCGAATCCATTCTGCAACTCGACGCGCAAGACCCGAACGCCCAGGTCGAAATCATGGCGCGCGTCAGCAACACGGCTGCCTGGCACCGCGTCGGCCTGCTGGTGAACAACCGCGAGCACTTCGTCCGCCTGCCGAAATTCCCCTACCTGCAGGCGGTGATCGTCCGCAACACCGACGGCAAGACCATCACGGTCACTGACGACCAATGATCGTCACCATCCCGATAAAGCTGCCCGTGCGTGAGCCGCCGCGTCTGCGGCTGCTGCGTCGCCGTGGCCCGGTCGTCCCGCTGCCTGATCCCAGCGAGAGCGAAGCCGTGCTGCGCTTTACCGACGGAGCAATTGTCGCCCTCGCCGGCGATCAGGCTGCCTTTGACCTGGGCATCAATTCTGTCGGCGACCGCACGATCGGCGACCTCCCTATCCGCACCGAACTGTCCCTCACCGACCTGCTGCTTGTCCGCACGAGCGCCGGCTCGCGCAAGGTCACGCTCGGCGACCTCATCAACATTCTGGAGACCTAAATGACTCGCCGCACCGTGAATGAACTGGCCGATGCATCGCCCGAGACCGTGGCGACCGGCTTTATGATCGTCGCCGATACCAACGGCAACGAGTATCGCGCTCCGACCTCGGTTCTGGGCGGCGCGCACATCTTCTTTACCGCCGAGGACAATCAGACGCCGTTCGTCTACGGCCGCCTGGTCAGCCCCGGTCATTCCGTCGTGGGCACACCCATCACGCTCACCGCAACGCCTATCCTGGGCGGCACGGCAGTCGTCAAGACAGCGACGACCGACGACCTGGGGGATTTCTCCTACGACTTCACCACCTCGCTGACGCGCGGCGTCACCTATATCATCGAGGCGCGCGCCGCTCTCTATCTGACGGCAACCACGGTCAAGCTGATCGCAGCCCTCGCGGCCCCGGTCAGCGGCGTCACCGCGACCTCGACCGGCAAGGTCGGTGATGTGATCGCCATCGACAATCCGGTCTTCAGCGGCAACCCGACGGCCTTCCGCTTCCGCTATCTGCGCGGCACGGCCTACGTCATTCCCGGCGCCGACCAGCAGAGCTACATGAGCCAGGCCGACGATGACGGCGACGTCATTACGGCGCAGGTCCAGGCGATCAATGCGGGCGGTGAAAGCCCCTGGTATAGCGCCAACGCCATCGGCCCGATGACCAACAAGACGTCCGTGCTGCTGTCGAGCCCGGTGATTGCCGGCCCAACCACGCTCGGCGGCCGCATGACCGTCACCAGCCCCGGCGCTGCATCTCAGAACGCCATCATCAAGTCGGATGAGTGGCAGATCGACGGCGCCAAGATCCCCGCCCAGAAGGCACCAGCGACCCGCTATATGGCTGGCGCTGCCGGCACCGTGGCGCCGACCGCCTTCCCGGACGGCAGCAACCATCATGGCGTCGGGCTCAGCACCGCAACCTACACCGGCTCCAACACCTACAGCTACTCCGTCGGCATCAGCGCCACGGAGAACGACTACATCAACGTCGCCGTCGGTGCAGCCGGTGGCAACGAAGGCCCGCAGAAATACGACATCGCCATCAAGCACCTGAACTCCAACTCGGCGCTGCGCTTCCGCATGTATGCCGCAAAATACCGCGGTGGCGTGCTGGTCGAAGAAGTGCAGATGGCAAAGGTTGGCGTTTCCGGCGCCACGCAGTTCTCCCAGCTGGCCGTGTCCACGAACGCGCTCAGCCAGTGGACGATCACCTATGACTTCGGTGAATGGCTTGCCGGCGATATCCTGGTTTTCCGGCAGAACGTGCTCAACACGTCCGCCTCGTCGGCCAACAGCTATCAGTGGGATGCTCGTGCCGGCGCCTCTTATGCGACGCTGCCGATCGGCGCGGTGCAGGATCTGCAGAAGACGCTGTCCGTCTTCACCACCCGTGGCGACATGGGCGGCAAGAAGGTGCGCCTCGCCCGGACCTTCACGAACAACAACAACGAGATCGTCGCCTACTCCAACGAGATCACGCTCGAGGCCGCTGCAGGCCAGACCCTGGTGCCGGCAAACACGACCATGCCGGCGATCGTTGCCCGCTCCGACCGCTCCAACACGCCCTGGCAGATCGATCTCGGCGCCTGGAGCAATCAGCCGACCGGCTACACCGTCCAGTGGGTGGATAACGGCGTTGATATCGCCGGCGCCACGCTGATGAGCTACACGCCGACCACGGCGCAGGAAGGCCACACGATCACCTGCCGCGTCACGCCTTCCAACGCAATCGGCCCTGGTATTGCTCAGACCACGGCTGGGAAGGTCGTGCAGCCGGCTGCCATCTTCGCCAATGTTGCGACCGGCAATGACGGCAATGACGGCCTGACCGCTGAAACGGCCAAGCAGACGCTGGCGATCTCCGAGACGATCCCGACCGGCGCCACGCTGATCATGGCCGGTGACTTCGGCACCCGGCTGCGGGTTGGCAGCAACCGCAACTATGAGGGCCTGGGGGCGGCGCTGACGTCGATCGGCGGCACCAATATCACCTATGCGATCGACCAATACACCGACGACGGCTCGCTCGGCCGCAGCTTCGTCAAGGTCTCCAAGATGACGATGCGCTCGGGTGACCGCGCCATCAACGCTCGCCAGGGCTCCAACTGGACGATCGAGGACGTCGTGCTGGCCGATGTCGGCTTCAGCCCGCTGGGCGGCATCGCAGAAAACGCCTCGGGCTTCATGTTCTATCGGGTCAACAGCCTGACGCTGACCCGTGTCGAGTTCAACCTGGTCAACTCGGACGCGCTCTTCTCCGACACCAACGACAGGGTGCTGATCCAGGACTGCAAATTCCTGCCGGTCGCCACGGTTGAAGGAGATACGATCCAGACCCGTGCCGACCGCACGGTCAACAACGCGCCAGGTCCGCATCAGAAGGGCTTCATCCTGCGCGGCACGCTGCTGGACATGCATTCGCGCAAGACCTCGTCCGGCAAGGGCTGCCTGGTCACCAACATGCAGGACTACGCCTATATCCATGACAACGTCATGGACGGCAACAACTTCGTCCATGGCACCGACGAGGGCGACAACCAGGTCTTCTGCCGTAACGTCTCGCGGTATGCTCGCAAGAGCAGCTATTCGTTCGGCTATGCCATCGGTGGCTACGACAACCAACCGGCGTCGCACAATCACCAGATCTACGACAACTCCTGGTATGACATGAACCGCGCCCTGTCGTTCACCGGGATCTCGGTCACGGGCTATACCGGCGAGAAGTCGGGTCGCGTCGATATCGTTGCGCATGACGAGACCATCGTGAAGTGCGCCAACGGCGTGCGTGTCGACCGGCCGACCTCGGGCCAGTTCCGCGGCTTTGTCTTCCACAACGTCACCAAGCCCCAGGACCGGACGCTGACCACGCTGCCGGCCGGTGGTGATATTCAGGCGTTCCTGTGGCAGGATCACTTCACCTATAACGGATCTGTCGCGGCTCCGCCTGCCGTTGTCACGCGTGCCGTCATCACGGGCGGCCGCAACTCCGGCGATACGCTGACCGGCCCCGACACCGTGTTCGATACCGCAGCCGTTCTCGCTGCCTTCCCGACTGCGGTGATCACCCGCTCCTACCAGTGGCGCCGGCACAAGCCGGCTATCCAGTGGGCGGGCTGGAGCGAGCACCTCGGCTATCAGTGCGAGTGGATCGCCGGCGCGACCGCGGCGAGCTACACGATCACCGACGCCGAGCAGGGCTGCCTGGTCAGCCGTGTCGATCGTATTCACCTGACCTTCACCGAGGGCGGCGTGTCGAAGACGGTCACGGCGCTGGCCTATGACGCGACCTATGCCACCTCGGCGCCGATCACCCGCACCGGTGACCTGGCTGTGCCGCTGCCGCTGATGCCGACCTCGGCGACGGTCTCCGCAGCCGCTGCAGAAGGCGCTCTGGTCGTTGATCTGCCGACCCTGCTGCCGGGCGCGTCGCGCACGCTACTGCACCCCAGCCGGGCCTACGACCTCTATACCGGTGGTGCGGTTGCGATCGACGCCAACGGCGATCTGGTGCGTGGCACGGCCGCTCTGACGGCCGGCAGCACGTTCAGCGTCAAGATCCGACAGAGGCGCGGCATCGACGTGGTCGATACCTCGGTGTCCTTCACGGTCACGGCCTAACAGACAACAGAGATGGCGCTTAACGGCGCCATTTCTTTTTCTTGCACGCCCATGGCTCGGGCTCTATTTGATCTCGGAAATAATCAGAGGTCATCATGCGCTATTTCACCACCTTCGCTCTTCTCTTCCTCACCACGGCACCTGGAGCTCAGGCGCTCACCATCACCGACGAGACGCCAGCCAGGGCCATCACCATCGGCAAGCCAAGTGGCGATCTCAGCCGTCTGGTCGTGGCGCCAGAGGTGATCTCCATGAAGGAGTGCCGTGATGCGTTGCTCGAGAACGCCGAAGCGCTCAAAGAGAATTCCGTGGCGATGCTTTGCGTGCCCGCTGACATGACCGAGCCTGGCCGGCCGAGCGGCGATCTGCCCTTCATCGACCTGCAATAGCCAGATTCTCATCCTACGCTCGCGCTGCTACAGTCAGATCATCAAGCAGCAAGAGAAGGACAACCGATGCATAGAGTGGAACGCCGCGTCATGGTGAGCACCTTTGCCCGCCTCGACCCTATCAAAGCTCGCGCTGAGTGCTGGAATCAGGTGGCGCTCAGCCGCGAGGAGAATTCGAACCTGGTGTTCGTCATGGACGAGGACACCTACCGCGGCCAGGGCGACTACTGGGCGCTTCAGAGCCACTACACCCCGGATAGCGCCGTTCTTCTCACGGCCGACCGCTATGTGATCCGCAAGGGCACTGAGGAGCGCGTGGTTAAGGATCGCTATCAGGATATCTTCGGGCAGCCCAGCGGCGCCGAGAGGCTCACCCACACCTTCGTCAAGTTCGACAACGGCATGACCTTCTACGGCCCGATCGCAGCGGTGCAGGAGGCCATCACCGTCTACGTGGCGCACAAGGTGGCCGAGGACAGCGGCACGATGATCGTCGACGCCTCAAACGAGCTCGGCACCTTCCTGGTGGAGCTGATGCGCAAACACCCGCCCAAGCCGATCATCACCATTCCCTCGTTCATCGAACCCAAGCACTGAGGAGACACCATGAAAGTCCAGGAACTGATCGAGCAGCTCACTCAGCTGCCTGCAGACGCCGAGGTTGCCTACATCTATGACGGCATGCCCTATGGCCTGGCCGACAACGTCTGGCTGGCTCGTTCCGGCACCGTCATCGTGGCGAGCACCGATGAAAACGTCTATCGCACCGAGGATCGGCCTGCAGGCGCACCAACGAAAGACGAGGACAGATACTGGCACGCACCCGGCAAGAAGCGCGACTGGCAGACCTTCGAGCCCTATGGCGAGGAAGACGATAGTCTATGACCATCGGCAAAGGCGACCGGTTCGAGTTCAACGCCTATCCCTCGCATCTGATCTCCGGGCGCAGCGGCGTGCGCATGATCGGCGTTACCGTGGAATGGAACGACGGCACCAATATTCACTACCGGCGAGACGACAACCCTTCCAAGGTCGAGCAGACGCCGATCGAGCGGTTCACCGAGGTAGCTAAGCCCCTTCCACGATCAATCACCGAGCAGATCCACAATCCTTTTCGACAGGATTTAATGCGCAGACAATTCACAGCGCTCATCAAATCCTACGAAACCAAGAACCCGGATCTGATCCGGCCGGATGGCGCCAGGCACACTGGCAACTCCTGGGCGATACATTTCTGGTGGGGCTATGATAACTCTCTGCCGCAGCGCTACGACGACCGAGCCTCGAGAGACACCCTTGGATACGCCGCCTTCAAGGCCGGTCGTGCAGTAGCCGAATGGGAAGCCAAGCGCCAGGCGCAACCACCCCTCGACAAGATTCCACCCATGCGGTAGGTCTAATGTTCCCATGAACGGAAGTGGAACAGGCCATGATCACCGCACCCAAGCAGCTCGCACCCTACGCCGATCGCGACCTCGACTGCCAGGCCGCCTTAGAGAGCACCTTCAACCAGGTGCTGCTGCTCGCCGAGCAATACGGCTGGAGCCGGTCCGAGACCGCCCAGGCACTCCAGGAGCTCGCCTTCAACCGCCTCGCCCAAGAGGAAGAGAACCGGCTAACCACGCTCACCATCGAGCAGCTGAGCTTCGCCCGGCATTGACAACCCCGGTCCTGATGTTGACAGGCAGCCCATTCTGTCAACACAGCCACCCCAAAACTCCTCGCAGACCTACTGTCCATGTTGACAGCATTCCCACCCATTTTGTCCAATGACCATCTCAACAAGGCTTTGATGTTGACGTAAGTTAACCCTATGTTGACAGCCAAGCCCAATTTCAGCCTTTTCTCCAAGCCGTCAACATATCTCCCCAAATCAGCAGCAACCTGAAAACTCTCATAGCAGCGCACAGAATCGATCCATCAGCTCAAGAGCAGCGACAGAGCAGACAACACGACAAAACGCGTCACAGCGAAAGCTCGACAGCTACAGACAGCACACCAACGCTATAGAGCAGAACGCAGACCACGCAGCGCTTAAAAGACAATCGCACCACTCAAGCGCACTAAGCACACCACCGGCCTAGAGAGCACCATCACCCTATAGAACGACCATACCAAGCACTAAGCACCTAGAGAGCCACTAAGCGTCTACTGGTGTAGGTGAGCGTGCATGCGTAGGTGTGTGGAGATAGAGAGGTGCTGTTGGAATTCTAAGCGTAGGGGTCGGTGGGCGGCGCCGCGCCTCACACTCCTCCATCAACCGCTTCACCAGACCACCCGTAGCCGCGACACGCCGTTCGCATCCCGACCGCGTGCGTCTATCTTCTGCAGTGCGCGAATGAATTGCGCAGCAAGCAGTCGTCCAGCTGCCTTGTTGATTACATGCAGCGTGGTCGATTTGGATAGCGGCCTTCCTCGAGGCGGGTTTTCGGACCTGCCTCTCTTTTTGGCTTTTCGGAATTTTCAGGAACCACGAGCGCCGGAGCCATATACTGCCAAACGCCGGCACGCACCCTTTGAGCACCAAGCCATGGTCGACCCATCGCCGGAACCATGGACAGCCTCGGATTGCCACGGCACGCCATGGATCACCGCGGACCAGCCACGGCGGGCGGCTCCCGGCTCACTCCGGACGATCCTTCATTCCGGAGAGCTAATCCGGTCCGTCTCCCTTCATAGTTATTTATATCTAATAGTTATTTTATATATTGAAGGGAGCAGGCGAATCTTGTGACAGGATTGTGTCCGAGGATTACACTCCGGCACGAGAGACGCTCCAGCCCTTGCCAGATGTTTCGCCTACCCGAGACGCTCTATGTTCTGTTCATCGAAAGCGAACGACTTTCGACAAAACGTCAACAACATGGAGACAGTCATGACCAAGAAGAACGCGTCCACGAAGACACCGGCCGGCAAGCAGTCCAGCGAACCGCAGGCCTTCATATTCGACGATGCCATGAAGGCGGTGAACGAGGACGACGCCAAGGCGTTTGCGCTGACGATCGCTGCCGCCTTCGACGAGCGGGTGCAGTTCGAGATCAGCCGCAAGGCGAACGGCTCGGCCGACATGCCCAAGGTGAAGAAGCTGAACGCCTATCGCAACAAGCTGGCGCTACCCTCGATGGCGCGCGTGCTGATGGTGCTGAAGACCACGCCGGCGTTCATCAACGCTCGCCAGGGCAAGGAGGCCGACGGCGATCGCTTCAACATCTACGCCATCGACAAGGTCGTCGACTTCGTCCGGGCGCTCAGTGGGCACGCCAAGCTGTCGAACGCGCACAACGTGGCGATCGGCAAGTCGATGCTGAACTTCGAGGCGGCCGGCGCGACCTTCACCGGCGAGATGGCGATGTGCGCAGCCAGCGACAAGATCCGCAGCCAGGATCCAAACGCCAAGCTGCTGCGGCGCCACAACGTCGACAAGGCAACAGCCGGCACCCAGGCGTCGTCGACACTGAACGCGATGATGGCGCTCGGTCTGATCGTCAACAAAGGCACCAAGCGGGCAGCCGCTTACGTCTTTGCCGAGACCGAGCAGGCCGGCGCATTCAAGGAGCTTCTGAAAGTCGTCTGACCCTCGCCGGGCAGACAACCGACAGAGAGGGGAAGGGCGGTGCTCGTGTGGGGTGCCGCCCTTTCTGTGTGCGTTGGGTCAGCCATGGGGAACCACGGCGCATTTAGGCAAATATTGGGGAACCGGTGGGGTCCAAGGGACCGGCCGATGAGACAGTGCTCATCGGCCTTGGGGCACCACGGTCCTTTGACCTCCCCTCGCCTACCCGTCACCATGGCGATCCATGGTCCCTCCTTCCCAATGCGTGCCATCGTTCGCCAGATGTAATGCCTTGTTTGGTCGTGCGACTGTCTAATCGTCAACAACGCAACGAGAGACACCCAAATGACCAACAGGCTTATCGACTGCGGCTTCCAAGATCACAACAAGTTCGACGTCGGCATCGCCATCGACAAGAGCGAGATCGAGCCCATACGCAAGGAGATCACCACCTGGCGCGACCGCTATGGCAACGACCTCTTCCACTCGCAGCCGCGGATCAAGGCCCATCGCGTCGCCTGGGACGTCGTGCTCGAGGGTGTGGTCCAGGAGACGACCGGTATGCCGGCCGCGATCGAGCTTGGCTCCGTCGAAGAGCTCATGTTCTTCTCCGGGCTCCTCGACAAGATGATGCGCAGCGCCGGCTACTGAGGAGCCCGACATGGACATTCACTTCAACACCGGTCGCCTCTACACCAAAGAAGGCCAGGTCATACGCGCCGTCTGGGACAAGGAGAACGAGGTCATCCACTTCGCCGACACCTCGCGTGCCGTCAACGGCTCGATCGAGGCGCCGGAGTGGGACATCAGCTTCACCACTCCGGGCGGCCTGGCGCGCTACGTGATGGAGCGCTACGACCGACACGCCTACAAGAGCAGTGCGCCCTCCTGGGAGCTCCTGATGATCAAGGGCCGCGATCCCGAGGCCCAGGTCCACCAGTTCACCCTCTAACAGCCGAGGCGCCCAGGTGGCGCCTTTTCTGTGGGTGCGGGTTAGCCATGGCGCGGGAGCCGCCCATGGTCCCTCCTCGACCAGGCCATGGCAGGTCCAGGCGTCGCCAGGCCGGTGTGATCCTGCGCTCGCCAGATAGGACGCCTTCGCGAAATCGCTAAATTGCTATTTATCGAAACAGCGAGAGCACGCACATGAACATCGCCGACTTCACCGCCAAGATCGTCGCAGTCGCCACTCAGAGTGACAACCAGGTCACGCCATTCGAAGGTGCTGACTGCTCGCCGCGGATCGAGACGTTTCTCTCGCCGGTCTACATCGGTATCTGGCTGCACCAGGCAGACACGGTGCAGTATCACCTCGAGATCTCGAACGTGGTTCAGCCTCATGCTTGGCTCGAAGATGGCGTTACGCGCGATGGCGTCGCGTCGATCACCGCCTACACGACCTTCGCCGACGTGATGACCGCCTACAACGCCGTGATCACGCATATCGCCTCGAGCGAAGCGAACTTCCACCGCATCTAGCCAGATTGCGCTAAATCGCTAATTCGCTAAACTGAGAGCGTCAACAACGAAGCGAGCAGGAGCTCAACATGTCTACCATCATTCCGGCGCCGACCACCGTCTATCGCATCAAGGAAATGACGCCGACCGAGTCCGCGTTCATGGCCGAGACCGCTGAAGCCTTCAAGACGGTATGCGCCTTCGTCGCCTTCATCATCTTCGTCTGCTCCGTCATCGCCCTCTGCATCATGATCAAGACCTAACCGCTTACGAAAGGAGCAACCCTACCAACCAGCCGGCGAGCCGCCTACTCGCCGGCATTTCCATTTGCAGCTGGCGCCACGGAGAACCACGGTCTAAATTCCCAGGAACCGGCGCACTTGACGCCATGGCTTGCCATCCTCCGGCTGGTCCCTCGCCCCGCCTACGTGACGCTCCATCTCCATCGCTCTCGATTGTATCGCACGCGAGCTAATCGCGCATGAAAAGAGCGCGCTAGATCTTAGCGCGCTCGCGTTAGTCGCTCTTGCTGCTATTCGCTGTAACGCGTCTCATGACGCATATTCAGCATTTCATATATGTCTGTCTGCTGATAGTCGAACCGACGGTCCAGCAATTCCACACTGTCAGTCGTCGCGTTGCGCGTCTTGAAGTCGCGTCGCTTCTGTCTGTCTCTCAATTCGCGCTCTGTGAGCGATACGCGCGCGCTGCTATATGATTTGCTCATGTCTCTTGTCTCGCTTCTGTGACGCTGCTAGCGCGCTTTATGACGCGCTAGCTAAGTCAAGATTGATTGATCACGCGTTACGCTGCAAAGCGCGCTTCGATCGCTTGCATAATCGCGTTGTCGTTGACAGTATACTTGTCTTTCGACGCTGCTTTCAGCAAGTTGAGCGCAACAAGAGCGCGCATGTTCATCGAAGCATGACGCTTCGCAGAAGAGAATTCATCTTTGCGACGATAGTAAAGCGCGACGCGTTCTTTCGCGACTTTGATATTCTTGTCGAGCGCGATTTCAATGTCGCTTGCGCTGAACTGCTCACCAGCGCGCTTGAAGTTGACGAGCGTGCGCAGCACTTCTTCAACGTTGCTCTTGAGCTTGTCGACGTTGCGAGCGTTCGCAGCGAACTCGAGAATATGCGCGCAATTCTCGAGTGCTTTCATGCAGAACGCGCTGTTAGCTTGCACGCTGTCTTGTGCAAAGTCTGTCTTCACTTCGCACGCTTCGAGCATCTTCGCGACGCTGTCTTGTGTGACGACAAGCGCGCACTTCGATATGAAGTTGAGCGAGTTTGCAGACTTCTTTGCTGCAAGCTCTACGTCGTAGCGAGCAGACAGAGACAGTGCATATGCGTTAACAACTTTAGTCATGATCGTTTCTCTCTTTCGTGTTGACTGTCTAGCAGTCGTTGTTGACATGATCTTTAGACACTAGTTCGCAGCGTCATGCAATAGCTATTTCGCTAAATCGCGAATTATTTTTCATAGCATAATTGCTATGTGATGATACGTGCGCATTGACTCACAGAGACGCGCTGACACGCATAGACGCGTGAGCAGTGTCACGCGACACAGAAGCGCGTCGATCGATCCCTCGCGCTCGTGTGTGTCGCTGTGAAAGCGCGACGTGCGAAGAGAAGCGAAGTCTTAGAGATTTTGCGTGTGGGTCAGCATGATGCCCACTGCTGCCCGGCAAATCCGGTGCTCCGACTACCTATCCCAGTGCCTTACCGGGACGGACAGCATGCCCTGGGTAGCGATCCGTCAACCAGATCCCCGGCGCCCAGGTTCCCCTGCCCCGCACCCCCGATTCCCGTGCCCAAGCTACCCATCCTCTTTTCACTCAATCAATATTGACTGACCGTTAGCGCTCGGATAATGTCCTGGCAATTCCAACATGTGAGGATCCAATTTCCCATGAATCTCTCTTTCCCTGCCCGCGGCCCCATCATCGTTCGCAAGGTGACGCGTGATGAACCGACGCGCATCATTGAAGCGCCGCTCGAGACAACCGTCGACACGTCGATCCCTGGCATCGAATACCACAACAGCGCGACTGGTCCCTTTTTCATCGTTCGCGACGAGGCTGGAACGGCTCTCACCTACCGTGTCACCGAAATGACGGCGCCGGTCTGGGGTCCGCTCGAAACCAAGGGAACGCTTGTGGGAATCGAACATGCGCCGCAGGGCGTGATCTCGATCAAGGAGCACGACGACAAGCTTTCGGCCGCGATCGACATTGCCTTTGAGGCTGGTGTGCAGAACGAGCGCCAGGAGAACCAGGAAGCGGTCAAACGGATCGCCGCTGATTTGGTCACAACGCTCGATGAGCCGAACAACGTTCTCATCGGCTTCACCGACGGGCAGTTTCTCGTGTTTCCTGACATTGTCGCCTACAGCGAGCTCGATGGTCAGCTGAGCCTGGAGACGACCGTGGGCAGCGTCATCAACGTGCATCCGTCCTGGCGCTCCTACGAGCTCGAGCCGATCACCGATGCGGTCGACGAGGACGATGATGATGTCGAGCTGATCAATCCGCTTGCGACGCTCGAAGGCGTGTCCAAGGGCGAAGCGGCCGGCTGTGGCTGTGACGTCTGTGATGCGGCGCGTGCGGAGGAACTCGCCAAGGCCGTCTGGGATGGCATCTGGGCTGACAAGAAGCTCGATCTCGCCTCGGTCGTGTCGGAGGGCGCGCGAACGTTCTGGAAGCCGCGCTATGGCCCGGTCGGCAACCGCATCGACGACGAATAATCGCTAATTCGCCATTTCGCTAAATCAGGAATTCGTTATGCCCAACAAAGAACCCTCCCTCCCCTTCGGCTTCCCGCTCGAGGGCATTCCGCTCGCCGGCAAGTTCCCTGAGAAGGACGTCGTCATTCAGGGCGACACGATCTATGCCGGTCTGATCGCTCCAGATGTGACGCTCCACACTCCCCTCCCCGTGACCGGCTATACGCCCGTCGAAGACGACAAGGTTCAGCTCGTGAACTCGATCAAGATCGAAGAGGAACGCATCCTGCGCCGGCTCGACGAGCTGAAGGCGGGCGGCCAGAAATACGACCAGCGCTTCGTCGCGCTCGCCATGACCTACGTGCAGGTGGGTATGATGCTCGCCTACCGCGGCGTCTTCCAGCCGGAACGCATCACCCTGCCCGAGGACGCCGCATGAGCGTTGTCGTCTATCACGACGGCGTGATGGCTGCCGACAGTCGAGCCTATTCGGGCTCGACGCACCCGGCCGGCCACAAGCGCAAGATCCACCGTCTGCCCGACGGTGGCCTGGTCGGGATTACGTCCAATCAGATCGGCATGCCGGAAGCGTTTCGCGACTGGCTGGCTGCCGGCGCAAACCGGGAAGCTTCTATGCCGAACGAGCCTGGCTTCGACGCCCTGCACGTCACGTCGGACGGCGAGGTCTTCCTCTACAGCGACAGCTATACACCGTCTGGGCCGCTCTACGGCACGACCTTCACGATCGGCTCAGGCAAGGCATATGCCCTCGGCGCCCTCAAGGCCGGCGCTTCGGTCACAGAGGCCATCGAGATTGCCAAGGAATGCGACCTGTGGTGCGGCGGGCCGGTTATCGAACTGCCTCTCTACGAAGACACCAAACCCTGAAAGGAACCCATGTTCAATCTTCGTCTCCAACTTCGCCTGCTCGCTGCCGACGCGATCCGCTTCGTGGTCATCGCGCTGATTGTGCTGATTGCCCTGCTGATCGGCGCCGGGCTGTTCTTTGTCGGTCTGCCGCTGATCCTTCTGATCTTGCTGGTCTTCGCTCTCTGGGCGCTCGCCGGCTCTGTCGCGCCGCGATAGCGATTTCGCTAAATCACGAAATAAAGAAAGGGCGGTTTCGACCGCCCTTTTCGTTGTCAGCCGCGGCGTGATGCCGTCCAGGCGTCGAAGCACTGCTCGAGCAGCTCCTTCATTGATAGCCCGGCCGCGGTCGCCGTCATCTTGAAGCGGGTGTGAAACTCCGGATCGACCTTGAAATTCAGGTCGCGCAGCTTGACCTCTTCCATGTTGTCGGCAGCCTCGATCTTCGGCTCGTCGACCAGGCTACCGAGGAACTTCATGCCGCCTGTCTGCTCCCTCGGCCGGATATTGGCCTTGGTCACTGCAGTCGTCTTTGTGGCTACTGGTCTTTTCATGCGGCTACCTGCAGGGAGTTGAGCTTGTCGACGATCTCGGCTGCGAGCCGGTCGGCGCGATCATTGAGCGAGGAATAGAGCGTCTCGGCAATCGAGAAGCCACGGTTCTGGGCCATCTGATAACCGGTCTTCGACGTGATATCGGTCTCGGCGACTTCAAAGCCCTGCTCCCGGATGAATCCTGCCGCCTCGCGAGACGCCAGGTCGCTTTCAGTCGTCTTGTTGAGGACGAAGAGCAGCTTGTGGCGCGCAACGCCCTTGTTGGCGAGCTCGTGGGCGAAAGCGATCTGTGGTTTCAGGTCGTCGCGAGTGGCGCCGGTCGGTATGATCACGACGTCGGCGATCTGAGCTGCGTCCAGGGACGTCTGCTGGCTGTCCGGCGCCCCGTCGATAACAAGCAGGTCATGACGCTCTGCCTTCACCTTCTTGACGGAGTTCATCGGCTGGGCCTCGATCACCGGCTCGATGTTGGCGATCATCCGGATTGCCACCCAGTCGGTCGAGGTGAGCTGGTTGACGTTGAAGTCGCAGATCTTCACCGACCAGCCGACGGAAGCGAAGGTGCGCGCCAGGAGCCGGGCGATCGTCGATTTGCCGACGCCACCTTTCTGAGACAGACATGCGATGATGGTTGCCATTTCGCGAAATCCCTATGTCGTTAATTCGCTAAATCTTTAGCGCCTAATGGTTAACGAAAATTTACGGGATTGGGAAGGGCGGGGCGACGCGGCCCATTTGCGTCAACAACGAACAAACACGACAGCGCCGGCATCTTGGGAGATCAGCGCTGGAGAGGTTCTAGGGCCGCGTCGAAACCTACATAGGCCGACGCCGGCCGGGCTTCAAGATCAGTGGGGAATGAAGTCGCGCTGGTCGAAGAGGAATTCGTATTCGTCGATATCACCGGCGATGATCGCCGGCCGGGTGACGCGATAGCCGAGATTGATTGGATCCTCGTTGACACTGCAGATGCGCGGATCGACTTGCAGCATATTGATGATCCATTCCTGGATCTCAAGGCCGCTGCGCATCAGGTCGGCTCGATCGACAAGGTCGGTCTGGGTCGTTAGCGAAAACGCTCTTTCGCTAAATGCGACCGCATTTCCAGCCTCATCGCGCTCGGCAAGCCTGATAACGCGCTCGTGCTTAGGTGCGCTGATATTCAGCGCACCCACCTTCCGTCGTTGAAACCGAACCTCGATCAAAACACCGGCCCAATCACGTCGATCAGCTTATTCATCAGGTCGAGCCGGGCATCTTCCGGCGACAGACCGCGCGCCAGGCCGTCGTTCTGGATCTGGCGATCGGCATAGGCCGGATTGTAGGTGTCGAACTCATACTGCGACGGGCCGGCGAGGGGATTGACGATCTCGAGCACCAGAGCGCCCTGTTCCTTCCAGTAGCGACCCTGCTCGCGCCGGACGGAGCCGAACACCGAGAACTGGCCCTTGGGCTGGGCGTTGTGGCTCATGATCGGGATGATGTCGCCACCGAATTTCTCTTCGAAGGCATTACCGATTTCGCCGAGCACCTCACGCACCTGCCACTGCCGGCCGTTGATGGTGACGTATTCGAGCTTGCCGGCCTGGGTGAACACCTGGTCGGGCGTCAGGCCGAGATAGTCGATGGCGATTTTGCGGAGAGGGAGGCCGTCATCGGCGAGCTTGTGGCCGTAGAGGTCATTGATGATTTCGGCGGCCGTCGATTTGCCCGAGGTCGGGTTGCCACAGAGGGCGATTAGTTTGGGGTAGGGGGTCGGGTTTGACACTTTTGCTCCTTTGCAGTCAGTCAATATTTACTTACTGCAAAGGAGCGTTTTAGGGAAGGCGCGAAATAGCGATTTCGCTAATTCTCCTGCTCGAGAAGGCCGCGGTTCTTGGCGCGCTCGACAAGCCGGGTCAGCCGCTCATTGTCGGCGCGCAGCTTCTCGATCACCTCGAGGTAGAAGACCTCGCTGACGGCCGACAGGCCGCAGGAGTTGAAGAAGTGGATCGGGTCGACGAGGCGCTGCTGGCTCATGCTGCTTTCCTTTGTGCTGCGAAGATCTGCCAGGGGAAGTCCTCGTTCGCCGGCAAGATGTTCTCCCGGAAGCCGGGCGTGGATTTGACGATGTTCTTGCGTTCGGCCGTGTGCTCGGCGAGCGCAATGTTGTTGGCGCATGAATAGTCGGCGATGAAGGCATAGTTCGGCATATTTTTCTTGGCGCGCAGCCCGCGGCCGATCCGCTGACGCAATGCCACTTCCGCCTTGCCACCACCGGCAAGCTGCACCAGGCCGATACCGGGCACGTCAACGCCGACATCGACGATCGTCGAGCCGATGATCGCGTCGATTTCGCCGGCCTCGAGCTGCGACAGGGCGGCCTGGCGCTCCTTCTGGTCGTTCTCACCACGCAGGAACACCGTGCGCAGCCCGACATGGGTGAACTTCTTGAAGAGGATCTCGCCATGATCCATGCGCTGGATCAGCGTCAGCACCGGCAGCCCGTAGCGCTTCGCCATCAGCGCGTCACGCACGATATCCTTGTGCATGAAGCCGTTCTCGATATAGCCGAACTGATAGGCGCGCGCCCAGGGCGACGAGCGGAACAGCATCTTGTGCGGCTGCGACGTCACGTATTTGAAGATCGGCTTGGCAAGCACGCCGGACTCGATCAGCTGCTCCTCGGTGATGCGGATCAGCACCGAGCCGAAAGCGGCCATCAGGCGCATGTTGTCTTCGGCGCTGGAGCGCATGAACGGCGTTGCGGTGAGCGCCACCCGGATCGTCGCGTTCTTGCAGTGCTTGAGGATCTCGTAATAGCTGTTGCCGCCCGCCTCATGGGCTTCCTCGCCGATGACCACGTCGATCAGCTCGAGGAACTTCAAATAGCGATTTCGCTTTTTCGTCTTTTCGTCAAAGCGCGCCTGGGCCAGTTCGCGGATCTGCTCCTTCGGCATATTCGCATCCTTCTTCTTCGAACGATGCTGCGACTTGGTGACGGCGATGATCTCCTTCTGCAGGTTCGGCTCCTCGAGCGCTTCGACGAGCGTCTGCACCATGGCGAGGTTGACGCCCTTGACCATCTTCTCCTTGCCGTCGCCGATGACGCCGGTGTTGAGATCGAGCGCGTCGAGCTGCTCCTTCATTTGGTAGAGCAGCACCTTGCGCGTCGTCAGGAAGAGGGTAGGGCGCCGGTAGCGCAGCATGATCATCTTGGCGATCTTCGATTTGCCACCGCCCGTTGCGACCTGGATGATGCCGCGGCCGAACTTCTCGACGCGCCGCAAGCTCTCCGGCTGGTGAGCGTAGCGCGGATCGTCATTGCCGAATGCATCGACGATCGGATTTTCGGGGCCGAGCGGCTCGACGGCCTTCTTCCGGAAGATCTGCACCTTGTAGCCGAGCCGCATCAGCTCCTTGTGGACCATGAAGGCAAAGCCGGCCGGGAAGGAGTTGGTCTTGTATTCGTAGAAGGACGATTTGCCATCCCAGGTGCCCTGGTTGAACGCAAAGGTCTGCTCGGCGCCGTCGACCAGGTAGGAGAGCAGGTCCGAAACGGTGTCGGCGACCTTCTCGGGCGGGTCGAGCAGCTGGGCGGTGACTGCGTTGTAGGCCAGTTTGATCAAAGTCATGAAATTTCTCGTTTGCCTGTTGCCTTGTTTGGCGGATATGATAAATCAATATTTACTGACTACCACCCATTATTCAACAAGGCGCCGATGACATATCCGAAGATGATGGAGCTCGATCCGGGCTCCCTGCGACCGAACCCCTGGAACACCAACATCGTTACGCCCGAGAACGAGACGAAGTTGGAGGAGTCCATTCGACGCCTGGGCTTCTTCCGTCCGGCCGTCGTTCGCGAAATCGCTATTTCGGGAAATAGCGATCCGAGCGCATACGAAATCCTGGGCGGGGAACACCGCGCGCAGATCGCGGCGAAGATGGGTCTGAAGACCATCCCGGTCGTGAACCTTGGTCCGATCGATGATCTGAAGGCCAAGGAGATCGGCATCGCCGACAACTCGCGCTACGGCATGGATGACCAGATCGCCTTTGCCGACCTCATCAAGGGCATGGGCAACGCAGAGCAACTGAAGGACTTCCTTCCCTATACCGAGCATGATTTCACCGATCTGTTCACAACATCAGAGATAGATCTGGATTCACTGGGTCTTGAAGAAAACTTCGAAAAGGAAGCGGAAAAAGACGCTGTCGAGGAGCCGGTCCAGCCAAAGGCCGCAAAGACCCACACGATCATCCGCTACAAGGTCTCCAACCGCGACGCCGAAGACATCACCGCGCTGATCGAGCGCACGATGAAGGACAACGGCTTCACCTCCTCCGACGAGCTGACCAATGCCGGCGACGCCCTGGTGCATCTGCTGCTGGCCGGCAAGAACCAGGCGGCCGCGCAAGACGAGCTCGATGCGCTCGAGGATCTGCTTGACGAGGATGCCGCATGACCTTCGTCCGGCCCAAATTCGACGACTGCAAATCCTGCGTCTTCTTCCTGAAAAACCGAGTGAACCCGATCTGTGGCGAGTGCGACAGCGGCGAGTTCTACGAGGAAAAGATCCGCTCACGCGAGAAGACGCGCCACGAACTCATGGAACTCTACGGGGAATATCACGATGACGAATAAGGCCGTCACGCTGGTCGCTGTTGCCGACCTGGTGCCATACGAGAACAACGCCAAGAAGCACTCCGACGAGCAGGTCGAGAAGCTGATGGCGCTGATCAGTCGCTACGGCTGGACCTCGCCGATCGTCACCGACAAGGATCTGGTGATCATTGCCGGCCACGGCCGGCGCCTGGCTGCCATCAAGCTTGGTCTGGAGAAGGCGCCGGTCATCATTCGCGACGATCTCAGCAAGGAAGAGGCGGCAGCCCTGCGCCTGGCCGACAACCGCGTCGCGTCGACCGAATACGATCTCGGGCTCGAGCAGGCCGAACTGTCCATGCTGTCGGACGTCGAGGGTATCGACCTGACGATGCTTGGCTATTCCGAGCACGAGCTGGACTTTGCGACCGCCGACCTGATCGACATGGACGACACGATCTTCGTTCAGGACGTCGGCGCTGCGGTCGAGCAGCAGAAGGCCGAAAACGAGCAGAAGGTCAAAGAGGTCGACGATGTCGCCGCACCGGTCGCCGATGCGCTGGGCTTCAAGCGCGTGACGATCGCCGAGAGCCGCAAGATCCGCGACCTGATGTCCCGCATCGAACAGCGCTCCGGCTACAAGGGCGTCGAGGCGCTGATCTATGTGCTCGAGACCTCGGAGCTGCCTGCATGAGCGAGGTCATCGATTTGAAGACCCGCAAGCCCTTTGCGCTCGCCCGCTCGGAAGAGCGCAAGCAGAAGCGCGCAGCCAGCCGCAAGGCTAGAAAGCAGGCGGCCGACGCGGTGATGGAACACCGCGACGCCATGGTCGAGATCCTCGAAGGCCTTTTGAAGATGACGCGGGAAGGGCACCTCGAGGGCCTGGTGCTGCTGTCGCGCGACACCAAGCACAAGATCTTCCTGACCGAGATCCTGCTCGATGACCGGATCATCCCGCCAAATGACCTGCATGCCTTTGTCGGCGTCATGGAGACGCTGAAGCTCGAGCTTGCCGACCAGGCGGCCGCGACAGCGCCGGCGCTGCTCATCGGTGGCGAGCGGCTCGATCCGACTGCAGAGCCTATCGAACCAGATTGGGAATACGAATGACCATCTACACCATCAATTGCGGCTTCACCTCGTCGGTGGAGCGCAGCCCGCGCGTGCTGGAGATTGCCGAGTCCTTCGGGCTGGGACTGGCCGAGAAGCGGTTTGAGATCTACCGCGATCTTGCGCTCGATATCCGCGACGACGACGTGATCTATATCAACGGTCAGTCCGGCTCCGGTAAATCGCTGCTGCTGCGCGAGCTGACCCGCCAGATGCGCGAGCAGGGCAGGGTGGTCGCTGACCTGAACGAGGTGGTGCTTGATGACCGGCCGGTGATCGACCAGCTCGGCAAGACCAGCAGCGACGCCCTCTATCTGCTTGCATGCGCCGGGATCTCCGACGCCTGGATCTATATCCGCAAGCCCTCGGAGCTCTCCGACGGCCAGCGTTATCGTCTGAAGCTGGCAAAGGTCATGGAGACCGACGCCGATGTCTGGGTCGCCGACGAGTTCGGCGCCGTGCTCGACCGCGTCACAGCCAAGGCGATCGCCATGAGCGTCCAGAAGGTCGCTCGCCAGCGAGGCAAGAGCCTCATCGTCGCAACCACCCACACCGACCTCGAAGCCGAGCTGGCGCCGAACCTCGCCGTCTACAAGCGCTTCAAGGAAAAGGTCGATATCACCAAAGGAGAAGCAGCATGAACCTCGGTCAAGCCCTTGAGGCGGTAAAAGATGGCAAGCGGGCGGCCCGCGCCGGCTGGAATGGCAAGAAGATGTTCGTCTTCCTGATGCCGGGCTCGGCGCCGCGGTCGACCGAAGTCACCACACGCGACGGCGTCGACCTGATCAACAACGTCCGGGGCGATCTCTTTACCGACGGCGACGAAGGCACATCGATCCGGATGCCGTCTTTCTGCCTGAAGGCGGCCGACGGCTCGACGGTTGTCGGTTGGGCGGCCTCGCAGGCCGACATGGGCGCCGAAGACTGGGAGCTCGTCTGATGGCGAAGGCACCGGTCTATCGCACCACAAAGGATATCGTCATCCCTGCCGGCACAGAAGTCGGTCTCGGCCCGGTCACCTCGCGATATCTCACCGATCATGGCGAGGTGATCATCGGCTTCGACAAGGACACGACCGGCAGCCTGCGCTTCGACCTGGAAGAGGCGCTGCAGCTCGGCTTGATCGAGAAAGCCGAATGACGAAATCGCTAATTCTTGCTTTCGCTATTTCGCTGCTGGTGAGCGCCTGCACTGCGGGAGCACCCGCATACGCAAAACTCGACGGAGCGCGCTGTGAACGAACCTGAGCTGATTGTGCAGCGTTTCGAGAACCCTCGAGCACGCTTCACGCTGGCCGACGACATGTTTGTCGAACGCGGCACGGCTGCCGACTGGGAGCTGCTGCACGATCTCCACTACAAGGCTGAAAAGCTGCCCTTCGCGCCGAAGTTCTGGCGCCTGGTGATCGGCACCGACACGATCGGCGTGCTGGTCACCGGCGCGCCCAAGGGCATGCTGCGCGAGCGGCACCTGGTCTTTCCGAAGATCAAGCCTAACGGGCAGGATACGAAGATGACCAACACCAATCGCTTCGTCTACCTCAACAAGAACTTCCGGGTGATCTCGCGGTTCGTCGTCGATACGATGTATCGCGGCATCGGCGCCGGCTACCGGATGATGAACCTGGTCAGCCGTATGGAGGCTGCTGATCCTGCCAAGCCGCTGAAGGTGATCGAGATCCAGTCGTCGATGTCGAAGTTCAACGTCTTCGGCCAGAAGGCGGGCTTTCAGTTCGCCGCACCCCAGAACGCCAACAAATACGACGCCGGCATGAAGTTCTTCCGCTCGCATTTTCAGGCGACGCCCCAGGACTTCGAGGCGATCGTCCAGGAGATCGAAGCCTCGGCCGATCCGGAGAAGCTGGCGCAGGCCTGCCGGGATTTCTATCTGCGCAACTCGGCGATGGAAAACACCGGTGCTGCCCGCGACAAGGCGCAGGAGAAGGTTGCCGCGATGAGCGTGCGCGACCTGGTGAAGGGCATTCAGCAGGTGAGCCTGGCCTCGCCGATGTATGGCGTCTGGAAAGCCGTCGACAAGCCGGGCTCGGTGCCCGACCGGCTGCCGCTGATGGCGTTCGACTGCCAGGGCACGTCCGAACCTTTGAAGTGGAAGCCGTAAATGGCGATGATCCGCAGAGGGGAGAAACACCGCGAGATCGCCGAGATCATTCTGAAGGCGGCCGACACCGGCCGGTTTCTGACCGTGACCGAGATCCACGAGAGCCTTTCCTACGGCTGCGCTTACGGCTCGCTCCGGAAGATCATCAAGCTTTTCGAGGAACGTGACTGGGTGACGAAACAGCGGGCCGGCATGTCCGTTCTGATTAAGCCAAACATGCTTCTCTACCGGTGGTTCCGGTGAGCTTTCCGGTCCGTCTCCCTTCTATGTATTTAATATCTAATAGTTAGTTAAAGATATAAGATACTATGAAGGGAGTTGGACCGGATTGAGCGCGCGTGTTACGATAAATAAATATTGATTGACTGGTTCCGATGATGACTGAAGAAACAACTGCTCCGGCGAACGAAGAAATTGCTGACGTAAAGGCCAAGCGGCTCTCGGATGCGGAATACGCCGAGGCCAAGGAACTCTATGAGCTCGGCACGATGCGTCTGTCGGAGCTCGGCGAGAAATACGACGTCTCCCGGCAGGCACTGTGGCGTCGTTTCAAGCAGGATGGCGTAGAATACGGCTCCAGAGCGTCAGAGGTGAGCGCCGCGGCATCGGCTGGTGTCAAGGCAGCGACGACGCAGGCTGCGGTTCAGCAGGTCGCTCAGCAGCAGGAGCGCTACAACGACAAGCGCGCCGAATGGATCGAGGAAACCAGGACTGCCGGCTACCGGGCGCTGAAGCAGGCCGACATGCTGGCAAAGAAGATCGTCACCGACGCCATCAAGGCGGCCGGGGCAGGGGCTATTCCCTCCGGCGCGATCGCTGCGACCAACGAAGATCTGAAAGCCGTCCAGCGCTACCAGAAGATCCTGGTCGAAAACACCCTGACCAGGCTCGAAGTCCTGCGTGCCAATGAGCTGATCGACGAAGACGATCTGCCGGAGATCCATTTCGAGGATCTGACCGACGACGACATTCTCTCGCACCACAAGGAGAACGGCCTGATCGACGAGGGCGAAGATCCGGATGCGATCCTGGCCGAGATCAACGCGGTGGAGATTACCGCGTGAGCGCACCGCTTGTTTTGAAGGCGCACCGCGGTCAGAAGATCGTTCTGAAGGATAAGCGCCGCTTCAAGGTCATCGTCGCCGGCCGACGCTGGGGCAAGACGCAGATCTCCAAGATCGCGCTGATCAAGGCGGCCGTCAGCCGCAAGAATCAGCTGTGCTGGTATGTGGCGCCGACCTATCAGATGGCCCGGCAGATCCTTTGGGACGACCTGAAGCGCTCGATCCCGAAAGCGCTGATCGTCTATAACGGCATCAACGAGACCCGGATGACCATCCGGCTGATCAACGGCTCGCGCATCGAGCTGAAGGGCGCCGACAATCCCGACACGCTGCGCGGCGTCGGCATCAACTTCCTGGTGCTCGACGAAGCCCAGGACATGAAGGAGGACACCTGGAAGACGGTTCTGCGTCCGACGCTCGCCTCGACGGGCGGCCAGGTCATCTTCATCGGCACGCCGAAGGCCTTCAACTGGCTCTACGACATGTATGTGCTCGGTCAGCGCGGCGACACCTACCGCGACGACAAGGGCAAGATCGTCGTCAATTCGTGGAAGAGCTGGCAGTTCCCGACGATCATGTCGCCGTTCATCCCGCGCTCGGAAATCGAGACGGCTCGGCGCGAAATGGATCCGAAGAGCTTCCGCCAGGAGTTCGAGGCCTCCTTCGAATCGATGTCGGGCCGCGTCTACTATCCGTTCGACCGGCGCACGCATGTCGGCGACTATCCGTTCAATCCGAAGCTGCCGATCATCATCGGCCAGGACTTCAACATTGATCCGATGAGCTCGGTCATCATGCAGGAGCAGGCAAACGGCGAGATCTGGGTGATTGACGAAGTGATCTTGCTTGGCTCCAACACCCAGGAGACGGCCGACGAACTCGGGCGCCGCTATCACCGGCACATCAACAATATCACGATCTATCCGGACCCGGCCGGCAACAACCGCACGCACGCCCGCGGCGAGTCCTCGCTCGAGATCCTGCGCGACGCCGGCTTCAAGCGCATCAAGTTCCATCGCAAGCACCCGCCCGTTGATGACCGCGTCAACGCCGTCAACCGGCTGCTGCTTGACGCCGAGGGCACGATCCGCATGAGGTTCGACCGCAAGTGCAAGCACACAATCGATGCAATGGAGCAGACGATCTACAAGGCCGGCACCCGTGACGTCGACAAGAAGGCCGGCGTCGAGCACCCTGCCGACGCGCTCGGCTACTTCGCGGAGTTCGAATATCCGGTTCGCAAGGTTCGCATCCTCGGTGTCTCTCTGTGACGTTGACGGTCAATCAATATTGATTTACCATTGGCGTTCAATTTGAAGGACGGCCTATGAACAAGGATCTGCTCAGGAGCTTTTACGATCGGCGACACCCGGATTACGCCCGGTCGATCGGCCATTGGCATTTCCTTGAGAAGACCTATGAGGGCGGCCGGGCCTGGTTCGAACAGAACATCTTCGCCTATCACAAGGAAGGTGAAGCCGAATATCTGAAGCGCATCGAGCGCGCCTACCGCTTCAACCACACCCGCGAAGTCGTCGAGCTGGTCACCAAATACCTGTTCAAGGGTCAGATCACCCGCGATACCGACAATGCGCCCCAGTCCGTCAAGGATTTCTGGAAGAACTCGACGCTGCAGAATATGCGCATCGACCAGCTGATGCGCTCGGCCGGCACCTCGAGCTCGATCAAGGGCCGCGTGGCGCTGATCGTCGACACCAATGCCCGCGAGGGCGCGATCTCGGTCGCCGAAGCCAAGAAGTCCAAGCGCAAGATCTACGCCTATACGGTCGATGCGACCGATCTGCTCGATTATGCCTATGACGAAACGGGCGACGGTGGTCTGCTCTGGGTCAAGGTGCGCGAATATTTCCGCGACGACGCCGACCCGATCCTCGGCACCGGCGAAGTCGTCACCCGCGTGCGTCTGTGGACGCGCGAGGAATGGGTGCTGTTCGAAGAGCAGGAAGAGACCTCGCAGGAAACCCGCGGCCGCAAGAAGGTTGCCAAGAAGATCGTCGAAATCGACCGCGGCGCGCACGACCTGAAGAAGGTGCCGATCGTCTTCCTCGACCACATCATCACCGACAATCCGTATCGCACGCCTGGTCTGATCGACGATATCGCCTATCTCGACCGCGCGATCGCCAACTACCTGTCGAACCTCGATGCGATCATCCAGGACCAGACCTTCTCGCAGCTCGCCATGCCGGCGCAGAACCTTCTGCCTGGCGAGGACGGCTACAATCAACTGATCGAGGCCGGCACCAAGCGCGTCTTCACCTATGACGGTGGCCTCGGCTCCGGCAAGCCCGAATACCTGTCGCCCGATCCGAAACAGGCCGGCGTCATCCTGACGGTGATCAACAAGATCATCAACGAGATCTACAATACCGTCGGCCTGGCCGGCGAGCGCACCAAGGAAGACAATGCCGTCGGCATCGACAATTCCTCGGGCGTCGCCAAGGCCTACGACTTCGAGCGCGTCAACTCGCTGCTGACCTCGAAGGGCCAGTCCTGCGAGAAGGTCGAAAACGAACTGACCGAGCTGGTTTGCCTCTGGGCTGGCGAGACGCTGCCGGCAGACAAGCTGGTCAAATATCCCGAGACCTATGACGTCATGCGTCTGATGGACGACCTTGCGGTCGCCGAGCAGCTCGCAACGATCATGGCGCCGGCCGAAGTTCGCCGTGAGCAGCTGCGCGTCGTCGTCAACAAGCTCTTCCCGCGTCTGAAGGCGGATATCCGCCAAAAGATGGAGAAGGACATCAGCAAATGGCTGGAAGGTGTGGATCTTCTGGCCGTTCCCTCAACCTTTGGCACGAAAGCGCCGGCCGGTCCCTCCAGACAGGGACAGGTCACGAAGACGTCGCCAAACAAACAAGGCGCCACAGCCGCAAAGTAACGGTCGAGATACTGACCAATCAGACTACCGATAGGCCAAGTGACCGGCCGCCCCTGTAAATAACGAACGCCCGAGAGACTGGGCAAGGATGAAAATGATGACTGAAGTTCTGAAGAAGTATAGCCGCGCCTCCTCGTTTGGCGCGTTCGCAGCCGCTCCGATGTATCCGGGCGCACCGCGCATCGCATTTGCACCTCCCGGCGACGGTGATGGTGGCACCGGTGGCTCCGACGACGATGCCGCTGCAAAGGCCGCTGCCGACAAGGCTGCCGCCGAGAAAGCCGAAGCCGACAAACTCGCAGCTGAAAAGGCTGAAGCCGATCGTCTCGCTGCCGAAAAGGCCGCTGGTGACGACAAGGACAAGAATAAGGACAATGGTCTGCTCGCCGAAGTGATGGCGAAGAAGAACAAGATCAAGGATCTCGAAGCCACGCTCGCCCGCTTCGATGGTATCGATCCCGACGCCGTGCGCGCTCTCCTCGACGAAAAGCGCAAGACCGAACTCGCTGCCGAAGAAGCCAAGGGCAATTTCGAACGCGTCAAGGAAATGATGGCCGAGGAGCACACCAAGGACAAGAAGAGCCTGCAGGACACGATCGCCGATCTGCAGAAGAAGCTCGAAGGCGCCAACGGCACGATCAACGATCTGACCGTCGGCCGCTCGTTCTCCGAAAGCAAGTTCATCGGTGAAGACCTGGTGCTGCCGCGTGCCAAGGCGCGTG